AAAGGCTCAATCTGAACATTGGAAAAATCAATTTTTTCTTCCACAACGGGAGCCGCCTGAGCAGCCTCCGCAGGAGCCGAAACTTCCCTGGAAACCTTCTTGTCAGAGTCGAGCGGCTTCATTGTCGGGATTAACATACCGTCTAAAACATACTTAGTTTTAGCACAAGATGTTGTGTTTTTCAAGTAATTTTTGCACATTATTTAGTCCCTCATTCTTTGTTCGTTCCAGAAAGTTCTTAAAAGTTCTCGGTTTTTCTTAGAAAAGGCTCGGCAATTTTAGTACGATTTTTAGTACGCCTTAGCAAATCTTAACCTTGCCTTCCAAGTTCACAAAAGATTCCTTTTTCTTCTCTCTGGTTGCTTCATTGTAAATGTCCATTGTTGTACTAATGTCGGCGTGTCCCATAATCTCCTGAATAATCTTCAGGTTCGTTTCATTTTCGCAGAAACGGGTACAGAATGTATGCCTTAGATTATGCACCGAAAAACGAGGTAATAACAATGGAGTTCGTTTCTCTTTCTTTGCCAGTTCAGTTTCTTCGATGTTGTGATCTCTGATGATACGATCAATTGCCCTGTTGATGTTATGGGGTGTGAGTACGCTGCCAAAACGGTTTGAAAAGATGAATCCCGAATAGCCATCAATTTCTGTTTGATTAAAACCATCCTTCATCTGACGCAACCGTTCTTCTAACAGCATCTTTTTTACTGCCGCAAACATGGGAACTTCTCGGATACCTGATTTTGTCTTTGGCGTTGTGATGTGGTACATGACTTTACGGGTATCCTCGTCAGGTCGGTAAATTAGACTGTGATTGATTGAGATGATATTATTCTGAAAATCACAGTCCTCCCAGCGAAGTCCAACCGCCTCTCCAACTCTGCATCCAGTACCAAGCAGAAAAGTAAAAATAGGAAGCCAATGACGATAGGTTTTATGCTCTCGCACATAATCCACAAAGCGTTCCTGCTGTTCTTCTGTCAAGGCATGGCGTTTTGGTTTCTCCCAATCATGGCTTTTCTTGATCTCAGCCATTACACCATCAGTCGGGTTGGTACGGATATAACCATCACGAACTGCAATGGTGAAAATGGGATGGAGGATCGTATGAATGATTTCCATAGAATTAGGTTTAAAACCATGCTCAATTAGAGAGTTGTAATACTTCTTAATTGTACTGTATTTAATGTCTACCAGTCTTTTGTCACCAATTTCGTCCCGAACATACTTATCGTACATATACTTATAGTTGCTTCGGGTGGACTTTTTTAATTCTTGTTTATTCGCAATATAATCTTCCCAAAAAGCATTCAGCGTAGTTTTCTTTGCATTGTAGGTATCAATTTCATCTTGCAAATCTTTTGCAATATCTTTTTCCAGTTCACGCAAACAAATTCCCGGCTGCTTACCTTTTGGAGTTCTATCAGATTGCGTCAAAGTCCAGCTATAAACGAATCTTGGTGTACCTTTGGCATCAATGTAGCGATACATATATCTGCCATCAGCGTTTTGATATTCCCCTTTCATCAACAGTCGATTTTTTGTATCACGCCGTTCTTTAGCCATCGTAATTTCCTTTCCGACAAAAGAAACCGCAATACAAGTATACATTTAAATTATAAAGATTGCGGCATCTAATGTCAACCGCATAAATTCAAAATAATCATTAACTTACTAAAAACTTACTTTTGCATTTTTCATAAATAATCTTGCTGCAAAACCCACTTTTCAAACAAAGGTCTTTTGATGCGAATCCAATTACCTGTATGTAATACCCAATCAAGTTTTTTATCATATTTGTCATTGTCAATAATCGTGCGCAGACGATTTTCACCAATCATTGAATATTCCGCAGCTTCTTCAATTGAAATGCACAATCTTTGATTGTATGGGAGTTTCATCTTTTCCATTATTTCACTCCTTGATAAAGAAAAGCGATAAGGCTTTAATCGCCCTATCGCTTATTTTTTACGGATACCATTTTGCGAAATGGCGTTCTTGTATTTGTTGTTATGCAGAGCAATCTTTCTTTTCATTATCATGAATATTGCCAACTACACTGCCTCGCAAAATATAATTGAAATCAACCAGTATATGAATTGAATTTAAAATAGAATCAGCAGTGCCGACAAAGAATGTGCCGCATTGGTAATAAACTTTGCCGCTTTTAACTCGGAACATTTCTTCAACATCAGGATTGATTTTTACAATATCACCATCATAAATCTCAACGCCGTTCTGGTCTGGAATACCTGATGAAAATTCAACAATACACTCAGGATGACCAATTTCATCTCCGTAATCATTTTCAACAAGTTCTCCATTTGGCTTCAGCATCCAATATGGAAGGTCAGTGACATACTTTTTTCTTTTAGTGTCATATACTCTGTATTTCATTTAAATTCTCCAATTGTAATTAAAAGAACAAATGCCATAGAGCAGCTAAAGTTCGTTTCCATTTGCCGTCTTTGTATTCATATCCATTAACGAACACTCTATCATTAATTGTAGTGATATTTATGGAAGATGATTTATGTGGCAAATCAGGTACTCTTTTATCATTGATGCGAATTTCATCGCCATCAATACTTACATATATATTGTTATTTACACAAATCATTATATCTGCCCTTTCTCAGTTGGAAATTTCAATCAACTCTTTGATGTAGAACCAATTCCACCAGTTCGGAGGGTAGTTACATCATCGTCATCAGTAATGACAAAAGGCATGATAATTCCTTGGGCAAAAGCATCGCCTTTATTGACAGTCAATACCTTATCGCTCTTACTGTCATTTGTAATCTTGATAAAGATATGACCTTCATTAGATTCGTTATTGTAGTAGTCCTGATCAACAACACCAACAGTATTGTCAAGCTGCATACGGAATTTAAAACCGTAGCTGCTTCGTGGAAATAGCATCAAAACATTACCTTGACTCAGACTACATTTAATGCAAGTAGGAATCTTGATAGTCTGCCCAGCTTTCAGTTTAAAAGAAATAGGAGAAAAGAAATCATAACCAGCACTTCCTTGTGTTGCTCGACAGGGTACTTTCAGTTCATCATAGTTCTGATAACTCAAAACTCCATTCTTTGCTTTAAATTCTTCAGCAACAGTTTTTTCATATTCCTTGACGGAAATCAATTCAAACTTATTCATCTATGTTGTTCCTCCAATTTTGTAAGCAATGTAGTTCGTTCCTCGTCACCATAGCTAATTTGCCAATACTTCTCAAGTTTAATAATATGCTTGATTTGTTTCTTGGATAATAAATGTAAATGGTGCAGAACTACTTCTTGATTCTTGCTCCGATCTGGATGTGCGCTACCACCAAATCTACATTGGCACTGACTAAACTTATAATTACAAATCGGGCATTTTTCTTCTTTGAATATCATAATGTTTCTCCTTTGTTTTTCTTAATTATTGTTTTTCAACAAGCAGAGAATATCATTAATCAAAGTATCATAGCCATTCAAATCACCATTATAGTGTCTGCAAGCAACACCATGTTCAGTAACGAACCGAAGCAATTTACTTGATAATTCATCACTTTCTGCTTCGCTTTGGAAACGACCAGATGGATTGTAAGGTTTTACTCGATTAATAAAGACATTCATAGAATTATAAGAATTGAATACCTTTGTAACCAGTTTATCAAATTCATCTCCAAGTACAGGATCATTTGCATAGAATGCAGATAGTAAAATTGGAGAGTCTGTGATAACTACATCGACTTTATCCTGAAGGCGGCTAATACGAAAATACTGTTTGCCAAAGATATATGCTTGATTTTTAAAAACAGCTTCGCTGCCCTCCCAAACTTTATCTTTTGCAAATTCAGTAACAAGTTCAGCATTTACACCCATCATTTTTAATTGAGAAAAAACATAAGATGCACCAGTAGACTTTCCTGCGCCCGGTGCGCCAAACAAATTTACAACAAGCATTTATTCCACCACCTTAATGTAAAGTCCGCAATGGCACATCCCTTCAGGCATTTCTCGGAATTCCTTACACATACATTTCGTATCAGGAGTTTTAACTAAAAAGCAAGGACAATAACCATCGTTTTCCTTTTTTCGCTGTTCAATTTCCTGAACTAATTCCTGATCTGGATTCTTAATAATTTTCATAGCTAACCTCTTTCGTTAATAAAGCCGCTAACAACTTCTGTGCCTCGATAAATGGCAGTTGTAGCACATCCATCATCAACAGAAGTTTTTTCACAATTAATTTGATTTTTAAATTCTTCAATTTCCTGTTCACAAATACGCAGCTTTGTAAAAATCTGCATCATGTCAGCAATATAGTTGATATTGTCGATTCCTTCATCATTTCGAATCATAGGAATAAATTGAAACTCGAAGAATTCAATCAAATTTTTAACTTGAGATTCCGTTAGTTGCAAACAATAATCTTTATATTGCGCAACTGCTGTACTCGTTACACTGCTTGTTGCAGCGCAATCGTCCTTATCTGTCTGTAACATTTTCTTGCTCCTTTCAGGAAATTTTTTCAGCAAATTGTCCTTCAGAATTCAAAGTTACTCCAAGAACATCATCATAATGAGAAATAGAATTTGGAATGTAACGCCCAAATTTGATGATAACATTTGAAAAGTTAGATAATTTTTCGATCCATCCATTTTGTTCGCATTCCAGTTTTGTATATCCTGTATAGATTACAAAGTCATCGTTGCATTTGTCACGAAAACTATATAATAATCGTAATAAATCATCAAAACTATCCAGCGGTTCTAAACCGCCACAAACCATAGACTTTGAGATTGAATTAGAAACATACCGCTGGATAATTTCTTCTATACTGATTTCAATCATTGGAGAACGGGCAAGGTCACTGTTTTGACAACAGTGAACCTTAGCCTCATTCTCGCATTTGAAAGAGCAAAAAGGAAAGATGATGAACATGGATGGTTTTTTATAATTGATAAAATCCTCGTCAACCAATCCTTTAATCAGCAACTTTCGCCCACTCCCTCATTTGATATTCTGCTTTGCGTTCCTTGGAATAAGTCTTAATCGGAGTATAAAATCCAACGATACGAGTATATTCTGTATGGACAGGTTCCCCGCACTCAGGACAAATCTTGCCAAAGAATGCGTGATTATTTTTGCAAGCCTGAATCTTAGTATTGAACGCAAAATAAGTTACGCCCTGATCTGCGATATAATTCAGCATATCCCAAGCCTGTTCAAAAGTATTGAATGGTGCTTCAATATTGACATGAAGGATACTACCACCATTACAGAAATTATCAAACATAGACGCAATGCGAATGCGCTCCTGCATAGTAGTCTTAATACCAAGGGGGATAAACTGATTGCCATACAGAGGCAGATCGGTCACAGCATCATCAGGATAGAAGAATAAGTCTTTCTTCATCAGCTTTGCGGCTGCGGTTTCACCGGGAATTTGTTCACAGTTGATTTGATAATCGACAGTTTTAGCAAATTCAGCCTTTGTACTATGAATAACTTCAAAAATCTTCTTGCCGAAAGACTCTGCATTCTCAGTGTAATATGTATTGCCAAACTCGTCCTTACGAATATACCCAAAAGTTTTCATTGTTTCATAAATACCAATGAATCCAATCGTATTGTAAAGATGTTCGAAATCTACAATGCCAAGAGAGAAATTGCGAAGCAGACCTTTATCGACATTACGCTTGATAATACCACGCACACAATCAAGAGCCTTCAGATTCAGAATAACCATTTCCTTGAGAGCTGCCAGATATTCATCCTCGGTCTTATTTTCAAGAGCCAAACGAGCCAAATTAATAGTGCTGACCTTGACAGAACCAACCTTGAGAGCAGTACCGCCGATGGAGTTGAAATATCCCAAATCTTCAATATTACTCTTCAAGCGGCAGCAGTTAGACAAACTGGTGACAGAATCATCAATAAACAAATTACTGTCGTTCCACTCCATATTGTGTTTACAAGCATATCGTGCAAATTCCTCGTCCATAAACTTTCCATTAACACGAAGCAGAGAAATAGAATTGACGGGGAATGTCATCATATTCTTGGAACGGATTTTTGCCATCGTTTCAAGAAATACTTTCTGAAACTCCATGATACCTTCGATTTCATCAATCATGAAAGAACCATCGGGGAATTCAGCACCACCAAACAAAGCCTCAAGATATGGTCTATCAAAAATGCTTGTATTGGTAAAAGCGGACTGGATACCACCACGAAGGAATGGCTGATTCAGGGCATAAATCAAACGCTGAATCTGCTGACGAGCTGCACGATCATTATCTACATACAGATTTTCGGCGCAATCCTTCTTCCAGAAATAATACATATAAGGGATAAGATTGGGCAAACCAACAGCACCAGAACTGCGGTTACAAGTCCAACTGACAAATTCCTTAACAAAGTCCACGAAAGTTTCAAGATGCTGAGGAGGTTCAGCATTAAAGTTTTCAATGAAGAACAATCCCTTTTCAGCTAAGTCTTTTAAATCATAAGCAAAACAATAGTGAACAAAAGTCGAGGTATTTGCATCATGCAGATACAGGTGTCCATCCCACTCATTACGCAGCCAATCATTTGCTGTTTTAAATCCATACTTCTTATTGATCTCGTAATGAATCTTGTTGAATGCCAGCAGCTTTTGATGGGGCTTAGGCATTTCATTAATCAGAGTAACAATATCTTTCTGTCCAACATTGGCGTTACCATCTACGGAGGCATCAGCAACAGTATCAGAGTCAATAAAGTTGTCAATGAAATCCGTGTAACTCAACTGACCAGCGGAAAAGCCATTAATTTTAGCCATTTCCTCGCCGTAGTCATTTTGCATTTTGTTGTATGCGTTAATAAAATTCTTCTTCAGTTCAATATTAATATTCACTGCACACTCTCCTGTTCATTGATCCATTTATTTGCCTCCGCAAAGTCCATCTGATTGCCGTCCACATCAAGAACAGGTACACGAACAAAGTTCATGCTTCGCATCAATTCCTGATCATTGTTTTCCTCAAACTGAATACCTTTTGCTGTCAGTTTCTTTTTCAAAACATTACAAGATGGGCATCCAGTAGAATAAAGAATTATCTTGCTCAAAATACTTCCCTCCTTAATCTAAAATAATGGAACGGATTTCACTCCATTCTGATACACGGATCACACCAGCCGCTTGAGCATCAAAGGTTTTATTATGAGGACGGCTGAATAAAATACCTTGATAATCTCCACCAGTGACATTATGTGTTCCGTCATCAATAAGGTAATCACCATGAATAAGCTGTTTATGCGCTGTAATAACAAATTGATTCCAATTCAAGAACGGAAAGAGTTCCAGAATGCGTTCAATCTTTTTATCGCAAGTATTGTAATGCGTTGCAGTTACAATGCGCAGAATGTGCTTATCATTGATTTCTTTTAGAACTTCAAAACAACCGGGAATGCGTTCCAGATTGTTCCAAATTTCCTTTCCCATAATTGGGGCATAGACTTGTGCTTTTGTCAGAGTCGGGAAAAATAAACTTACATCCCAATCAGTAACATCAGATGGACTAACATTAGTGCCATGTTCCTGATTGATTGCCGAAACCCAGCAATCAATCAGGTTTTCAATTGTGTCATCTGCGTCACAGAGAATAATTTTCTTTTCCTGATTCATGTTATCCTCCAATAAACGCTAAAATGTCCTTTATAGAATCAGATAAGTCCTCCAAAGTACCATCATTAATCACATAAAGATTCGGAGGATAATCATCCATTGCGGTTTCTGATGGGTGTTTCAACTGCTCAGGAGTCAAATTAGATACAAAATTCGGACGGTTAATACGAATTAGAGTCGTATCCATGCCATGTTCAATAAAGCATTCAACTTCATTGGGGAAACGACAATCAGGAATCAATACATAATCCCATTCATTCGGAAACAGTTCCAAAACACTTACTACAAAATCAGTCCAATAGCTTGGACGCTGTTTGCGAACTACATCAGTACCGACATATTGAAGTAGAGTGCGTCCCTTTTCATCTTTTGCTCCATCCCAATTAAAGAATTTCTCACAGATGTACTTGACCAGATCACCAAAATGTGTTGTAAGAACACGATAACCTTTTGCGGTAAGCTGCTCATTAAGCATTCCAGCGAGTGTATCTTTACCATGACGAGCCTTACCAGAGATACAAATTACTTTCATGCCGCCACCTCAATATCTTCAAAAACATGAGGAATGAGCATCTTAAATGCTTTCAACAGCATAATTGCAATTTCACGCATCTGAGGATGTGCAGTAGGAGCGCAACGCAGCTTAAAGAAATGCCTCCACTCAGCAAGATTCATAGTGATACAAATCTCAGTTTTAGTAGAATTGTTCAGTACAGAACGAGCAATCTGTGGGGTTGCACCAAGTTCAATCAGGCGATTGTAATGACGCTCTGCATCAATACAAGCCTGAACCCACTCGTCATAAATTTGCTGCTGAATTTCAGCAGGAAGATTATGAACCTTACTGTCGTACTCCATGCCACCCTTAATGTCGATATATGTAACTTCACCGCCAAATTTATCCTTAGAGTAGTTACAATAACGAGTAGATTCTTGTGCAAAACTGGCTACACGGTGACGAACTTCCTCATGGGAAACACCACGATCATTGGTCAATCGAACAGTCATATCAATATGAGTAAGCTGCTCTACGCCTTCACGCAGATCATAAATAGTCAACTGTTTAAACAGGCAACTATTATCGGGTTTCCCAAATGTCAAATCCTGAAATTCGGGGAACAGAATAGGATTGCAAGTAATAAAATCGTGCATGAATTCAGGAATTCCTACTTTGACCTTTAAGCAAGCCTTGATAAATTCTCTCCATGCTCGAACATTGCCTGAAATAATAGGACGATCCTCATATGTAATTCTGATAAAACTGTTAAATCCATAATCCTCTAAAATATTGATTTTGTTCTTCAGCCTTGCATAACTCTCCCCATTTAATTCAAAAATGAATGAGTAATGTTCAATGACTGCTTCATGCCCTCGCTTGATGATGCCAGAAACAAAAGGAACAGAAGATTCATCCGTAATCTTGTCCTCGCTCTTGTAACAAGTACGACCAACATTCTCAATCAGTTTCAGGGCTTCATCTGCATCAATAGGTGTTAAGATTTCAAAACTTGGGCTAACTACCTTCATTAACAAACCTCCTTGCAATACTTGTATTTCTTGTTATTTGCGATTAATCGTCATCCTGCATAGACTGGAAACAATAATCACACACATATGCCTTGCTGCCATTACTGCGCTTAATCTTGTGGAGTGTGCCATTGCTGGAACCACATTCAACACAACAAATTCTATTTCCAGCATCTTTCATACGCTGTTCGTTGCGCTTCTTACTTGATTCAGAATTGGGGTTCTCCATCCAGTTCTTGTAGTTCGGATAATAATTTCGCTTCATGGTTCAATTGTTCCTTTCATTTTATTTTCATAAGATTTAGTTGAATAACAAAAATAATGATCTCCAATTTTATCAAAAAGGTAATCATTATATTGTCCACGGGAGAAAAATACTACACCACGATCTAATACAGTTTCAGAATTAGTAAGTACAATTTGAATAACCTCATATTGTTCTTCTGTGGGAGTAGTGCTGGGGATTAAGTGAGCAGGAGAAAACTGATTTTTCGCATACACAACATCATTTATTGTGTTTGGAAATTCATCACTTAAAACACGATTAAATACGACTTCAATTACGGCTCGTTGCCCATCGACAGACTGATTTCCAGCTTCCAAAAAGAGCAAACGAGCAAGGGTTTCGATTTCTTCTTCTGTAATTGTATTTGCAATCTCTCGATAAGCTGCTGGTTCAGATTCAAGTTCAGGCTCAGACTCAGATAAATAGGTAGTAATCGGGGGGAGCGAATAAGTTGTAAAATTTGTAGTATCAGGTGTTTCTTGTATTGTGTGATGTATTTGATTAATGCTATTATCCCAAGCAATTGCAGTTGTGACCATCGTTATTATTGTTACTACAAATATAGGGGAAATCAGTTTCATTGTTCTTTTCATTAGTTTCCTCTTTCAAAGTTTTACTCTTTCTTGTTTACTCGAATCATAACTTGTGCTATAATTACTGTATCCATTTTGAATAGGAGTGATTATTATGGCTGATACTGAAAAGCGTAAGATCGTGCGCCGCTCTGCTGAAGAACGAGTTGCTGAAATTGATTCTAAAATAGCAATCTGTAAAGCAACTATCGCAAAACAAGAAGAAAAGATTGTTGCTCTCGAAGCCAAAAAGCAATCTATTCTCAATCCTGTTCCTCGTGTTTCTAAAGCTGGTCAGTTGAAAGAATTACTCAACAAAGCAAAAGAATCTGGAATGACCAACGAAGAAATTGCGGCAAAACTCGGTATCACAATAGAATAAGATATAAAATAGGCTGTCGATATTGGCAGCCTATTTTATTTAGGCTTACATACCAATCATTTGCATAAAATCAGCTTCCGTAAGGACAGTGATTCCAAGTTCATTTGCTTTTGTCAGCTTAGAGCCAGCCTTCTCACCAGCAATTACATAATCTGTTTTCTTAGATACAGAACTGGCAACTTTTGCACCCAACTCTTCCAACTTCTTACCAATTCCATCTCTGGTAAAATTCTGCAAACTGCCCGTAGCAACAACAATCTTTCCATTGAAAGGATTATCTACAATAGAGAGTGCAGAGTTAGCTTCAATCTGAATATCCAAATGACCCAAGATACAATGGAACAGTTTGAAATTATCATCGTCATCAAACCAATTTTTCAGGCTATTTGACATTACATCACCAAAATCTTCAAGCTGCGTCCAGTTGAAATTGGTATTAACCAATTCCATAAACTTAGATGGATCACCGCCGCAATAATTGGAAATTGCCTTAGATGCAGTCTTGCCGATATAAGGAATGCCAAGTGAAATCAATAGCCGTACCAAAGTAGTGGTTCTGGATACTTCAATGGCGTTCATCAGTTTTTCATAAGAACGCTTACCAAAGCCGTCCATTCGCATGATTTCTTTGGAGAAACGATCAAGATGATACAGATCAGTAAAATCAGTTAGCCAACCATTATTGATAAATTTCTCTAAAGTAGCTTCAGATAAACCATCAATGTTCATAGCTGGCTTACTTACATAGTGGACAAACTTACCAAGTTTCTTTCCTGAACAATGCGGATTGTCACAATAGACAGACTCAGTATCGTTTACTTGCTCCACACGAATACTGCCGCCGCAGACAGGGCAAACTTCTGGATAATGAACACCAATCGGATTACGATCTTCTGCGGAAAGATTTGCAAGAATCTGTGGAATAATCATATTGGCTTTGTAGACCTTAATACGATCTCCAATATGAAGATCATATTCCTTGATATAACTCAGGTTATGAACACTTGCTCTGGTGACAACAGTTCCATCCAGATCAATGGGGTCAAAAATTGCAACAGGTGTAAGCTGCCCCGTTCTTCCCATAGACCATTCAATCTCACGAAGAATTGTTTCAGCAGTTTCATCCTCAAATTTAAATGCAATGCCATCATTATTATGATGGGATGTTCCACCCTTTTGCTTAGAATAAGAAATACTGTCATACTTCATAACCAGACCATCAATAGGAATTCTCTTTTTAGAGGCTTGATTCTTCATATGCTTAATTGCAGAAGGGACGGCGGGAATAGGAATCTTAGTCAGCAAATCAGGTAACTCAAATCCCAAATTCTCACAGGCAAGAAATTTACTCATACGACTATCAGGATTGGATGCCAAATCATCAAGACCTTCCAGAACATCCCACAGCATAAAATTCACATTTCTTGCATTGCAAATTTCGCTATCAAGCTGACGAACAGAACCAGCAGCCAGATTACGAACATTGGCATAAGGCTTTTCACCAGCAGGAAGATTATCATTAATTTTCTGGAAATCTCCCTTATAAATAATCGCCTCGCCAACTACACGCAAAAAGCCATTGTAAGGAATAGTCATGGGAATATTTTTAAATGTTTTAGCATTATGAGTAATATCCTCACCAATGTATCCATCACCACGAGTAGAAGCCTGAATCAGTTTGCCATTCTCATAAATAATTTCGATAGTCAAACCATCATACTTATACATCAGTAAGCATTCTCGGTTATCCATAAACTTAACAATCTGGTCAACTTCTTTTGTTTTGTCCAGTGAAAGCAGTGGAATTTTATGTGTTACCTTAGACAGTTTACTCTTAACATCGTAACCAACAGTTGTTGTGGGAGAATTGACAAGAATAATGCCTGTATCATTTTCCAGTGCTTTAAGTTCGTCAAATAGACGATCATATTCCGAATCCAATACAAGTGACTCTGCTCGATTATAATAAGCGTCACGATATTCATTGAGCAGCTTTACAAGTTCATGAATCCTCTTTACTTTTTCGCCCATAGGCAGCAATTCCTTTCTTGTATTTATTGTTATTCTTTGCGAAATATGGGCTTACTTCTATGCCCTTTTACATTATACTTGTATTTCTTGTTATTGTCAAGAGGGTCAACGCAATTTATGCTTTAAATAGTATGTAAATACGCCGTACATGAACCACCCGGAGTAATGAGGATCAGGCATAAACATAAGTTGAAGCCCATATCGCTGATTGAAAGTATGCAGACTGGCAAGATATGCTTTGTTAGAAAATTTAGTATCATACTTGCCATCAACTATATCCTGATAGTTCGCATTCTCCACGAGTAGATATTTCAAGCCACTATATGTAGCCATTTCTTCCTCAAATCTTGCTCGGTTCTGAGAAAAGTTTCCGCTAAGTTCTTCCAGTGAACCTTTGCGTTCAATCATAATTTCATGATCGAAATAGAGATCACGATCAATGTTTAAATCAGGATTGGCAGGAATATAAAAACTATAATCGCCGTTGGGCAATGCCTTTGACTTATGTGGAATTTTCTTTTTATCTAACCAGTCGATAATATGAGCATTTTGTTTCTCTCTGGTATCTACCAAAATTACAATTGATTTAACAAGCTGCTCAAGTTCTTTATCGGTGTATTTGTATAAGGATAAAATTGTAATCACCTACTTCCTATTCAGGGAAAGATTAATCATAGTAATATCTTTAATCTCTTCCCATCTATTCTTGAAATGCTTTGGATGTTCTTCTGGCGGCATATCTTGCAAAAGCTGAATTACACCAAGACAATAAGCAGGAACTAATTCTGAACTGAAATATGACTCTGGAACATCGGGAAAACTTAAATTTCTACATAAGATATTAAAGTTTTCATCCATTCTGATTTGCAAATCAGTAACACCGTTGTTAAAAGTGATTCGATGATTTTCATCCATGTAAAGATATTGAAGCATAATTCCAATATCCCCAAGCAAAAATAATTCGTCTTTAGTCCTCATTGTTCATTGACCTCGCAGCTCTCATGCGTTCTGCCATTTCTGCCCTCTGTTCATCAGAGTATTGTCTTGGGAATGAAACCTTTATCCATTTCTTTGGCAAACTATATTCCGCAAAATCTTCGCCTCTGCGAATGAGTTTAATGTCTGATGCTTCGGCAAGACGCTTATCCAACTTGCGGATCAATGATTTGTCATATGTAAAAACGGATGCTGTCTTTTCCTCGTTATTATAATTGATGATCGTTTCTTGTTCGTATTTTGTCAGATTCATATATCTTGTTCCTCTCCTGTATCATCACGGACAAAACTCCATTTTTTCAGAATACTTTCCTTATCAGAATTATCTTGCTGCCAATCGCCATTCTGGTCTTTAGACCAACGGCCTTCCTCAGAGCATTCAATAGTCTTGATAATATCACCGACATTGATAGGAGCCTCGTCATACTTTTTGCGTCTGACTTTGACAACTTCAGTCGTACCATCACACAGACGATAAAGTATCAGTTTTGGATTTTTATATTTACATTCAAATTCCTGTACGAAAGCATAATCCGGGGACATATCAGGAACTAATGTTTTGACATAGCCGATATTCTGCAATTCGTATTTCAATCTTTCATTGAATGGAATATCTGTATCTTCAAGTGTTTCCCAAATTTCAGTCAAAGCCGCATCATAATCGAACTTACGATACTGTTTATCTGTTTCCTCCGAATACTTTTTGATAATAGAAAGGAATTCAACAGGGGGATTTGTTTTACTGAACTGAGAACGATCATAAAGTTGATCAAGAATTTCAATGAACCGCTTAATTTTACCGATAGTGCCGAAGTCATCAAAATAACCAATCTCAATCAGTGTGTTTATCTTACCGCTATTGAGATTCTTTTTCTTTTTCATATCCTTCCACAGTTCATAGAAATTATCGTATTTCTTTTGTCCCAAGGCATAAAGATCATTTGCGCAACCTTGACTCAATCCTTTAATAGACAAAAGTGACGGATAAATAGTCTGGTTTTCAGGATCAGCAATAAATTTACGGTTATCTAAGCCAAATTTATAATTGCCTTCCTTAATGCCGAATGCCTTACTCATTTCCTGTTTGAGTTCTGCAACTTTATCTTTCTTGCCCTTATCGGAATAAGTCTGAAGCAAAACCTCATAAAACTCATAAGGATAATGTGCTTTTAAATAAGCATTATACAAACTGTCCAGTGCCATACAATAAGCATGAGCAGAGTTAAAACCGTAACCACAAGAATCAGAAATGATTTGCCAAACCTTTGCGCTATCTTCTTCTGCTTTCTCAGCAGAAATGCCGTCATCTTGCATAATCTTGTCCTTGAAACCAGTAATGAAACGCTCTTTTAACGGTTTAACCTTTTCAGGATGCTTTTTTGCGATTGCCTTAATAATGCCATAGCATTCATCAATAGGGAACCCAGCATAGTTTAGCGTGTTCATGGTCTGTTCCTGATACAAAATGAAACTTTGTGGGAGTTCTTCTGTTTGCAAAATCTTATCAAAAGCAGGAATACCGTAAGAAAATTCCTCACGATTTTCGAGTTTAGAATACATTGACTTAAATGCGGGACGAATAGCTGCAATAAATGCTGATAACTCCGATACATTTCGAGGTCTATATTTCATAGCCTTGCGTGTAGTAGACGCTTTTTCTACTTGGTTTACGCCCATCGTATAGCCATTAGCATAAATATCCCAAACAGCCTGATCATTCTTAACCAGTTCCATTAGTTCATTTACAGTATGATGTTTCAGACCGATACGCTTATAAATCAAGTCAATCAGCAATACTACATCGACTTTCAGAATATCATTCTTCAGGAACTTATAATTTTCTGCAATGGCTCCGTCAATTACGGCAGTCATATATTCTTTTTTTGTAGTTTCACTTTTGCATTTAATCAGACCGATTTCCTCACGGATACTGCCATCATAAAGCAGATAAGCACATGGGGCTTTCTTCTTATCCATGATGATGCCCTGATACTTTTTGCTTGCATCAATATAGGAATGATATTCTTCATCCACATAATCATAGATGTTAATATCGTCCTTTTCGTCATCATCTGCATATTTCAGAGCTTCATCATATTTTTCAATCTGACCAGAAATGGTATTTGCTAAATCAAAATCCATATTCTGTGATCTGGCATATAACTTAAATGCGCTCTTTTTCTTACAAGTGCCGAATGCAATCATAGGATAAGCATGATCTTTGCCAAGAATTTCTTCTTGTGCTTCGGCTGCAATATCTGGCGTTCCCCAATTCAAATCAATATCAGGAAGGCTCTTTGTTTCCAGAATACGGCTTTTACTGATAAAACGCTCAGGATACAATTTGATAGGACTCTGAAAACGGTCAACTTTAGAAAACCCAAGTAAGGTGTTGGTAAAATAACCGACTGAGCTGCCACGCCCTGAATCCGTCAGAACGCCGCCCTTTTCCAAGGCTCGTTTGACCATATAATAGTCAATCAAAAAGTAATCTGACATATTGGTATCTTTGATGGTTTGGACTTCGCTTTTAACACCCTCAAAGTAGTCATTGTATTGTGATTCGTCTACACCTTTCACATATTCCTTAAACAATTTGGAAATCAGCTTACTATATTCTTTATTGCGCTGTTCCTGATCCAATTTAGGTAATAGAACGCCATCAATAGTGTGATTTCCATCATAAAGAGAAGGCAACTTAATGTCTTTGGAAAAAATACGATTATCTAACGCATAGTCCTCAAATTCCAAAAGCAAATCTGTATTATCCATTGCTCTTTGAATTTGATCTCTGGTAAATACGCCTTGCTTTAGAAAACGGTTTATAGTCGTTTCATCATCGGGATAATCCATAAACCATCCATCTTCATCTTCATAATGGATATTCTTAGCAGCAAGAATATAATCTCGCTCTTTGGATTGATCTGGATAAATGTAATGACTGTCCATTCCAACAATCATTTCAATACCGTATTTTTCAGACAAAGCAAGAATACGCTGATTTAGCTTTACTTGAGATTCTGTATCATGATACTGAATTTCAAGAAACAGATTTTTCTTAAAATGGTTATGTAGCTGCACCAGAATATCTTCAATGTCATCGTAGTGCCAAAATGCAATACAAGCCGTTGTGATCATTACATCATCAGCAGGAAGGCTTAACAGTAATTCAACATCGACACGGGGACGAAAATAATATCCATCTTCGTTTGCTGTGGAAAGGATACTATTGATTGCTCTACGCCCATTCTCATTCTTAGCAAGCATGATAATGTGACCGTTTGTACGATCTTTTTCAAAGCGGTTTTTGACCCAATAGGCTTCTGCGCCAAAAATAAATTTCAAATCATACTTTTTTGCTAATTCATAGGTTTCAAAGTAGTATCCTTGCCAGCCATGTTCCACACTGGAAATGACCTTATGACCAAGTTCTACTGCTCTTTTTGCATAATCTTCATTAACGGCAGCAGAATCAGCAACATAGATGTTACTATATGATGTATGTCTATGATAATTCTGCATTTGCTTTCGCCTCCTTGTATTTCTTGTTATTACTTAAAATAAATTCTCGTCCTCGTCTTTTTCCTGCTTCGCAAGCATACGCTGCTCATTGAAACGCTTAATGTGAACGCAACTGTTTCGGAAATTACAAAGGTTGTTACAGAAGAATGTATCCTCAGACTCATTGCCCTTACTATTGATCTTGACAAAAGAGCGTGGAGGCCATTGTGATTCTTGTTCAGGATCGAGACTTTCAAATCGGTCTGCCATATCATTCAGATACTTAACTGCTTCAGCCTTGAGTTCATCAGTCAATTCATACTTTCGAACATAAGGCTTGATAACATACTTTGCCTTAATCTCGTCAGGTAAATTATCCAAAGAATTATTCTCTAAGGCAGTTTTGATCATAAATTCAATATCAATTTCATCATAGCCTAATTCAGCTAAATCAAATTCAATGTGATTGCGAAGTTCACTGACTAATTTACCACGACTAATGACCTTTGTAATTTTAGATTTCTCTTTTGAATTGGCTCGTTTCTTACCCATGAATGTAACTTCGCAATATTTCAACATAATCCAAGAAACATCACGAACCTTAAACCCATCATGCTCTTTTGCCAGCGCATAAAAGATTAACTGTCTACCATGATGGAGTAAGTCAGCAGCCTTAAAATCAGTAGATGTTTTCCAGTCGTAAATAGAAATTGTTCCATCAGGATTATGACGGATCAAGTCAATATAACCCTGAACATAACGATCTTCAGAAAGAGGATAGATGACTAATTCCTCAGTAGTAAACTTGCCAGATGGTGCTTTAAATGTCTGGCAGAAATGTTTCATATCAGCCACCCAATTATTTCGAATTGTATCATTGCCCTTGAAATCCTTGGGGAACTCGATCCCAAGCATTGACAAATCCAAAAGTTCCTGATTAAGAACATCTGGCAGCTCTGCTTCCGTAGCAGTACCCTCGATGATCTCCTGCAATTTATCATGAATTTTTGTGCCTAATACTCCATAAATCCCATTCACACCTTTCTTATGGAGTACATAAGTATTGTACGCTTCAAACAAACACTCTTCGATTGTGTTTGCTTTGCTGATTGAATATACTTGTTTCTTTTCATCAAACAGCTTTTTTAATCTCGGATCAACTTCTCGTTTTGCCATGTCATACTCCTTCTTTTGAATATCGCCACATATATCCTCCTGCGGTCTTTCTTTGACCGTTACAACATTGAGAAATGTGACAGTTACTTATTCCAAGTAAAACCTTTGCTTCTTTAGCTCCCCAAAATCTACGAATAAAATTGCCTTGTAAATCCAGTTGATCTACTGGTCTTACTCGTGGATTTTGCTTTCCAGCATATCTTCCTGCCATTTTTTGACTTTGATGTTCTAATTGTTCTACTGAATGTCGATGCCCATAAAACGGATTATTAACACCAGTTCTCAGTTTTGCTTTATCACTTAGTTTCTTTCTGGTTTCCTCTGAAAACTCTTTGTCCTTCATTTTTTGAATTGATTCTGGTTTATGTTTATATCCAAAAGTGCCATCGCCACCAAGAGTTCTGTTGTATCCGTATTGTGACAAATTGGTCTGATATTTGTTAATCAATTCAATTTCCATATCTTTGGCATCTTTATCGCTCAAGTTAGTGGCAATGATTATATGTTCAAAATTATCCCAGCCATATTTCTGTATTGCGTTCCAAAAATGTGGATTATTCTTATATTTAATACCATTTCTACCCCAACGATATTCGGCTTTACTTCTACAAGTAATTCCAATATATTTTTTACCTTTCGGGCTAACATGAATATAAACTATCCAATTCTTTTCCATATAAATCACCACACTTGTATTTCTTGTTATTAAAGCCATACGACATGATTTTGCATTAACTCTACAAACGCATCTCGTCCTAAATCGGAAGGGCTTGCTTTACTGCCTTTTGATAGAATGAGATTATCTTTATCATAAATGTAGCCTACTTTATTTTTGAATACCGCATTATCCAGTATCAATTTTTCGGCTTGCATTCTTACATTATCCTCTTCCAATCCCTCGTCATAGGCAAGGATGATCTTCTTAGTCATAAGTGATTTTAGATATTTTGCTTGAACATCACTTATATCACAGCCGCAAGTAGCAAGTCCGATCCTACTTCCCATTGAATGAAGCTGTTGAACAAACTTCTCAGATTCACCAATAACTACAATATTTTTTTGCTGGATAAAGTCATAGTTATAATGGTATCCGTATAATGTAAGGCTGCGAGAACAAGGTATGATAGGAAGCCAGCGTTCATCTTTGGAGCATTTTGTGTCGTTCAATCTGCCCATAATACCGCACAGTTTGCCATCCAATGTATATTCTGGAACAGTGATACGGCAACTCTCTAAATCAAAGCCAACCTTGAAAAATTCCTGTGTTTGAAAATTGATACCATCTCGGAAAAACATCAAATTATATTTACCAAGATATTCATCAAGTTCAGATTCATCATAGGTTTGCATGGCGTATTCTGGTTCATTGATTTCTCGCATTAATCCTTTATAGAATCCAGAAAACGGATAACGAATTTTACCACTAAACTGACTTTTCTCTAAACCCAACTCTTTTGCGATATAATGCAATGCCTTTGGAAAAGTTAATTTTTGAGTCTGCATAACAAGAGAAAATAGATTGCCATGCGCATTGATGGAAAAGCCATCAAACTTTAAGGTATCCAGTTTTAATCGCATAGCAGTTGGGTTTAGACCTTCTTCACGGCTAAAGCGCAGCTCATTTTTTTGTTGGCGATATGTGATCTGCGTATATCCCATATTTTCAAGGAGGGAAATACACGCATCTACATTATTTGATAAGTAGTTCGTCAACGATAACGCATTTACGATAATATCTCCCTCCGTTTCTGTTTCTCATTTATTCAAGCCATCTATTGTCTATATAATAAAATCCCCACACTACAAATCCAGTTAAAGCAATCCAGAATATCCAAAATAACACAAGCTGCCATTCTGTTTCTAAATGCTCAATCGTTTCACTGATTGTTCTATCACAATAAAAAGATGTTTCCGTAATTGTATTATCGGCAAGATTAGCATAAAGTGTTCCTTCATAGAGTAAGGCCGATCCATAATACACATCCCTCAAATGAAATCCTGCATCTAAAGTTGTGATATAGCTTTCTGGAAAGTAGTCAATTGTTCCATACGGAAATTCTCTATTAAGAAATTGAATTGTGGAAACATGGACATGATCTCGATCAATTTCATCCCATGTCCAGTATGTTTCCGTTTCAGTATATGTTTCCGTTTTACCATTTACTGTTCTCGTTTTTGTGACTGTTCTCGTATGTTGTGTATAACGCTCCGTGACTTTTGTAGCAGAGGCATATGCACCGCCGATTTCTGGATATGTAACAGAGTCTACGGCAGCTAATTCTCCGTGTACAAAAGCATTGCCAATATTAGTGCGCATTCCATATTCAAACAGATTTGAATCATTGTCGATTTGCAGTGCAGTATTATATTCCTGATACTGGTTCATCAGGCTATCACTAATCTTACCTGAAATCATGATGCCAAACACAAGCATCAGACAAACAATAACTACACTGAAAATCACTTCTCGTTTTGTGATTTTCATATCGTTTACCAATTAATCAAACAGATTAGTAGGAGCATCGGAAGAAACATCATAATTCAGATACTCATAACTGATAATTTCATATCCAAGGAATCCAAGAATCTGCTTATTGGGAAACTTTCTGACATACTGGTTATAACTCTTAACCCATGTATTAAAATTACTACGATAATTTGCAATCAGGTTTTCAGTAGTAGCAAGTTCGTTCATTAACTCACGATAATTCTCACTGCTTTTCAGTTCAGGATAAGCCTCAGCCACAGCCTGAATCATAGTTTGAATTTCCTGAACACTTTCATCAGACGAACTACCACGACTATTGATCACATCCATCAAAGTCTGATATTCATGCTCGTCATAGGCTTGGACGCAATCAACCAGATTGGGAATCAAGTCCGCTCTACGCTTTTCCTGTACCTTGATTTCTGATTGGGCAGTGCTAATCTGTTCCTCAAGAGAAATTGCCTTGTTTTGTGTCCCCTGAAATGAAAATACTGCCAATACAATTACGGCAAATACCGCAGCAGTAATAATTAAAATAGGCTTCCAATGTTTCATTATCTTTTCCTCCTATATTCATTGCATATAAGATAATTTATTACGAATTTTTTGGATTTTGACACTGGCATACTGTTTACTAAAACCGAAGTGGTTTGCAATATCAGTTTGGTTTACTCCATCCATTAACATTTCAAGAATAACTCGTTCATCATCTTTCAACTTTTTCATTAATGAATCGTATGTAAGTTTTGCAACTACATCTTGTTCAATTTGAACGGTTTCATCTTGAATTAAATTTGCAAAAGTAGTAGTTCCATCGGAATCTTCAGATTGTATTTGAACATCCATCGACAAAATCTTATCCTGTGGCACTATTCTTTCTGCTGTGATCTGTCTAAGGCGTATTTTATATTCATTATACATAGATGTATAAGCCAGTGTTGAAAACTTACCTCTACTTTCATCGAATGCAAGAGCCGCTTTACACAGTCCAATAGCAAGATCACCGTAGAATTCATCCAAATTGATATTCTTTTTGTATGCCAGACTATAAATTAAATTGTGATTATCCTCAACCAACTTTTGCTGTTGGGGCGTTAAAGGCTCCATATTATCCTCACTTATGCTCATTGAATACGGAACAATAACCTTTTTCACGCCAGCGGTTAAAGCGTCCGTTAAATTCATAGAGGACTTGAATTTTATCGTCATCGTTTCTGGTTTTGTCCAAAAACGCAATAATATATTTTTTATCCCTATCGAGCTGCACAGACTCACGAACATTGGAATATTTGCCACTGGAATCTTTTTTCAACTGATAGGGCTTTACATCAAATTTCTCTCCGGGGAATTCATCGTCCCACAATGGGCGGCAATATACCATCTCGGAGAAAACTTCTTTGATTTGTTTTGCATTGGACAAGCAACTTGCATCCAGATACCGTTTATTTAAGGTATGAAGCGCAAGCTGGTAAGTACATATCAAAGAGATATTTTCTCGACTGGTAATCTGGAACAGTTTGCGACTGTGAATGAGCAACTGCTGCCACATAGCCTCGTCAATCTCGTCCTCAGATTTCATAGTATCAAACATGATTGTCTGATACCCCAGCTTTGCCAGTTTTTTAATAATACGCTTGACCTTATTCATATCGTTATCAAATAATTTGACAAACTGGATATTAGAATACTTTTCTCTGGAAATCTGTTTTGCTTTGCGTAGGTATTCCCACTGTTCATCTGTGAATTTACCCATCTTCAGCTTTTTACGAGTTAAGCCCCAATAATCAAGATCATTGGTCAGAATATGGACAAGCAAGAGTTGCTTAAAATCTTTTGACCTTTGCTCATTGCTGATTACAGCGCATTTTACGCCATCATCAGTCATTGGGATAATCATATTCTCAAAAACAAAGCTGGTTTTACCAACGCCAGAATGTCCAGCGAACATATACATATCACCAAGGGGAGTACCAAGAGTAAGATAATTCAGAATTGGACAGTTCTTACCATAGCTAATGCCTTGTGCAGAACCATCATTACATTCATTCAAAAACTTATCATCAATTTCCAGTGTTTCAATGTCAATGTCATGTGTATTCTTAATACTAACGCTATTCAAAATGTAATCATAATAATCATAAACTTCCTGATTAGTCATTTTTGCAAAGCGATCAATATTAGGAAGAACATTGAACCCCTTATCATATAAAGTCATCAGCGTATTCATTTTTGCAATCTTGTCGTAATAGGCATCAATGTTTTCTACATTAACCAGAGAGCAAAGTTCACTGACAGTTTTATAACCACCTAATTCATCAAAATGCTTTTTGACTGTTGGCTTATTTTCTAAAAATGTGTAAATCGTCACATTATCGAAAGACCTAAAACCTTGATTGAACATTTGTCTACCCAAAGAAAAATAAAATATTCCATCTTCTGTTTTAAGCGTTTCATCATCTGCGGCGTTTACTCTCGGAAAATCATCGTATAGATCAGGCTGCTTCCAAAGGCAAAAAATGAATGTGGCTTCTGCGCTCTCTCGACCTTTGATTAATTCATCAGGATACTCTTTCCAATTCAAACTGTTACCTCCTTAAAATTCATCATCAATGAGAAAACGACTAATATCCTTACCTTGCTTCTTAGAGCCAATGCTGGATAAATCGCCACATTCAATCATGTTGTTTTTTACTTGTTCATTTGATGCAGCCATTCTCTTTTCTTTTTTGGCAACATCGGCAATATGACCTTTTACAATGGTAAACATATAAGAAATTTTGCCATATTCATTAGAGAACTGCTTATGTTCCAGCCAATAATGAATATCATCTGCACACTCTTTAAAAGTTTCTAAAATGACTTCATTACTGTAAAAAGACAGTTCCTTAATTTTCTTGGGGAGAATGGGGGGAAACGGTTGCCCGTTTCCATACCCCAAAAACTCCCTACAAATATAATCAACTAACTGTTTGTAAGCCTCTTTCTTACGCTGGTCAGCATCATATATTTCTTGGCTCTTATAGTATTTGGAACCAATCTTGATAAAGGTATCAGTTGTGCCGATTTCGCCAGTAATTGCACATTTGCAACTTCTCGCCATAACTGATTTCCTCCATTATGTTACTCCTGATTCAGAACATTTACGATTTCATCCAAAACTGCGGTAGGAACATCATCCACATTCTTGAAATTAGGCATATCATTCTTCTTCATAATTTCCTTGACAGCCTTTTTCGTAGCTGCATCTGCATCAGGGAACTTATTCTGAATAATCTGAAGCAGTTCGGCATTGCGTTCCTCGTCAATCTTATTAACGGCATCTGCCTTCTGCTTTTCAGCCAACTCTTTCTCTTTCTGCTTACGAGCCTCCTTCAGTTCCTTTTCAGACTGTTCAACAGACTTACTACCCTTACTATGTTCTGCCAAAATAGCGTCCTTCAAAGCCTTAATAAAGGCATCTGCGTCCAGAGGAATTTCATCGACAATATCTGCAAATCTGGACTTAGAATCAACACTGTAATTATCATCACGGAAAGAGATGCGGCGGGATTCACTCAGAACTCTACCCTTAACTTCCTCTTCCTTAGTAACAATGTTCTTCTTACCAGTCTTTTGCTTTACGATCTCACGATCAATATAAGCAACGCCAAGGAAATGCAGCTTTGTCTTGAGCGCATTGAAATAACGCTGACTCATATTAGTAGTCAGAATGGAATAAGACTCGCCAGTAATAGGATCATCAACATCCTTCTTCTTGGTATGACCGATAGCGATAAAAGAAACACCGACTGCCTTCAGCTCCCACAACTTATCAAGCACAAGCTGAATAGCCTTATCTTCACCAGCCATAAAGCCACCGAAAGCTGCCTTAATAGAAGTAATCTTAGGCTTATCAGGATTTGCTCGGTTGTGCATACGAATAACTTCAGGTTCAGTAATTTCAAGCAACTGATCGAATGTATCCAGAACAATAACACGCAAGTCCTTATAATCTGTCAGCTTGTTCTCAATTACATCGTCACAGAACTCCTTGAAAGTAGCCCAATCAGGAATCTTTGCGGACACGATGCCATTGATAGCGTCATGACCATCTTCCTTGCCAATATCCAAAGCAATATAACCGTCATCGCCAACCAGTTTTTCACAAACTTCCTTAATGACAGTGGATTTACCAATACCACTTTCACCAATCAGACCAATATTGTAAGCGAGAGGATCAATGCAAATCTCACGCTTTTCTCCAAACTTTCTTGCCATTATTTATTACCTCCTTAGAACAAATCTTCTTCGTCTACGCCGTCTTTGTCATCGTCATCTTTGTCAAAGGGAGGCTCGTCATCCTCGTCCTCGTCCTTCTTAGCCTTAGAACTGGACTTGGAATTCTTCTTAGCTTCCTCCATCGTTTCGTCCTGAGCAGGAACATAAATCTTTTCCTCAAACTCGTCTGCGGTATCATCGCATTCCAGAACGCCATCGGCATAATCGCCTTCCAGCTTAGGCTCGAACAAACGGAATTCATCAATACGATCACCATAGATATTTCCCTTTGGACGGAAATCATCAACAGTCTTGATACCTAACTCGACCTGTTCACGCTGAGAATCAGTCAGCATAGACTCGTCAAATTCTGCCTCTTCTGCACCACGGAGCAGCACGATTTCCCAAGGAATATGTACCATGTTCTTGTTCTTGACCTTGATATATTTCATCTTATAATCGAACAGTTTCTTATGCTTTTCGTTCTCAAGATCATACTTTGCGCCAGAGAATACGACCTGAATAGGGACATACTTTCTACCCTCATCCTTATTGATATACTGCTCAATATAGCAATCCAAGGTCATCTTCTTGCTCTCGTCAAAATCGCTGTCATCAAGACTTGCCTTGTTATAGAACAAATCCATCGTCAGAAGCAGACGGTTCTTACGCTCTTCGGGAGCTGCAAATACATTCTGGACACGGAACTTAGAGAAATACATCTTCTTCTTTGCATACCAATCACGAGTAAACTGACCAGTAACAACCACTCGACCATCATAATCGGGCAAATACTCACGCAGATGCTCGATCATATCATAGGCAGTAATAAACTCCTGTCTGCCGCCGTGATCATCGCCAAGGTCAACAATGTACTTACGATAGCTGGCAACCTTAGAGATAATATCTTCGTCAAAACGATCATCCCAATCAACATCCAGCTTCTCATTGTCGGTATCCATTGTCTTGATAACCTTCTGCTGGCTATCAAAAGCCTCGACAAAAGCCATGTTCATATCAGTTTCTTTAATACCGAATGTCATGGACAGCATCTTCTTGGTTTCCTTGGTCTTTTCATCTTTCTTGGTAATCTCTTTGCAGAAAGGACGCTTGGTATCTGCTTTCTGCTTGGGAATCACGGGGGTTCCACAAAAACTAAATCTGGACTGATAACTCATTTTCAATTCTCCTTAAACTTTATAGATTTTGTCAAAATTCACTTCAAGAAACTTACGACTCGCAAGATAATCACATAGATGTACGAATTTTTGATATTTAGTCTTAGGGGTAGGCAGTACAACCTTTGAATATCGTGCAGTATTCCACTGACCCATATGCGTTGCGATACAGTCATACAGAAAATTCATCTGTTCATCACTGATCAAACCAGTTTCGATATGACACTGCTTTACAAAATCAGCCGCCAACAGAGGATGATCGAAAACTGTATTGCCTTCCCGTTTGCCTTGCTTCTGTCCATCATGAAGGATAAGAGCAACCAACATTAAATCTCGTTCCTCTTCATCGAATTTGAACATATCAAGATTGAACAGTTCATTAGCAATTTGTACCGCTGCTTTGGTATGACGCAGCAAGCCGCCATTACCAAGCGCATACTCAGGATGATATTTGCCGCTGGATGATGCGGCTACACGGAAGAAATAATCTGGCAAATTGTCGATACAATACTCAAGAAATTTCTTGATATATTCGGTACGAATAAGTGATAATTCTTCCGCAAAGAAATCTCGCTTATTATCCATTAGTCCTCCAAGAAACTCTTAAACTTACCAATAATCTTTTCATTATGAGCAATCTGCTGATCCATAGACCCCTGAATGCGATCCAGTTCAGCACGATATGTACTGATTTCTTCGCTCTTTTCATAAATCTGCTCATTGACAGTTTCCAAGCGACTGATAGTGTTTGTGATCAAAGAAACGGCATCAGTTGATTCCTTAACCAAAGAATTCAACTGTGTTTCCTTTTCAGTCAAAATATTTTGAACCTGTACCTTTCTCATTCGGATTTCTCTCCTTCCTGATTTTCCTGATTTTCTGTCTTGTTTTCTGTTTCCTCGGTCTTGGGCGGCTCACTTACCTTAGCCAAACAATGATTGCACCATCTGCGCAGCTCAATAAGTTGCTTCTGCGGATTCATTCTCTGTTTCTGGCACTCATTCATTTTGCTCAGAATGGAGCCGCACATAGTTTTCATACCGTGAGACAAACCATTGATATAGGCTCTCTTCATCATTGCTTCCAGAGTCTTTTCCCATTCGGTCTTATCTCTTGCAACGGGCTTATCCTCGGCAGTCGTATTACCGATTTCAACAACTTTGTCCTGATCGTTTGCCATTATCATTCTCCTTACTTGTATTTATTGTTATTAAGCCTTTAAAAATATGCTTTATAACCTCTTTTGTCCAGCCGTTTCCACATAAGGAACGGCGCACATTATCCCGGTAGCCCTCTGTAAAACCATCGGGAAGAGTTTGTAAACGCTCATATTCAACTGGTGTTAATTTACGAATACGACCATTATCCCAAACTTTCTTTTCTTGATACCCACCATTTACACAGGTCAATGTGGCACATTTAAAATCAGGATTATAAACACGCTTTAATAGATCGTGTGTATTTACTTCTAAAGTGGCAATCACTCGTTTATCATTACCGTGATATGTAAATGGTTTATTGTAATAATCCTTTTCTGGTGCATCATCCACCATAATATCACGCAACACAGAGGTATTTCGTTCTGGCAAATCTGCGATGGGAATATTCGTCCAATATAGACGCTTTCTCTCTTGTGCGGAAAAGTCCGCAGAATTTATCATCACAGGACTTGCTCCCCCAAGTTTAGCAGTGATGATATTTTCATCAGCTTTTTGCTTGGGAATGACATTTTCCAACAGGTAATACTTTGGCTGGATTTCTTCAACTGCTCTGGCAAATTCATAAAAGATTGCTGATTTGCCACGCAGACCAGAACATATATCATCATTTTCCTGTCGGACTACGGATAGGCTTTGGCAGCAAGTACCAGCCATCACCAGATCAAAACCTTTGAACTGTGAAAAATCTGCTCCAATTACATCGCCGTGATGGACGATAAACGGAAAATGTTTCTTACTCAGTTCAATGGCGGGAGCATAAATCTCAAATGTGTGGTACTCTTCTACTGGAATGCCAAGTTCTTGTAAAGCAATCAATCCAGTTTCAAGACCACCGCAGATTGATAGAATTTTCATTAAAAATCGTCCTCGTATTCATGGGGAATTTTAACTAAGGCATATACCCGGTTATCCCCATCAAAAATAATTTCGTGACAGAATGTATTCATCTGAATTTGATAACAATCACATCCTGTTAGGCAAAATACAGGAATATCATTATTCAAAGCAAAAATTACTTCGTTGAATACGCCCTGCCCGATTAAACCAGATACCGTTGAGAATACAAGAGTTTCGCAATCTAAGATCATATCGTAAGCCTTTTTCATAATTTCGCTCTCAGGAATATCCTGCGGCAGAGCATCTTTAGGATTTACGATTTCAAATCCGTCCTCACATTCGAAACAATCTCTGATAACTTGCATCTCATAATCTTCAATAGGTGTTCCATATTTCCATGTATGGTGAGCGTAGTAAATTCTCATATGCCCTCCTAAAACAGTTTACAACCTTCAGATTTGAACTGCTGAATTTGATTATCCCAATCCTCTTGTGACCAACCAAATTGTTTCATCAAGCATTTCTTACAAAGAAACTTTTCTGTGCTGCGTCCAAACATTTTCATGTTCATTGCCAGTGCATTTTTGTCTTTGATTTTCATTGGTTGGCGGCGTTTATTAATGCAACCATTAGTACAATATCGGTTGAAATATTTTCTGGCAACTTCTAAATCCAAACCTGAATAAGTTGCGTATTCTTGGATTACTTCTTCTGTTGGTTCATTACGATATACACCACCAGTCCATGCTTTTGTGATATATTCCTCAATAGTGCAATTCATAATTAACCATTTATTGTTATTGATGAAGTCATTTTTTAGAATATTTCTCCAACGATTAAACAATGATGAATACCAGTATTTATCTAATACCCATGTATATTTCGTGTAATAAGGACAAGCTATACCGCAGCCAACACGACTATATCCATATCGGTATTTATCATTAATTTCAATTCCTTCATCAAGAATATAAAGCCATACATCAAACTCTGACCACTGACGAATAGGTAATATACCAATCCAATCTCTATCTCCCCATTGTGGATTTTTTGTAATATCCTCATAAGCTGATCTCTGACTGCTTTCTTGATTACGAATACCAAACAGAAAAATCAACTTTTCATCATCAGGGAAATAATCAATGGTAGGTTTTTCTTTAAAATATTCACAACAGAAACGGTTCAATCTACTTGGTATCATTTGATTGCCCCCCCCGTCATAACGCTGGATGTACTTATAAAAGCCACCATATTTCGGATCGGGCAGGATGTGTTTAAAACCGTTGCGTTTTGCCATACGGTTACTCTCTCCAACATCCAAGGTTGTGACATTGAAATATGTTTCAAAATCAAGTCCAGCCTTTTGTGCCAAGTGAGTGACTACCATACTGTCTTTGCCAGTAGAATTTGTGTTGATAATTCGTCTGCCAGAATAAAGACAGTTTGCACGAAGCATTTCAATGCTGCTCTTTTCAAGCTGCTGTAATCTTTCACGATTACGCTCAATGGTTTCTTTCCATGTTTCATAATCCGCATAATCTTTGTTCTGCTTGTGCTTTTTCATTGTGACAGTTAATTGATCATCAACACTAATTCGGAATAAGGAAACTACTTGCCCCCCCCCGTCTAAAGGCTTTTACGATATTATTATCAAGCCAGAAAGTTTCCTCTTTAAACCAATCAACTGCACAACCGTTGTCCTTTAAAAACTGGATATACTCAGGAAAAATCGGTTGCATTCTATCCCTCACTTTTCTTCGTAATGGAATACAATAGGGATCATTACAGTCGTTCTCTGTTGCATCCAAGGCTTTTCATCCGTTGCAAATTGCATTCCGTATTCATTCACCACTACAATGTCACCAATAGTATAAAAATAGTTGCAGTTGTTTGCGTCATTTGGCAAACCAATACTTTTATCATAGGTCTGCAAAGATAAAATTTTCTTCAAACAAGCCTCAATATTTTCATAAATGAATAACATTGTTCCATCATGTCTGGAAGAACTTGTGGTGAAATATTTGAAATCCGCATCAGGATCGTATGTAACTTTTACACTAATATCGAGTTTAGGATCAGCATCATCGTTCTTCCATACCAAAGACAACTGATTGTTCTCGTTAAACTTGAGAAACTGCTTTGGCGAAACCTCAACAACATTATCGAATGCAATATCAAGATTGGTGTTCTGCTGCTCTAATACTCGCTGCTTAATGTAATCTAAACTCTTACCCATTACTATTACCTCTTAAATCGGCACTGGAACTGGACAATGTTGAAATGAACAACAAGTTAGAATTGTCGCAAGTGCCATAATCATAAAGCATAAAACAATCCATTTCCTACTGATATGCTCTTTCGCAGTCATGAATATTCTCTCCTTTCATTTCTTGTTATGCGTTTAAAATAAACAAGTTCTCTGTAATATTTTGTCTGGACGCATTATCCAGTGTTCTTTTCACTGGCTGCGACCAAATAGACTTCCAATTTTCTGGTGCTTGCTGTTCTGATACCAAAACAATATTCGTTTCTGACGCTTTCTCTGCCCATTTCCAAAACTGAGTATGATCAAAGGTATTTTCATACCCCGTGGTTCCCATATAAGGAATATCACAATAGATCACACCATTGCTAAATTTACTTATGTCGATAGTTTGATAATCAACTTCAGCAAACTCCACATCTTGTAAATTGGGAAGCTGCGCCAATATATTGCGCTTTGCCTCGTCATAATAATTCCGATAAGTATTGATTTTTGTTTTGACAATGCCAGCTCTACCACCAAAAAATTTACCATTGTAAGATGCTAAGAAACCAACCGCACCAATATACCAATCAGGATAAGCATTATCTTTAGTCTGCCATGACTTACGAACTCTACTATATTCTTCTGCGGTAATTTCATCAGGCAAAGTTGCTATCTGATTCATATTCTTGAACAATTCAATAAGATAATGATTTATGTCATAACCTAATTTCTTGTCACAAGAAATTTTATCAATAACATTTGCCCCCCCCAACAAACGGTTCTAAGTAAAAATTTGCGCTGGTATTATCTATGTAAGATTGAATAATCGGAACAATATGTTTGGCAATGCGGCTTTTTGAGCCTACATATTTGATAATTGCCACCTCAATCTTTTAGTTTAATCCATTTTCCCAAATCAGTTAGTGTATTAATCTGCTGGTCAAAATCTTTATTTGTAAAGACTACAACTTCGCTGGGAAACGGAGCTGCATCTTTCTGATTGAACTTCAATCGTCCTTTGACAAAACAAACATATTTTGCATTTGGGAAAATGAAATCATGTTGTGCTTTTGTGTCGGTTCGAGCAGGAATGAGCATTACAGCAGTAATGTCATTCTCTCTGCTCTCACGACAACATTTCTCAATCCAATCTTCCTGACCACTTTTATGTTTTGTCTTACGAGAATATGGAGGATTACAAAAAACTGTTTGCCCCCCCCCAATTTTTCGCAAGACCGTCATCCTGTTCTGTGTAATACTGATCACATTTATGATTCGTATCATCAGCACAAGGATCAAGTGTAAAATGGAATACTGAATTTAATCTGTCAAAGAACGACTGAGGTGTAGACCAGTTGTTATTTCCAGTGCTGAACATAACCTCTGTATTCATCTATTTACCTCTCGTTCTTGTATTTCTTGTTATGCGTCTTTAATAACAGACGCAAAAAATAAATCTCGCAGCTCAATGATGTTGGTAGGATGGTTTTCATCATTGGCGAGTTCCTTTACAAAACCATAGAACTGGTTTTCCATAGGAGTGAGCAATGAACCAGTATAACGATAATGACCGCTACGGAAAACAGAATGAGCAACAGAACGCATATGCTTCCACAGCTTATAATAATGGAGTTTCAGCTTGACCATATAGCCCACGCTGTCCTCAATCACAAAGCCTTCGATTTCCTTACCATCATACAAATAATCCTCTGCATTGACTTCTGTATACCAGTTATAGAAATCTGTCCAGTTATCAATCTGAATTGCTTTCTTCTTAATCTCAAATCCATACTTTTCAAATTGAACCAGTTTAGAATAAGGCAGCTTTTCAAACTGCATTTTATTCTTTACTACATCCAGCAAGAACAATCTTGACTTATCATACTTAATAATGTGCGGATCATTTTCCATATCAACACATTCAAATACGAAAGTTACATCGTTATGCTTCATGTAATCCTTGAGTTCATCCAGATTTCTTCCAACTTGATAGAACATGGAACGCATATAAGCTGAGAAATCACCCTGCGGATCGGACTTACTTGAGATAAAGAAATCATCCGTATCAGGATTATAGGATACCATGCCAAGGAAACCATTTTCCTTCACATAAGCAGTTACCGGGAACTTCAATTTATGCTGAAGCATATCAAATTTAGTTTCAGGCATTTCATTCACATTAAAGAACTTATCATAAGAACGAGCCACAATTCTGCCGTTCTCGGTATTGATAAACAAACCTCTTGCCTTGGTTGTCTGCTTATTCCATTTTTTATCGTAGAATGCTTCTCTGGTGAAATTAAAAGAGGAAATGTTACCATACTTCTTTTCTGTGATGTACTTATTCTTACGCATTTGATCGACTAATTCCATCACATCAAGTTCCTGTTCGGTATAAGCTGCTACCTCAGTTTCTTCTCCTGTCTTAAATACTTTATTCTTTACATACACAGGATGGAAACCATCTTGATCCAGTACAACCACACGGAGATCACCGCCGAACTCTACTGCACCTTCCAAATTAAAGCAACGCTCGGATAATTCGATAGGAAGATTGCGGGTATTTCTATGACCAAAAACCTGATAGGTATTAGGAGCTGCCATACGGTCAAAAGTCTGTGCTACATCTACATAATCGCTGTATCGACCAACACCACGAATCATCTGTTCAGTTGCCAGTTTAGTCATATTTTCAGGAATAAAACTCAAACCAGCATGAGTTACCAGAACAGTCTTTTCATGATACTTGTAATAAGCACATTGACCAAACTTCCTATACAGCATTCGAGCAACCTTAGTATCAAGCCCCCCCGCCTCAAGCTGACGGCGAGTTACCTTTTCAAACTCAGGGGATTTACCAGTACCGCCATGTGACCAATACCAAAGCCAGCGTTCATGGTTTCCTTCCAGCATAATCACATTCTTGCGATCCATGATACTGTAAAGGAAATTGATAACCTCAACATTTTCTACGCCACGATCAATATAATCACCACAGAAAATATAAAGTTCATCATCCTTCAAACCATCTTTCAAATACTCCTGAAGAACAGTATTGCAGCCATGAATATCTCCAATATGATGAATCCTCTTATAATCAGAAAAATCCATAGGTTTATACCAGATACGATCCAATTTATCAGGACGCAGCTTCACAATACCAGTAGGAATCTGTTGTGTTGCGAAACGAGCATACATTTTTTCAATCGCTTCTTCTGGCACTTGCTTATAATCAGGACGAGTCAGGTTTCTACGCTTACACTCTTCCATAGGAACATCAGTAAAATCAACACAATAAATACGATAGCGATAGGTCTGTGCCATCGTCTTATAGCGATTCATTTCAACTGTTTTGGAATTCGTTGCATCAATAACAACAAACTCGCCACGCTGCATTCTGGCCTCCAAAATTTGAAACAGAAGTGACCAGACCTTCTTCTCATTATCCTGACTGATACCAAAAGTTCCGCTGGTAGTCATCACAGGAGATTGACACAGCAAACGAATTTCATCAGCAGATAGAGCAAATTGTTCCAAATTGTTTTCCTTAATAAATGTGGTTTTGCCGACACCGGGCGCACCACGCATTAACAGTAATACTCTCATATTCTTACCTCTTGTATTTGGTTTACTTGGTAGGTTCATCCGTCACATCTCATTCTCGGCTTTCGCCTTGAATAGAGATGTTAGGATGAACAGATTAACTCAGTTACAGAAGGCCGGGGCGAACCCAATCGAACGGTTAGCGGCGGAGTTGCCCGCACTCCCCGAAGTGTTGACATAGCAGAAGTAGTTCGAGTGGTCCGCATTAACAGAGCGCAACCACTGCCATTCCTGTTCACCTTCAACATTCAACTTGAAATAGTTGATGTTTTCCTGAGCATAAAACTCATACCAATGACCCTCACCACCATAAGACCAGAACTTGCGACCATACAATTCCTGCTCAGACTTGAGCCAAAATTCATCCGCAGTCTTTTGCATATCGCCATTACGATCTGCACTCTGCTTCCAAACCTTCTTGACAATGGCTGCAAGATCATCAGACACATTGTTCTTGAAATCACCATTCAGGAAAGAACGAATATCGGCATCATTCCACCAGACAGAATTACCATCCTTACGCATGGCAGCTTCATCTTTATAAAGACTAACCATATCCCAAGAGATAGGAGCCTTACCACTATCGTCTGCCAGATCATCATGGTCAAAACCAATAATCTGATATGTAGCAACGAAACCATTCTTCATATAGTCCTTTTTCGTTGCGCCAAGTGCAAAGTATTCTCTGGCCTTACCAGCCTTTGCAATTTTATCTACTCTGCGCCAAGAAATATGATCAAGATTCGTCATGGGCAGATTCATAGGAAACAAAAAATCAGAATTGTTTTCTCCATCGAATTTCACCGTAACAACATCATTCTCCTGAACGATATGCAAGCTGGGAAATCTGTCCAAAACATTCTGATCAATACGCAGTTCCATATTTCATTCTCCTTTTTTGATAACTTAAAAATTTACACAATCTCTTATGATTCTTTTCTTTTCCAGTTCATCGGGATAAGTATCCCATCTTACAACTTTGTACTTTTGCGTGACTTCTCCTGAAATGTCATAAAGCCGACCATCAATTTGCGCTACAAAGTGATTGATGACTGGATCATACATCATTATTGCTTCAGGGAAACGGTTGCACATGATAAATGCAAACCAATAACAGCATCCACAAGTAAAAGATGTAATAACCTCACTTAACTTCCCACGCAAAGTAAATCTGTCAATAAATTTCATTACCTCATTGTGCAATCTTTCACTCCCCTTGTATCGGACACTCTATTCAGGACTGTAATACAATCCTCAACAGAATGCCCGATTACTCAGACATTCCTTTATATTTGATTCGCTGCTTGACAGCCTTGTTGTTCACGAAAGGACAAGCATAACAATTCCCAAAACAATATCCCAAGGATTTTTGACTATCTTTAGTCTTTGCTGCCTATGCTTTGAACTTTGCTTCAAAAGTAAACTTTGAAACTTGAGCGTTCAGCTTTGGGCTTTGAGCCTTGAACTTTACAGTGATTTTAGTATTTCTGAAATATCGCCGCTCTATCTCTGCGGTGTATAATCAGAAATTAATTCTTTTAATATAATCCAATATTATATGTATAGAATTACAATCATCTGTAATTTCATTTTTTAGGCTGGGGAATTTTTATTTATTTTTTCATCAAAGAAGTTCCCCAAAACTCAGATGTGTTATGGTTTATCGTTTTCGTCAAACAGCGAATGAAATATTGCCGTTAGTATTCGATGGAGATCGTAGTCAGTGCATTGGAAACAGAAAGAGCTGCATCGACTTCAGGCATGAACGCATTGATCATGTCATCCAGTTCTGCAATCTTCTTTTCAATGCCAAGAGGATCAAGCATCTCAACCGTATTAGACTTGATGTAAGTCTTAACACTGGTATCATATTCCTCACTCTTAGCAGCCGTTTCCTTATTGCCCATCAAACCAGTAACGAACTGTTCTGCCTTCTGCTGAAGCTGAGAATTCTGCTTCTCCAAATCAGCCTTGGCACGAGAAAGCTGGGCAGTCATGTGATCACGCAGCTCCATATAGAAAGCCATACCGTGATTCTTCTTGTCGATAGCCTCCACGACAGTGTAAGTCTTGCCACCGATCTCAACCTTCGTCACAGAGTTGGACACATTGACAGCATCCTTAATCGCATTGCGCCGCTTAATCAGATCGGTAATCTTATCATAGGACGCAAACGCTGCTTCGTTAAAAGCAGTAGGAGTTACACCGTGAACCTTCTCCTGATTGTTCTTCTTGTTGACAACAAAAGTTGCCGCCGTCATCGCATCAATAATGCGCTTATCCAGCACCTTCAATTCTGCGAGAGCCTTGTGAATTGTCATAGTCTCATGATTTGCCATAGTAACTACTTCCTTTCTAAACTTTGAATTTTGATAGGTCACGAAATTTGGAATCGAACCAAAGCATCCATGTTAAGCCACGGCGTTCTACCATTAAACTATTTCGTGTTATTCTTGTATTTCTTGTTATTTATGTAATGTTTAAGAGGCATAACCTCTTAAACAAGTTCGGATTAATCCGAATATTTGTAGCGTTTGAACTCCTGATATTCGTCAAACTTCTGAGAAAGATAATATCGCTGTCTTTGTTTTGTCAGGTCAATGTGATCCATTTTAAACAGTTCACGCAAAAGTTCATAATCGTTACGGCTAACATTGCCATGCAACTTTTCATACTCATGAACTCGGTAGTATAAACCAGAATCGTAAATGCGTTCCCACTGAAAAATTCTACCTGTTTCGGCTGCGGCTTTAATTGCATTACTGCTTGTATTAATCAGTTGCTTATCAGTCATATGAGCCGACTTATAGGTACGGAACAAATACTGCGTTTGCTTATAGGGAACAGTCATACCGCCAAACTTTCCAGAATCAAATGTATCCGCATCACGATAATTCCTGAGATATGGAATAACCATTGGAGAAATATGAAATACTTCACCAGTAAACGGATCAGTAATTGTCCCATCATCTTTGAAATCAGACTTGAGAATGTCTGGCAAATGCTTTACCGGAATGCCATGCCATACAAGAAGAGCGGCGCAACGGAATGTCGAAAAATCACAAACATCCTTGCCAAATACATCTTCCATCAACCCATTCAAATCAGCAAGATTTTCAAAATAATAGGTATCATAAAATGCTGTACGATCTACATTCTCAAAGAAAATTTCTCTGATTTCTTCCAGTGGCTTAATAGAGCCATTACCTGTTTCATACATCCACTTCATGAAATCGCTGATCTTGCTTTTATGTGACTGAAATACATTCATCTTCATAATGGCAAGCTGCGAATATATATCAAGCATATCCTGTCGAGTAAGATTGTCATAGGCCACATCGGTCATATTGAAAAACCTATTGATGATATTGAATGTTTCTTGCTTGTATTTGTTGTTATCAGAATTATTTAAAAAAGTGTCAGAAATATACTTTTCGATTAAAGCCAGATCAAGCATTATCATCACCTCTTAAACATTCTACCAAATAACAATATGTTTGTCAAGACATTTTATTGTATTTCTTGTTATTAAGCTGGAATAGGACAACCAAGACTGACTAAAATAGCTTTATTGATTTCTGCCATCTTTTCAAAAGTAACGCTTCCGACAAAATTCTTCAACCATGTCTTATCAATAGTTCTTACCTGTTCCAGTAAAATCGTAGAATCTGCGGAAAGATTACTATCTTTTGCAGGGAGATCAATATGAGTTGGCAGAGGTTTTTTGATCTGAGAGGTAATGGCTGCTACAATTACTGTCGGGCAATGTTTATTGCCAGTATCATTTTGAATTATAATAACAGGGCGAATACCACCTTGTTCGCATCCTACAACCGGACTTAGATCGGCATAGTAAATATCTCCCCTCTTTACATTCTTTTTCATACCGCATTTCTCCTTGCAGCTCTTTCTTGTATTTCTGGTTATAAGTATATCATGCTCAACAAGAGTTGTCAAGCATATCAGAAAATATTATCAAGAAAATTTCTTGCTATAAATCATGTTAGCCAAACGCCACAAGGATTCACACTGCTGAACGGATTTATCAGTCATAGAATGGCTCAAGTTCTTGTTATAGAACATAACACTGGATACAGGAACAGCGTTTTCCAAATCGTACATTCCAGCATAGATGATTTGATTAACATCATGCAATCTGCACTCAAAACAAATAGAACGGCACATCTGCATAGCAATTCCATTGCCATTAAGCTGAGTATTAATAATGCGTTTAATCTGAGTTTCCTCGATAGCAGTCAATTCGCCCAGCTTATCAGGATCAACAACCAGAACCAGTAAGTCCAGTTCTTTGATGTATTGCGATTTTTCAATATTGATATATTCAATATCAGCCAAATCCATAACGCTGCGCCAGTTCCTTTTAGAACGAATAGGAATTGTCTTTGATTTCTTATGAAGAGCATGAATATGATATGTAAACATACCGATTTGACAATCAAATTCGGTTTCGCTAAGGGCAGTAACAAAGACGAGTTCCCCATCGGAATAAACAGGCGTAGCGAATTTTCGATTGAATTTTAGAACCCATCCACAGGATCGCTCAATTCCCGTAGTATGAAAAACAGGCTCGTCCGCTTTTTGAATACTAAAGTAGTCATAATCGCTTAACAGGGCAAGGAAAGACAGCAGCTTCCAATCTTCCATTTTGATTCCATTCATAAGCATTTTACAGCCTCCCTAATTTGGTATTGACAGTCGAGATAATATCCTCTATAATTGCTTTGTAATGAGAATTTTATCTAAGTCATACTATAACAGATAACTTTCTCATTGTCAACATAAAATTTAGATAACTATCTCAAAGGAGTGTGTTTTATGGCTTCCATTTTATACACGAGAATTGAAGAACTCTGTGAGGCAAGAGAAATATCCATTACTCGATTAGAAAAGGAATGTGGGTTTTCTAACGCTACTATCAAAAAATGGAAGGATACCAGTATACCCGGCATTGATAAAGTACAGAAGATTGCCAGATATTTTAATGTAACCACAGACTACTTGTTGGGAATTACAGACATTCCAACTCCTGCTGATGAATTGCTGGGAGATAATGATATTGTTACTTTACAAAGAGCAAAATCCAAAATGTCACCTGTTGATCGTGAACGGATGATGCAGATGTTAAAAATTGCTTTTGATTACGCATTCCGTGACGATGATCAATAACTGTACACTTTATTGGACAACTATTGTATTATACTGATATTCGAGGTGATATACTGATGATTCGGTACGCTTATATTTGCAACCAGATTTTGCAGATTTATCGTAGCCTTGATGGTTTGTCATTTCCTCTTGATCCTCGCAAACCTTTTCAACTTATGAGTAACTGCAAACTGATGACATATAAAACATTTTCTGAAATCAACCATTGCTCTTTGCAAGAAGTTTTCCTATTATGCGAAAGTCAAAGCGGCTGCACTCATTACGATGTTTCTAATGATAGATACCTTGTACTGTTCAATTCCTCTACTGCTAACAACAATGTAATTGGGCGTATTCGCTGGACACTGGCACATGAACTTGGTCATGTAGTGCTAAACCATTTACCATACATTGCAGAACCGCTTATTGCAGAACACAATTTCAATAATCTATCTAATCCAGAACTGGAAGCTGAAGCAGATTATTTTGCGGCAGCTTTTCTTTGCCCTATGCCACTGTTTGATATGCTTGGAGTGAAATCTGCAAAAGACATTGAAATCACTTTTGGTCTTTCTCACGAGGCTTCTGAATGTCGTTGGAACGACTATGTAAAATGGAAACGCAATCATCGGAAAACTGCTTGGGAGAATGATATAAAGAAAATTTTTATTTCTTCAAATCAGTGATACCAAGAAGCATCAATAATTCTCCTTTTTGAATTTTTTCAATATAACCACAATCTTTTCGAAGTGTCACCATTACATCTTCAACACAATACAATTTATCCTTAATTGTGGCTGTTGGATTTATTAAATTTTGAAATAATTTATTCCATTTTTTAATTAGCTTGTGAGAACCATAAATCAAACATTCATGAACAACTGCATCTTGTAATTTAATTAATTCATGTTCATCATAAGTTTTTTCTCTTACGCCTCTTGTGATAAACATAATAAAATCAATTAAAATACTGCATCTATTTTTGTTGTCATCATAGATTGATTTTTTCTTCTCTGTATAATTAGAAATCCAACAAGTCATTAATGCACCTAAAATTGCACCAACGATGCCACCTATAATGATTTCAATGTAATTCATATGCACCTCCATGTTCAGATCATATCCTACACTCTGGCTTAGATTTTCCAATCTACCAGTAACCTCACCAAGACTTTTTCGTATGTCCATCCACGCCTCGGATATGAAATGCGCCGACACTTTGTATCTTTAACGGTAGACGCATACCGCTGTCAACCCCTACTTAGTCCCGCCAGTTCTGGTTTACGATATGGTTGACTGCGCATGGCCTTGCGCTTCAAGTGTGTTATCTTATAGCCCTTCTCTATTAAACTATAAGAACCGCAGCTTGTTTAGCCTATTTAACTACCTCTTACTGGCTCGATTTGCTTTTGTTGACGGAGTACCATCGCACTCTAAAGTGTTTGCCCGAATGTCCATTCTCTTCTCCGTACCGTAGTCGGTAAACCAGCCATGATATATCATTTCACATGGTCTTGTGGCGGCGGTAGTAGGATTCGAACCCACGGGAGTAGTTAGCTCACAACAGTTTTCAGGACTGCGCCGTTATGACCGCTTCGGTATACCGCCCCATATCGGGAGCAGTTTTGTGTCATGCTCAGGACGAACAGGAGGGGGGAATTTAAAATGGATCAAACAGTCATTAGCAGATCAAACAGTTCCTCGGCAGCTTCCTTGCTTTCAGCTTTAGCATCCATGTAATACTGCTTCATACGCTCGGCGTGTTTCTGCGCCTCAACCAAAGCCTTTTCTGCCTCTACATACCGCAGGGCAGCTCTCTTGAGCCGCTTTGCGGTATTTTATTATTGCACTTCAGAGCGGCAAGATGTTTACCAGTTTCCAGAGAGAAAGTATCGTTGGGATCACACTTGGCGATACCCTTAACGGTCTTTCCAGCAAAAGTAGAAACTGCAATTACCTGATTACCATTATGGTAATACTTGTACTTATCAAACGGAAACCGCATCAGTCTTTTCCTCCTTGTTATTCTTTACGGAAGGCCACAGTACCACGGGAACAGTCTCATAGCCCAGCATCTTATAAATCAGATAAGCAGTGTAGCCATCGAACAGATTATTCTCAGAATCCACATAAATCTCAGTATCAAACTTACGATTTCTACGCCACTCGTCAAGACGCTTATTCAGCTTCTCATTGCAAGGAATAGTCTTAGCAAAGTTGTAAGGGATTCTAATATCTGCCAGAGGCATATCCATACGATCCAGATTGAGAATAAAACACTGCTTATTTGCCGCTTCCTCGTCCGTGAAGAACTGATCTCCCATCATCATACGAGCATGACCATTCTGATCCATAACGGTATATTTGACGCTGGGAGCAGTACCATCGCCGCCGATAGTAATATGAGTTGCGGCAATCTTACAAGGAATAACCTCATACTTCTTCTGACCAGTAACCTTAACAGTACCAGAGCCATTGCATTCAGGGCAACAATACTCCTTCGTGTTATCGTTCACCAGACACTCAACAATCTGATCGGTAATCTGCTTCATCGCCTCGTCCAGAGAATTTGCCTGATAAAGTGCTGCACTACCCAAACGAATCTTTCCAGTACCACGACAGATCGGGCATTCAGTTCTGGTAATCTTCTTCAGGACAAATACCTGATCGCCAATGCCAGCTTTGGTTTCAATGTTCATTTCAAACGCTCCTTTAATTACTTGTATTTCTTGTTATGTAGGTTATTTGAATATCAGTTCTTTAACTGACACTTACATTATACTTGTATTTCTGGTTATTGTCAAGCCTTAATCAGAAACTTTTTCAAAAAATTTTCCTCCCTGCTTTTTTACATCATCATAAGTAGTAGAGCTGCCAAACTGATTAACGACCCACACTTCTCCATTCTGAACCGAAACTCGAACGGGGAATACTGAATCATCCGTAACAACAGTTACAGTCTGTCCATCCATCTTTCGAAGCTGCGTCTTTGTTAAATCTTTCGGTGTATTTTCACAACGAGGGAAAGGACAATATTGACAATCTTCTGGATCACATTTCTCACATTTCTCATATTCGGTTCGTGTAACAGCATAAATAAATGTAGCAAAGCCCAAAAGAAGAATAGCTAAATTAGCAATCTGTTCCATATCTATTTTCCTTTCTCTTAGATTTAAAATATTCGTTTGGTGTTTGTTTTGTAACTGTAATACTAATTACATCAGGATTTTTCAGAAGAGCAATAACCTGTTCAATAGTATCTTCTTCACCCTTCATGGTATATACCGCACTACCATTGGCAACTTGCATTTTAATTTTCATAATGATCTCCTGAATCCTTTAAAACAGCAGACTAACCGCATAAATTGGCAGTCCAATTACGACAAAGAAAATCAGAGCCAGTACCGCAGCACCGAAAATACGGTAGAAAAAATTGTCCGAAGGCTGACCATTGACTGTAATCTTCATCTTGGGGATGAAAATCAGCACGATATACACAAGAACAGTTGCGGCAAGAATGTACTTCATCATTTTGTTATCCCTCCATAATTTGATTAATATTTCTAATTGTATTGAACAGCATAGTGACTTTGCTATTGATTTTTCGGTCATCATGGAAATGAGCAAAAAGCCAGTGGCGATAATTCAAGCGAGTCTCAACTTCTTCCAGCCACTTTTCCATAGAATTATCCACGGTAGATTGATCCAGACCATTTAAAAATAAGTCTGTGGGCTGCCATGAATAGGGACAGGTATGAGACAAAACCAAATCCAACTGCCCAAAGGTTGTTATTTGTTCCAGAATAGCTTTTCTGCGTTCTGGTACAACCTGTTCGTCCGCAAACCATCGTGCGCCGCATTCCAGACGATAAAATTTATCGACACTGTATGCACCACCCAGCACCAGTGTTTTATAACCTTCCAGATCATAAAGTTCGCCATCTTTGGCAAACTGCAAATTAGGAAACTCCTGCTCCACATAGACCATACCAAAATTCCCTAACTGCTCTTGATAACTGGCGATGCTCTCAGGGCGCATTTCATGATTGCCGTGAATACAGAAATAAGTTCTACCGCTATCCTGTAAACGCTTTTTATTCACATAATCGGCTGTATTTTGCAAATAATTTACACCCACATCACCCAGCAACACAATAATTTGGTCAGGAGTATGAGGAATACCCATTCTATCCAACCGATATAACAGTCCTTTGATGTTTCCATGAACATCACCAGTAAAATAAAGCATATTGCTTCTCCTTTCTCACGGAGGATTACACAGTCAATACAAGTTCCATCTTGTACTGACCATTTTCGTAAACATCTACATCATATTCACACAGACGATAATCATCATCAGTAGCATCAGGGTTATATGGCATGGTATAACCACAACGGAGCAAATGACGCAGAACACGGCGTACAGTGGTGCTACGGCTGCACCGTTCCTCAAATGCAAATTTGCCTGTATCCAGATCAAGCAGCGTACAATACTGCGTAGTATTTGCACCACCATATTTGCCCTTATTGTCACGGAATGAAACTACATAATAGATAGCTTCTACTGCGTCATCCTTATTGCGATTTTTCAGCACAACAATAGAACCATTATGTAGATTCAGTTTGCGTTCCAAATTAGTAATCTGCCGCTGACCTCGAATGAAAATATTATTCATGATCGTAATTCCTCCTGTATCTCTTTTTGAATTTCTCTTTTGAGTCTTGTTTTCGCCAATTTCTTGTTGGCTTTTTTCATTTTTGCCCATCCATTATGATTATTCGCCCAACAAGCATAACGATGCGAAAATTCAGATTGGAACGGCAATAATTTCTTGAGTAAATCAGCCATATATTTCAACCTTTTAATGCAATAATAGTTGCGAGAATTCCGATTATAATTACAAGAACCATTACTGCATTAAATTCTTTTTGAGTCATTTATTTATCCTCCCTTATGGGACGGCACATTCCAAGATGACTTTCCACCGGGAATTGCGCTTGGAATCGTCATGATCCCATGCTCACGCATAATGGATTTCATACGCTCCAATTCATTACGCAAATTATTGATCTCTCTGTCTTTCTTTTCTACGATTTGCAAAGTTTTTTCACGCATAGTTGCAGCTCGATTTACTTCATCTTGTTCCAGTTCTTTACCGTCCAGCCATTTATCAACGGAGTGCATGATGCCAAGAATAAGATATTCTTTTTTGTTCAATTCTTCCGTTGCATTTCTTAATCCATTTTCGGCAATTTGGCACTGTTGTTCCCAATACGATACAAGGTTTACACCTTCTCCATCGAATAACATAGACTCTAAATTTTCAATCGCATAAGCTGCTTCACGAAGCGCAATATCTTTAGCCGAAATACCATTACGAGCATTTGCATGGCATCGTGTTACCAATTCCTCATACATGATTTTCCTCCTTACTTAATGCAGGATTATAGTGGTATGCCCATACTCGTTCTCCATACGATTTTGTTCGGAAACACCATCTTTCCGAATCTCCAAATCGGGAATATCCAACAGTTAAGAATGAAACAAAATCAATTCGTACCCATCCATCACCATCTTCCATGCCTACTAACCAAATCGGTTTCCCTGTTACTGCCGCTTCATGCAACTCTTCCAAGGAAAGAGGATGATCATTTACTTTTTGAGAACATTTTAAGACTTCATTCTCTTTGCTAAGTTTATCCAACTTAGCTTTTGTTTCGGAGAGTTCTGCTGCTAAAGCAAAACTATTTGCACTATCACCAGTTAAAACCACAGGCTGCATTTTACGAAGCATTGTAATTTCGGCGTGTTGATCCTGCAATAAATCTACAATCTGGCTTGCTTCATAGGTGCTGATCTGCCCAAGGCCATGTTCTGCGTAATATTTCAAACTTTCTAATAGTGCCTCATACATAATCAGGACTCCTTCTTATCATCAGAACGCTGCTTCCATGATGTAAAACATAAAATAGCAAACAACGCAATCCACCACTTTTCAAAATGAACGGCGAGGGCTACCCAACAAACCATCATCAGAACATTTTCCAGACAAATAAAGAATACAAATAGATGATCCATATCATCACTCCTTGAGCATTACAATATCGTAAATGTAATTCATATCTTGTGTGAAAACAGGAATCTCCGTATCAATAATCCATTTCTTGCGCATGACAGTCTTATCAGGATCGTTTTGACACTTGATTTCGGTCATCTGCTTACGGCAACCAGTCCCACGCTTACAGATAGTAGGATAATCGTTCCAATTAATACCCTTCTCAACAAACAACATATCCTGAATCTGATTGCAGTTCTTATTCATAAGCTGCTTGTGAGAGAAATTTGCCTGTCCTGCGGATTGAATACTGTTACGGGTTGCGTCCTGCTGTCTCCAAATGAAGTAGTTCACAACATCTTCCTTTGGGATATTAAACACACGAGAATCAAACATTGCCTTATCGCAGCGTGAAAAATAAGTATGACACTGTTTCAGCAGAGTAGGATCAACTGTCTGATTTGTGCCGCCGTCCTCAAAATCAGGAAGATTATCATAACCCCATTCGTCAATATTATTGCGGAAAAACTTATTGAATGCCAAAGTTGCCATACTTGCAGAAACGCTACACATCTTCTGAATCGTATTATCAAACCAAGAATCACTGGTAAGCGTCTGGTAATCAATCAGAAGCAAAGAGATTTCATCCGACTGCGTATAACCAAATACACAGCCCTGAATATTCTCACAAAGATACTTCATAGTATCCTGCATAGTTTTCATCAGTACCGCATCAAAAGGCTTCTGAAAGCCTCTGGTAAAGCTGTGAAATGCCTTTCCATCCAGCCGAATAATCACAGGCATACGGCGTACAAGATGCGCTCTGGTGACATTCTCATAGGTTTTCATGCGATCTCCAAGGTTATCACGATTACTCATTTTCATTTCCTCCCATTAATTCATTTAATGTTGTCCGATAGCAGAGCATATTTGGACGATACTTTGGATTATCAAAGATTTTAGAATCATCATTGGTATAGGCTTTTAGAATAGCGGCTGCAATGCCAGAAGAACGGGAAATTCCCGCATCACAATGGACAATCACATCCGTATTCGGAAATTTATCCAGCAGACGCTTAATTAAATAAGCATCATCTTTGCTGAACAAATCCTTTTCTCCCGTATCTCTGCCGTATACATCCTTACCAATTCTATCTGCATCACAAAAGAACAGGCGTTGAATTGCAATTACTTTATTGTATTTAGAACAAAACGGTTCAGTAAAATATTCGATGTACGGATCAGATACAGAAATCATAATGGTTTTTTGCTCATGTGATTGCTTACAATATTTAACTGCCGCATCACGAGACATAACAGTTACTTCCATCGTCCTGCCCTCCTTAACTTAATTCGTTTCTGTGTTCCATCATGATAACAAACATAAATTTTTACATCTGGATTATTCAGATACACATGAAATAAATAGTAGACTTCATCTTTATCTTGAGAGTCTACAAATATTTCATCAGAATCGGTAATACCTTTATATTTTCCTGAGAATATGACACGATAACCAACTCTACACTTAGGTTTCTGCGATCTCATAATTCATCCTCCAAAGCGATAATTCCGCTGTCAATTAACATATTGATTTTCTCTAAGAACATCTCCTGTACTCGTAGGTCATTCTCACAATCAATATCTTTTTCATTAAAGAATTGATTGAATTCATAACCACACATTCCACCGTAAGATGTAAAGTAGAAACGAAACTTCCCGGCATAGGATTTTGCATCTTCATCATAGATGCCAATCCAAAAACTATTATCAGTACCGAACTGTTGATCAGCAGTAGAACCCGCATTACCAGAGATACACCATGCCTGAATTACATCGTTCCTCCAAAAGAATGGTGCGCCAACAAAAGTACGATCTGCGACTTTATATTTCTTGAGTTTCTTAATGGTCAAATTGTATTTGTTATTAACCAATGGTTTTCGCATTTTATAAGCCATATTGTTACTCCTGTTTATATCGAATGACACGGACACGAAGATTAAATCTCTGCGCAATATCAATCATATTTGCTGTACCACGACTCTTTCCGTCCCAAAAAGCTACAAGAGCATCTGCATTTTCTGCCATCTCCTGATTACGGATATATCCAGCAGACTTACCGAAAGTTTTCCAATCTGCTGGGAAATAATTGATCCTATACCCTCGTTGCTTTCCATACTGCTCACCAAGCGTATCTGCGCCTCTTGCCATACCGCATACGATTACAATATCGTCCTTAATATTAGACAAAAGTTTATCCATCTTTCTTTCTAACTCGGCGTAATTGTTGTAATCTCTGCCGCCAGCAATAATAACTCGAAACATAGTACAGCCTCCGCTTTAGATTTATTTACCTTTCATACTGCGATAGTAATAGAACTGAAGCTGCTGGATAAATCCCTCAAACCCTTGATAGGGTGTCGGATCAAACTCTCCATGATAAATATTTTCAATCAGCTTTTTCATCCAAGTATCAATAGGAAATTGCGAGAGGTCATGCGCACCAAACAACATGATACAAGACGCAACTTTCTTTCCAATACCACGCATTGAAAGCAAGGTTTGATAGTCAGGTTTGATTTGTGTTGAATTGCAATGAAACAAATCATATAAATAAGCGGCACGATAACCAAGTCCCAAATCAGATAAATCTTCCAATGTGGTATATTGCAATTCAGATTTGCAAGGAAATGTGTAATAGACACGATCTTGACAAAGTATTTCTCTGCCAAATCTTTTACATAGTGCTTCAATAGATTTTTTAATACGAGGAATATTATTATTCTGAGAAATTATAAAGGATACTAAGGCTTCCCAAAAATCCTGCCGTAAAATCCTCATACCTTCTCCATATGCCATTGCTGATTTCAGAAAATCATCATCAGATTGCATAATTGCCTTATAAAACTGCTGGTAATCTGTTTGCAAATCCAAGTAATTCTCCCAATACTTCCATTCATGATTGGAACAATCAAAAAGATAGCAATTTGATGATGGTTCATACATTACATGAACTGCATGATTACCAGACAAAAGATCATACTCATGTTCTTTGATTTCAAATATCCGAAAGCACTGCCCACTATTCATAATAGTATGTAAATTCAATTCATAACCGCTCACTTTTATCATATCGATACTCGCTTCTTGTATTTATTGTTATTAATTCAAAATAAAAGGCTGCGGCTGATTATGCGGTGGAAATTTGCGTTCCTCCATCGGAGGCAGAATATTTTTCTTTAATCTGGATGCTCCGCATTTAGGGCAAAAGAGAAATTGCTGATGATCTGGAAACCGATAGCTGCCGCCAGCTAAAATTATTCTCGCACCATATTTATCTACTTCATAAGATGCAGAACCAAAATCAAATTTTTCACAAAAGTCACACACTATTCAAACCTCCATTAATCTGCACTTATCACTGTGAATGTATTATATTCTCCAACAGATAAAATATATTTCTTACTTAACAGCATTGATACAGGCTCAAAGCTGCAAAGTTCATTATTGATCCTATCTGTCAATACTCTTATCGACCATGAAAAAGTTCCATCACTGGTACTCCAGCCTTTTGTTGCGATCTTTTCAATCATTGGATAACAAGAAATATCTAATTCCCTTTTTATCCTTAAAGCAACAGCAATCGCATTTTGTGTGATTTTATATTTTTTTGCGCCATTCTTTGCAAACTGCCAAAACTGATCAGAAAAATCCGAAAAATATCTCTTTTCCTCTTCCGTCAACATATCATAATAAGTACACAACATATTTTTATGTTTTTCAGAACAGAGTACAGAATCAGAACATAGTTTTCGAATATTTAATTCAAGATCATAAAAATCACTCATTATGTATCCCTCAATGCTTGTTTTGCTTCCTCAAGTGTAAGAAACCATGTTTTCCCGAAAGAAGAAAGTGCTACTTTATAATAGTAACTCTGATTTCCAAGCCAATCTTTTGGCTGAATGATAGGATATAAGCGAACATAATTTCTGCGAAGTGTCAGATGATACCCTTGGACAGAACATAAACGAGGGGCTGAACTATCAGATGTATTTAAATATACATGACTTCCAACAGCGCACGGGAATGTTACTATTTTCCCTTCTGATTCTGCTTTTTGATAACGCTGTAATTCCTCTAACCAATCAGCTAATTTATCATGCTGATAAGCACAATCTTTATTGTCACTGGAACATCCTTCAGCAACTTGTCTGGCATGAATAATTGCTTCTTGAATTTCCATTATATGCTCTCCTTTCCAAACTTCTCAGCACATTCAGGACAAAGTGTTTTCCCTCTCTTACATTTCCAGCCCGAAGCATAAGCCAATCTGGAAAGACGCTGCTTATTAGTTTCCATACCCATACCACCGTCATCGTTCCGATTCATTTTCTGCTCGTTAGCGTTAAAATCGGTACTCCAACTACGGGAACATTCATCACAGGTAATGTCGTAATATGTATCAATCCGAATTTTCATTGATATTCCTCATTTCAATCATGCCTTGCACTACCATATTATTGTATCTGGCAAGCAAAATTTTAATGATTTCTTTACAATCATCAATGTTTGCTGTATCTAAAACATGATCAATATCAAAATTGCTTTTGGATTTTAACAAGAGTTTTACAGCATTATCATAGTTGATATTACCCATAATTCAGTTACCCTCCATATTTGCCTCAAACTCGTCAATGGCAACAACAATTTCGGCAAGAGAGTCACGAACCTCTGCGATTGCTCCATCCTCATAATCTTTCACTGCTTGTTTCAAGGCTTTGATAATGGCTGCGTCATCCAGTTCACCATTTTTCCAGAATTTCATTTCCATATCAAATCTCCTTCTGGTCAAATTTTCTTCCACACTTCGGGCAACAATCTACTTTAAACCGCATAACATGATCTTTTACCATGACCATAATTTCACCGTGACTATCTACAAAAGCGCAGTTTTCACTATCCTGATAGAATAATGCTTCATCACCATTACAACAATTGCATCCGTCATTTTCGTGAATAATCTGATCCAGTTTATCACACAAACTTTGCAAATGTTCTACGGATTTTTCTCCACCATTGACCAAATCTTCCGTCATTGGATTTTCTACCAATTCAAGATCATCTCTGGAAACACGAGAGATATAAGCAGATTGTCCACAATGCACACATTTTTCTGTTTCAATGGTAAATCCATGACCTCGAACAACATCTACAATACGGCAGATTGTCTCAGGAGAAACCGCAGCTCCACCGCCGTTTCTAATTTTTCGAACAGGACGGCAGAATCTATTTCGTAGTTCATCACCAGAATACTTTTTCGGGATCATTATAATGTTCTCCTGCCTTTCAAAATGGCATTTTTAGCATCTTCTTCTCTAATAAATAGAGACTTTCCAAGCGCACTACCATCAAATTCATCAAAATCTTCACTCTCAACAAAGTCAACAGAAATACTTTCTAAGACTCCATTTTTGTAAGTAGCAAGAAATACTTTGCCATGTTCAATTTCTCCTTCGTCTACATCAACATACCAAATATCATCGCCTTTTAACAAAGGAGAATTAGAAAAAGAAGTACATTCAATTTCTTTATATACTTTTTCCAATTCATCAACCAACATAGTAATAATAGTAGCTGCCTGATGATAAGTATCTGTTCCATTCCAAGCATCAACTGCTTTTCTTGCCATTGTAAGTAGTTCAGTATTCTTTTCCATCAAGTAACTCACTCGCTTTCGTCAGAAGTTTTTCTTTGTCGTTTTCAATTTTATCATCCATGACCATTTCAAGCAACTGATTTAAAGCGTTTCCAAGGGATTTTCCAGCAACAAAACCGATCTGCATCAGGTCATTTCCATTGACCGCCAAATCCTTCAGAGAAAAACAATCTTCATCCTGCTTAATCTTCTGCATCATGCGATAAAACTGGCTAACTCTTGTAATTTGCGCTGACCTCTGCCCAATATCAAGACGCTGGGCTGATTTATCCGCACACTGAAGAAAAACTAAGTTCATAAACTGATGTGTTCCAAACTTATTCAAGCAACGGCGAACAACATTCTTTTTCAGTTCCAGAACACGATCATGGGAGGCTACGAGCTGCACTACATCGGCAATCAGTTTTGATTCCAGACGGAGATTACGCAAAGATTTTTCCGCAAGTTCCGCACTGACAGCAGCATGACCATAGAAATGTCCAACACCGTTTTCATCTTCAGAATAACACTGCGGTTTTCCAAGATCATGATATAGACAAGCAATTTTTACTACGGTATCCGCATGACATTCTCCAACGGCGTGAATAGTATGTGTCCATACATCCCATTCGTGATGGGGATTATTCTGGATAAAACCAATACAGGGCGTGATTTCAGGAATAATGACTTCAAACACATCCGTAAAGTTTTCCAGCAACCGATCACAACGACCAGACATGATTTGTAAAAACTCGCTTCCAATTCGTTCTGCGGCAATTTCTTTCAGCAAATCTTTCTTTTGGTGCATGGCATTGGCAGTTTTCCGCTCAATTCTAAATCCATAACGAGCTGCAAAGCGCATGGCTCGAAGAATACGAAGCGCATCTTCCTCAAACCGTTGCTCAGGATCGCCAACACACATAATATGACGATTCAACAAATCATATAGACCATCAAAGTAATCAATAATTTCTCCGTTGATATTTGCCGCCATTGCATTGATCGTAAAGTCACGGCGGCTCAAATCCTCTTTGAGATCATTGACAAATTCTACACTATCAGGATGGCGGTGGTCAGAATAGTCCCCATCTTTACGATAAGTTGTGATCTCATATGAATTTTCCAGAACAACAGTCAATGTCCCATGTTTGAGTCCAGTATCCAGCACACGAAGGCCAGAAAATACTTCTTTCATCTGATCTGGCAGAGCATTAGTACAAATGTCCCAATCATGCGGCGTTCTTCCAAGCAGACTATCACGGACGCAGCCGCCAACTACATAGGATTCATACCCTGCATCCATCAGCATCTTCAGCAGACGCTTCGGTTCCTCTGGAATTTGCACCAGCCGATCATAAAACTGCCAACTCTTTTCAGGTGCTTTCAACCACTGTTTTTCCATACTCATTCACCCACTATCACATAAAGGCGTTTCTTACCCCACTTTACCCAAAGGCAATCAGGCTTTTCCAAAGATATATTCAGGTCTGAACGATTTTTCCGCACTTCGCTTGTAGACTGAACCACGCCAGCCTCTTTCATAACGACTGGAAGGTATCTGGTTTCTGTAAACAAAGTCTGTGGTTGTTCATTATTTTGCCAATCTGAATCATCCAGAGCCAATAAGCACTTTGAATCAACCAGAGGTTTTCCAATCACAACATTCAAAAACATTTTTATTCCTCGTTAAATCAATGACAGCTTTGTACCGGGATTCTGATCACCAAAATGTCCATTGGAATCATATCCCCATTTTCCCAAATACTTTGGTTTCCAAAGCTGTTCCATTCTTTCATTCTCAAGCGAAAGAGAATATTCATTAACGGCAATGGTAAATTCCTCAATACGCTTATAATCAGGCTTTTCCGGGAGAGAAGTGTTTGCTTTTGCGTATTCCATACGCTTTTCAAACTCGTCTACCATCTGGTAAAATTCCGATCTGAATGTACCGTCCTCATTCTGAAATTCTCCGTTACGGATCGACATAAGCAGAGGAATTTCATGCTCACGGAAAGTATTGATCTCCTGCTTTTCCAGAATATCCAGACACATCATGTAAAGCCGAATCAAGTGCATAGCGTGTTTATTCAGGTGCGCATCATCTTTCTTCTTATTGCGCTGCGTGATTTTTCCATACTCCTTAACGATGGTATTCAGATCGCTCCAAATGTTTTTATAATCACGCAGAGGATAGTGCGTCAGGTTTACATCCAGAAAAATTTCCGTATCCAAATCCTCACGCTGAGATTCATCTACATAAAGATGAATGGCTCCATTCTCAAACGCCTGATACCTGTCATTAAAAGAGGTCATGGCAGATTTACAAGAGGAAAGAATCTGCTTCTCTTTTTCCGACTGGTCATAGCGGTCACGAGCCAGAGCTGCTTGCAGACGGCGAAGCTGCTGAGTGGCATAACCGCCGAAAGCATGAACGGCTTTCTGAGAAAGGAACATATCACGCTGCTCTACCATCATTTTTCCAATATCATTAAAGAACACATAATGTTCGGGCTTGCATCCAAGCAGTTCAATGGTATTGGGATTACAATCCGACAACAGATGAATCAGCTTATTAAAACTGTAAATGGTGGTATCTGTCGGGTTATCAATTACTTGTTCAAAATTCGTTCTTCCAAGAATGTCCGTTCTGGAATTAAACGCACATCCACGAATATCAATGTCAGAATCAGGTGTATTTGTACCGTATGCGTGACTTCCACCGAATGTTGCAAAAATCATCGACCCCCCAAGGTGAGGGTTCGTCTTGATAAAATCGTACTCAGGACGATTTAAAACTTCTCTAATATCCATTTAGTTTTCCTCCCACGGATACTTTTTACGGTACACTGTCTGTTGTTCCGCAATGTATCCTTCCTCTACTTTGTAATCCATTGAAAATTCCAGCATATCTTCGACTTTCTGCTTGATTTCCTGATCCGTTACCGAATCCTCCACAAAAAATTCAAAATCATAGCTGCCAAGAGGTCTGGTGTTGATATATCCAGTTACTCGTTTCATGAATGATCCCTCATTATTTCATTTTTCTTTTTATTTTCCCAATGTTTTTGAAAGCGTTCTTCCATGACGCTTTCCATAAAGTCTCTTGCTTCTGCCGTTGTCATGATTTGCGGCTCACTGTCATTTCCAAAAGGCAAACCAATGATCACTTTACCTTGTTCCAACAGCTTACGCACTGAATGCCACGACATAACCGCCTGATGATATGTCCCATCACAACCAGTCCAGTTCCGACAAGTGCCGCCATGATCAAAATAATCCATCGCATCGGACATTTTCAGATATATACAAGCTAATGAGCCGCCGAACGGTACTTCTTTATAGCTGTAATTTTCCAGTCCATAAAGCTGCAAGGCTTTCTCTTTGCTGTTCATATCAATTACATAAGCGGCAGGGAAATAACCCTCGTCAATCAGGTCAAGCAGTTCCAGAATGCGGCTCCACGATAAATCATTCATTTTTCCACAAAATGAAAACTTATCAGCTTGCCACCTTTTCTGATCCTCAAAGAAACGCTGCCGCTGAAAAGACTCGTCTTTTTCCATACGCCGTACTTCCATAGCTGAATTTTGTTCCTGTGCGCATTGACTGCCAAGCGTAAAGGCAAGGAACAACGATTCAAAAATCATAGTGCTTTCTCCTTTACAGCATCATGTTTTCCACTTCAAAGATTTCTCCAATATGAACGGTAATAATCTGGTTATAGTCTAAAATATTTGCCAGCTTTTCCATCAACTTGTTTCGATCCTCCGCACTGACAAGATAACCACGACTGCCGCCATTCACATAATAAACAACAACAGAATACACACTCATGTTTTCCATTTTGTTTTCTCTCCTACATTGTACTTGCATTTATTGTTATTGTCAAGAGTTATTTTCGCATTCTTCCAGTTCATCAAAAAATGCGTCCAGTTCGCTCCCATCTTCCAGTTCAATTTCCCACATCGTTCCGATGTCCTCAAAATCATATTCTGTTTCAGGCTTACGCATTTTCACCTTGCACTTTTCTCCATCATGACTTTTCCATTCAGAGTCCATACCATGCGTATTGAAAATACAGGTTTTTCCTTCCAGATTTCTCATATCTCGATTCATACTGTTTCCCTCCATTAATACGGCAGTTCATCATTCCGATGAATATAATCATGTGCTTCACGAAGGCTGCAATGATAACGCTCACGATACAACCTCACGGCAAGAACAGGACGCACCTTTGCCAAATCATCCACCTGCATATCATATTCTCTGATTGCCTCAATGATAACAGTTCCAAGCAAATCATAAAGAAAACGCAAAAACTCAGGTTCATTCTGGCTGCGGCGATAACCATGCGTGTAGTAGAACGCATCTTCCAGTTCTCCGTTGCAAATAATGTTTCCGTCTTTCATCCGATAGTAAATGTTGTGTCTGTTCATACACTCATTTCCTTTCTGGCCTTCATAATCAGCCTTTGATTCCAGTATTCATGCTGCTTATTTTTCCGAAGATGATGACACTGCTTTCCAAGACAACCTTTCTTTTTCATTTCTTTGACTGTCAAGCTGCCATTATGTAATTCGCAATAAGCCACTGGATTTTTCGGCTTACCACCGTAGATTGTTTTCTCCAATGTGATTTCCACCATCATAGAACATATGCAATACCAGCAATATCCAGTTCACGGCGAAGCTGTGCCATGTCAACTCCATCCGCTCGGCAAATGTCCAGTTTATGAAAACTCTGTCCACAAGTTTTCTGATAGTCAAACAAAGCAATGTTCTCTCCGTTCATACCAATTTCAGGCTCGGCAATGCCGATATAAGTCTGTGCAATATCAATAATTGTTCTAATCTTATCTCTGCCCATTATTTTTCCTCCAAGTTTTTTGTACCAACGAAAGGACTTCTTGTGTATCAAAATAGTAGTCTGGATATGTATTATCTGGATTTTCCGCATCATACACCAACGATCCGTCCGCATTCTGCATAACATATATCAATCCAACGGATTCTACAATACCAACATCAACGCATTTGCCGTCCTGAATAGCAACGGTGTAAATTTTCTTTCCGTGATCCTCAAACTCAGATATAATTTTTGTCATTTTTCCTCCGTTCCAACTGGCGGTTTCGGCTTGAACATGAAATGTGTGATTTTCATATTATGATTTCTTGCGTAGTCTGACATATCCCATACAGCAATGATTTCTCCATTTTCTTTCTGTTTAGGGATCAACATGGAAACATCAACGCAACCGCTTCCATCATCAAATAAAGTCTTTACAATGACTTTTTGAAAGAATGTAAGCCGATTTTTCCACATGAAAGAATGATAATCTTCTACATCGGGAACATCATTCCAGACAACAATCTGTGTATTGTGTCTGTCAAGAATTGCTTGCAGTTCATCCATTTGTTTTCTCCTTATCGTACAGCATTCAGATAATCCAACAGGTGTTTTATATTTTCTCTCTGATCAACCGTGTATTGGCGGCTTACTCTCATTGGCAGGACGATTCCAAAACAGTCTGAGCATACCATGATAATAGGATCGGTAAGAGATTTTCCACCAGTGATCAAAACAGGATCAAAAATCTCCGTATAAACTTTGTCTGCCAGTTTTACAGCATAGTAATCCTGCTGAAAATCCCGAAACATGGTCAAAGTCTTTTCTTTCCCATCAAAATGATCATAGTAGGGGAATTGGATACCTGTTGCCGTATAAGAATAGAGATTTTCCGCTCTATCCTTATTCATAATCTGGTCAATCGTCTGCTTCAGCCCCAGCTTTTCCGTCAGTTCTACACCACGCTTCGCCAATTCTCCAAGAACGGTAATGTCGTTAGTCTGAACGGCAATCCGACCTCTTTTATCACTCAAGCAAACACAATCTCCCTGCTGCTCATAACACATCTGCTTGTGGGATGCCTTAACCAGTTTTCCAATATCAAAACTTCTCTTTGCCATGATTTATTCCTCCAACTCAAACCCTTTGTGGCAAAATCCTGTTACATCTGAAATATAATCGGAGATTTCATCTTCATCATCTATTCCATCAGGAATGTCAATCTCTTTCGGCAACAGTTCCAAATCCTTCGGATCATCTACATCCCACTGAATATTTGTAGCCTTCATGTTATTTCCTCCGCTTGTTCATTCTGTTTGGTCAAAAGTTATACGCCCAAATCCTTTTCACTCTGGTCAATCAACTCTTGCGTAAACCCATTTGTGTATTCATGATTTTTCCGTACTCTGGTCAACTGGAACATAGTACATATACGCTCCATCAAAGACGGATCATGCGTTGGATACTCATAAAATAACTGCCGCAATTCATAACCAGCATTGTCCGCTCCACTCATAAAATCATACAAGGCTTCCAAAAGAATGCTTCTAATCTGTCTATCCGTATAATCTTTCCAAGGATAGTCACATTCTTTTCCAAGATAGATTTTCACAAAATCAATCAGGCTTTCTCCTTCATCTGCATATTTGCAATGGCCTTTACAAGCCATGATGATATTACAAGTTCTCTGCTCCATTACGCCGCCTCCGCATTGACTTTCGCAATCAGTTCATTCATACAATCGAAAAACTTCTGAGAACACTGTGCGCCTTTTGCTCTGTAATACTGAAGATGCTCACATTTTCCATCCTCAATCTTTGCACTTACCAACTTTTCATTGATCCAGCCCTGTGTTCTAATGGGAACATTTACGCCGTATTTCCGCATGAGATAATTGACAATAGAATAGCTGCTGGAATTATAGCGGCTCTCATAAAAGGTAACAGTCTGATTTTCCAGTTTGCCGCCGTTTCTGAGAATATCCAGTGTCTTGTTCACAATCTGTTCCGCTTCCGCATTCCGTTCCGCAACAAATGCCTGATCCTCTGCTTCACGCTGCGCCGCCTGTTCCATGCGCTTCTTATGCTGATTTTCCGCAAATACCTTTCTGGATTCCCACATCTGATTTTCCAGTTCAGGCGCAATATGCTTGATAAACTCAACCTCTGTAAATCTGAAATGATCCTGCTTTTCCAGTCTATATTTAATTGCTGCCATGTAGTTTTCCAGAGTCTCCATTCCCTTGCGCTTAATCTGCGTCATGACTTCTTCAATGGAATAGTCTACATGAACACTGCCGATCCAAATACCAACAGGGATTCCAGCATAACAGGCGTACACATCGCAATGATCATTGTATTCCTCTTTAATGGTTTCTCCACGATAAATGCTGCCTGTGATAAGCTGCATTTGCTTGTTCTTATAAAGGGCTTTGGTCTGGTCTGCGTTATAAGTAACCACTCTGAAAGATTCAAAAGGTGTAGTCAGTTCGTTCAGCTTCATTTTATTGTTCCATCCTTTTCTTCGGTTTTACCGATTTATTTTTGTACGGGATAAGCCGTATTCTGTTGTTAGTTTTCTTCCGAACAAATATCCATAATGGTGTCAATCAAGTTCTGCAAAGAGTCAACGCCATATCCATGCAAAGGGATCATCAGTTCTCCGCTTTCCTTATCTCTCAATTCGCAATAATGCGTCCATCCATCTTCTTCAAGATGATCAAAAGAAATGTCCAGCTCATTTCCATTGATAGAGTCAATATCATAAGTGACAATTCTTGTATCAAAGGACTTCGGCTTTCTCCCCTGACCATTCCAATTAGTAGGATTCATTTTTTCCATAAAATCTCTTGCGATTTTTTCTGCCTTTTCTCTGCTAAACATAACTCGATCTCCTTTACTCAACTCTTTCTCCGTTCAGTTCGAAGGTATCAATATCCAAATCGTTTGGATTGCTGTGGTAGTAGGTATCATTTTCAATAATCCATTCTCTTGCTTCCTGCGCCTTTTTCTTTGACGAAAAGACTCCAACAACATACCGATCTCCGATACATCCACCATTCAAAACATAAACTTTCTGTCCGATTTTACGCTTCATACGCTCACGCTCCTGTCAACTGATACAATTTTTCCATTCCCTGCAAAACCTTATCACAATCAGCCTTGCACCGCTCATGACACATAACAAACTGTTCCATGTCCAGCTTTTCCAGAATATCCAGATAAGCATGATACTTGCCGAAGTGATAAGACGCATTAATAAAATGTGTCGTGTCTGCTTTACGGGTTTCTCCAAGAGAATTAATTTCTTTCACGGCTGCGCTGATACTCTCCATGCACTTCAAAACCAATGTTCCAATCTGATTTTCTTTCATTTGTTGTTATGCTCCCTTCGCTGTAAAAATCTTTTGTTCTCTGCACCAGTTTTCCGCTGCCACTTGTGTCTTAAAACCTTCAAGCAAATGTCCGTCTGGCGATACTGCGTAAAACTCTCTACATACTGGATACCAGTAAATGAGAATGTTGTTGATCTGCTTTACCTTATGTCGTGACATAGTTCGATTTACTTTCATTTTTCCGTTACCGTCCGTTTCTGGCTCTCTCAGCCCTTAATCATCAGAATTGTGTTATTATCTGTGATCCGCTTGTGTGCCTTCTCATACTCAGGCATTCCAAAAATCACTGCCGCAATCATATAAAGCTGCGTCAAAGTCAAATAAATGGTCTGGCCTACTCGATCCGCAAAATCAAGCGGTTTTCCATATGCTATTGTGTTTAGCTGCTCATTGCTCATAATTCCAGCTTCTTTAATATCTTTCTGTGTACGGCTGTAATGCTCAACCATTCTTTGATTAATCATATTATATTCTTCCTGCGTTACCGTGATCCGCTGTCTATAATAGGTTCCCTTTGTGGGATGCCAATCGCCAATATAAGCAACTTTCATTTTTCCAGCCCTTTCTTTATTCGTCCTCTTCGTCATCCGTTTCCATAACGATTTCTCCGCTACGAAAATCCTCTTTGATCATTTCTAAAATATGTTCCTGCGTGCATTCGTCCAAATCTTCCCAGCGGACTTCTTCACCTTCCAATGTCAATTCAAATTTAACGCTCCACCATCCTGTTTTTGTCATCTTAATTCACTCCTTAACAAACACTTGATTATTTCCGTTTTCGTCTGTAATGGTGACGCTGCTTCCAGTCATAAACCAACACTTTTGACTCAGCCATACCATTTCAAGCGAAGTGTTTTCATTCCCTGTAACTGGATAAGAACGCCCTGTGGCATTGTTTTTCACTGTGAACAGTTTTTCCATTGTTTCTCACTCCCTAAATAATGCCGTTCTCTCTAAATTCTTCCGTCAAGCCGTATCTCTTGCCCAGCTTTTCAAAATAGCTGTTCCATGCCGCCAATTCTCCGTAACTGTAATTATGGTTTTCAAAATCGGCTTGCCATTCAATAGCCTTCTGTCTGGCTGCGTTTTTCCGTTTCTGGTATCCGCTCATGCTCTCAACTCCTTAATGCGCCCTGTTATAGTAGATTTCCATTCCATATTGTGACGGCTTCGCTTTCTGCCAAACACAATAAATATAGCTGCCGCAACGGACTAATAAAGCGTCTTTTCCATAATACTTTTCTTTCATGCCTTTTACTGATCCACTGGCTGAAAAGTTCGGGAATGCGTCAATATGAAGCCGCTTGCCCTCTGATACTGGCAAATATCTAACTCTCATTTTTCCACGCTCCTTACCGCCACTTTCCAAAAACTATGGTATTATTCGGGCTTTTTCTGTTGTATCTCCAAAAAGTACACTCCAAACCGTTTTCCTGATCCGTTACCTTCATACAATCAAAGGCATTTTGAAAACCGTTTGCAATGCGGCTTGCCTTACGCTTGATCTCTGAAAGATTCTTGCCGATTATGGTTTTTCCATAGAGCTGCGCCGTCATCATAGTTACACCGCCTTTTGAAGTTCCTGATACTGTTTTTTATTCAATCCGCAAAACGCTGTAATGTGTCTGCCTGTGGTCTGCGTCCAGCCGTCCCACAACTTTTCCAGTTTTCCATCAGTCAAACGGCGCATGATAGGCGTATTATAGCTTACAAGCGTTTCCACGCCGTTTTCATCAACAAGGACTCTTGCCTTTCCATAAAAACTCTTGCGTCCGTCAATAGGATGAAGTTCATAGATTTTCATGATCAATTCTCCTTTTTTCCTCTGTTGCGTTTCTCCAAAATCTCTTGAAGTCTAACTTTCTTGTTTTTCCGTTTATCTGTTTCGCCCTTTTTGATCCGTGTGGATTTTCCAGCTTCTAAAAGCCGCTTGTCCATATCGTATTTATAGGCGTTTTCTCTCATAGTCTGTGAATAGGATTTTTCCGTTGTTCGTGTACGGCTGCACAATCCAAACTCCGCTTTATATTCCTCTATGGTCATGCTGTGGCTTTCCCTGACATGGCTTCCAAGTCTGTTGTAGGATCGTCCGCAAATGTGGCAAATCACTTTTCCGCTTTCGTCATGCTCCACTTTTCCAGCTTCGGGCAAAGGATGAATTTTGCCGCCGTCCCTGAAATACTTATAACAGCCTTGACACATTCCGTTATAGCTGCGTTCCGTGATTTTTCCACATTTCGGACAAACCATTTTGTTTCACTCCCTTTAATCTTCTTCGCTGTTGTAGTCCGATACTTTTACAAAATATCGTCCAGCATAGAAAAATGATTTCTTGTGATCCGATTCCATGCAAATCTCAATGCAAGGAACACCGCAAATTAAATAAATCATGGTCAATTCTCCGCAAGCATTTTCTTGATCTGCTTTTTATACAGCTTTTCCGCTTCGGCTCTGCCTGTCTTAAACTCCGTTGTAAGCTGCTTGTCTTTCTGTTCATGCTCAATGATGAAGATTTCTCCAATTTGACTTTTGATCTCATACATAAAAACCTTCAAGCCGTTAATGCTGCTTTCCGCAATCAGATTCATTTCACAATCAATTTTCCGCTTCTCCATGTTTAAAGCTCCCTTTCTTGTATTTATTGTTATTTAATATGCGCCGTTCATGCCGTATTCCAGACGCTTCAAAATCATTTCTAAATCGGCTGCACACTGCTTCAGGATCGTCCTATTGACATTTTCAAGCTGCGTTTCGTTCTGGATCATGGATTCAATTTTTCCGCTGTACTCTTTGATATATCGGCAAATTGCCGCCGTATTGACTGAATTGTATTCACTGGATTTTCTTTTGCTGATTGTCATTTTTCCATGCTCCCTTCAACCTTTTTAAATGTTCCGCAACTAAAACTTTCCAGCTTCTTTAATGCGTCTTTTTCCGTTTCATGTACTGATACATGATAAAGAAAACCGCCGTCATAATCCGCTGTAATCCACAAACGAAAACCATTTTCTTTTTCCGTTGCTCCACGATAGGCGAAAAGTTTTACTTGTTCAATTTTCGCCGTATTTCCAAAATCATCTTTATAAATCATTGTTTTCCCCCTTTATCCGACAACGACAACAACGGTATTTGCTGGATCATGTTTCTTCCCTCTGTACGGCTTTACAGCTACATTACAAAAGATATTTGCTTTCTGCTGTGCCGCCGTGATCCGTTCAATTACATTCTGTACGCTGGATTTCTCCACATAGTAACGCTTCATTTCTCCGCTGCCACCTTTCTTTTATTTCTGGTTATGTTCCGTTAAGGATTCTGTACCCATACAAGAACATTGTTATAATAGATTTTTGCGTCTTTTGTTTTCGCTGTAAAATTAATCAGCTTTTCCAGACTGCCCGATCTGTGAAGGGTTTTCCCGTTCTCAATCAAATAGTAAATATTGCTTTTCATCTTGTTTTCCCTCTTTCCTTGTTTCTGTATTGATTATATCACAGCATAACAAGAAATGCAAGTACATTTTCATTTTTCCAAAACTTTTTATCTGTTGCCGCCCAGCTTCAAATAGGCACAAATCGAAACAACAAAACCGATCATAAAATACAGGGTAGAAGGAAAGATTTCTTCAAAAGCTGCGCCGCAATCGGAAGCCCCAGCTTTCCCCAGCACTAACAGAAAGAATATAAAACAGGCTGCGCCGCTGATTTTCCGAAGTACCGTTATTGTGTGCCGTTTCCGTCTTGCTTTCTGTTCTGCTCTGTAACGCATTCTTGCGCCGCTGTACTCTGTATAAGTCATTTTTCCCGATCCCCTTTCTTTAAACAAAGTTTTCTTGTATACCTAACTGCAAACGGCTGATTTCATGTTTTATTCCGTTTTCCGTTTGTAAAACAAGCGTTCTTCTTGTCAAATATCCATATGCAAATTGATATGCTTTTGTGGTTGTTCTGTTATGCTGTTCGATATAGTCATACACTTTTTTCTGATCCGCTTTCAAAAAATCGTGTTCTTTCATGTACTGATCAATTTTATTGTAATTCATGTTTTCCGCTCCCTTACAGCATAGCGATTAAATCAAATTCAAAATTGCAAATTGCTTTATACTTTGGATCTTTCGGGCTGTTTATATCGCTTTTCCACTGTCTGAAAATATCCAGTATTTCCGCAATAATTGTTTTCTGGTTGATCAATTCCAAATCTTCCATAATGGTATAATAAACGCCGTTTTGATCCATACGCTGCATAAAGTCAACCACTTTTTGAAATGTGCGCTTGTCCTGTTCTGTAATTCTCATTTTGTGCGCCCTCTTTCCGTTGCTTTTGATTTTTCCGTTTTGGTATTCACTGGAACGGAAAACGGCGGTTTTCCGCTCTGTCAATATCAAACCTTAATATAAAATAACCGTGTATTCTGTGAAGTTGTATCCGTTCCCGCTGTAATTCCGTGTTTCAATATATCCAGCTTTTCCCGTGTTCTTCAAATAGCTTTCAGTCGCCGAAAATGTTCTAAATGTCATTTGAAATTTTCCCCTTTCTTGTATCTCTGTTTATTTTTCCGTTATTCGCAATAATCCACTTCGCCGCTATTAATCGCCGTTGCAATTCCGTTTAATTCGTTGCAAATGTATCTATATTGACGGCGAAGCATTTTATTTAATTCTTCCGCTTTATAGGCTTTATAATTAAAAGCTGCGTTTTTGTATTCCTTCAATTCAATTTCAGGATCAAAAAGCCAACGATTCAAATTAACGGCGGCAAACTCGAAAACTTTTGCAATCTCTGTATATTTTGCAAAGTGTTCATTTTTCCGGTTGACGCTCCAATTAATAGCCTTTACCATATCGGCGGCGGCTTTCAGTTTAGAAACGCTGTAACAAGCCCTTGCAACTTCCATTTTTCCGCTGCTCCCTTCTATCAAAAGTAATAAAATAATGCGCTGTTTCGGGCTGTAATAGCGTATAACTGCCCTGTTTCGTGATCCTTTAGCAAGCCGCCATTCATGCCATATTTGCCACGGCTAACGGCGATAGGGTCAAGCCGTCTGTATCTGGTCAAGTTGCCTTCTTCGGCGGTAATGTCAACGGCTGCGCCCAGCTTTACAAGGTTTTTGATCTCTTTTTGTTTAATAGTTTTCATATCTGCGCCGCCTTTCTTATTCGCTGATCCGCTGGACAAATTCATCTAACAGGGCTTTTACTTCGGCTTTCTGCTGTTCATATGTCAAGCCGTAGTTTTCAATAATTGCCCTTGCTTTTCTGTCGTATTCTTCGCAAATGCTATAATCAAGGGCTTTCCCGATAGGCGAATAACCCGTTGAAATAATAACGCCGTTATAACCGCCCATTCTGTAATAATCACAAGCCCAGCCATAAACACCTTCCGAATATGCAAACGGATCATTAAACCGCAAAAGAAATTGTAAATTGCAATAGCCGACTTTATAAACAGGTGATCCGCAATTTCTGATTTCTTTTTTTGTCGTTCTGTATTTCATGCTTTCGCCGCTCCCTTCGTCAATTCCCTATAAATAAGCCGTGTAATCATCTCTTCGGCTTCGCTTTCGTTGTATTTGCTCTTTTCGCTTTCGGACTCTTCAAGCCATGCGCCCAGCATATCAACCGCCGAAACATTGTAGTAATACAGAGTATTAAAAGCGGAAGGCAAACCTTGCGCCCAGTCTTTGAAAGTCTCAAACCCGGAACGGCTGCGGCTGTATCTCTTTTCTTCTTCGCAAGCCGTCAAAACCAGTTTGCAAGCCGTGTTAAAATCGGGATCGGCTTCAAGTCCAAAATATTCATGATCAACGCTGTTAATAATATAGCTGCGTACTTTCTCAATAACTTTTTTGCTGTTGCTTCTCAACATTTAAAACCCTTCTTTCTTGTATTTCTGTTTATTTCCAGCGGTGAAAAATCATTTTTACATAAAGCCCATTCAACAAAATTTCAAGGCTTGCGCCGTCCACATAGAACGCCTTCAGGCTTTCAACCATTTGTGCAAATGTTTCTTCATCGGTTTTATACGGCTTCCCAGCGGCAAACCAGAAACGCCAATTTTCAATAAATTCTTCGTACTTGTCAAACTGTTTTGTTTTGCCGCTTTCTTTCGCCGTCAACAGAATTTCAATATATTCTTCGCTGTTTTCCTTTTCGGGCATTTCTACGGCGGCGGCGGCTTCCGTTTCTTCAGTTGCATCAATCCAAATATTGATCGTTTCGCCGTTTTCAAGGTTGACTTCCAGACGATCCCCCAAATCACAAATATAATTGTAGTATTCAACAGAGGAACGGAAAACAGGATAACCCGCTCTTGCGCTGCTGTTTTCGTCTTTGTTGTAATCAGTAGGGAATACTTCGTTAACTTTCGCCCACGCTGCCGAAACGCTGTTTACATGGTAATGTGTAGTTTTCATGTGATCATATCCTTTCTTGCATTTCATGTTATGCTTCGCTGTCGTTGTGTCTTTCTTTATCTTGATTAAAGTATACCACATAATAACCAGAAATGCAAGAACAAATTGAAAAATAGACGGTAAAAAACTGCATAAAATATTATGCGCTATATTGTGCAATTTGATGAAGTGTTTTTTGGAATAGTGATGGCTTTAAAATAGCCGCCCTTTTGCGATTGAATGCGGCGAAAAATAAAAGGCTGTCGGCGGCTTGCGTTTTGTGGGGGGATCGGCTGCGGCTGTCGTGACGCTGGGAAAAGCTGAAGCAATCGGGCAAAAAGTCCGCATTTGTTCGGCTTCGGTTTTGTTCGGTTTTTGGTGTATTGCGAACAAAACGCCCATGATCAAGGAATATTTGCGCCGCCGCTGTTTTGTGATCATGTGGCGGGGGGGTACTTTCCACTTTTTGCGGGTTTTGTTTTCGCCCAGCGGTCAAAGTACATCTGCTCAAACTACGCAGCCTACTATCCAGTACGATTGATCGGGAAACGCATCGTAAAATCACCATAATCATCGCAATATTGACCATAATTCTAACCACCAAAATTCACCCAGCAGCTCTTTAACCTATCATGCTGCCATCGAAAAATAACCATAAACATGGAATTTTCTATTCTGTTCATCCGATGATCACAAAATATTTACAAAAATTAATAACACGAAATACAAGAAACCTGTTGACAATCGGTTTGAAATTTGGTACAATAATAGTGCGGAAATCCTTGAGATTATGGGGATTTTCTTTATAGGGTGTATAACAAGAAAAGCAAGAAAATAAGGAGATGCTTACGATGATGAATACAAAGATTGACGGGACTTGTGTAGTTGAGTTTGCGCCGTGGCTTGAAAAAGCACTGGCAGAAAAGAATAAAAAGTCCCTATCTGTGGCTGCTCCTATTATAGATCAGGAATATGAAAACAGCGATCATCGGGATAAAACTCCTGTGGAACCCATTCGCTCACTGGATGATATTGAACGCATTAAACAATATTTCCTTACTACAAAAGGACATGGAAACACTAAAATCAGAAACTATGCCTACTTTGTTTTGTCCTTGAATCTTGCAAGACGGGGCGGGGATATTGTTAAGCTGCGAGTATGTGATGTATTGAATGCAGATGGTACTTTTAAGAGCCATGTGATTTTTAATCATGAGCAGAAAACCGATAAGCGTTCTATGATCCTGTTAAATAGTAAAACTATCGAGGCATTGAAAATGTATTTTGATAGTCTGAAAGAGTATCGTATGTCTGACTGGTTGTTTCCTAAGTTGAATAATCCATCCGAGCATATGAGTGTGGATGGAATGCGGCGAATGCTTCAGAGAGCAGTGGCAGCTCTTAATATTGATATGAAGATTGGGACGCATTCTTTGCGCAAGACAATGCCCTATCATGTGATCACAAACAGTACCAGTACCGAGGACGAAGTAATTGTGTCACAGTTTTTAAAGCACAGCAATATTAAAACCACCTATCACTATATAGGGCGCAGTCAGTCCGAAATGGATAATTTCGTGGAAGCCAATGGGCTTTAAGACGGCGGGAATGATTTCAGCTTGACAACACAGCCTACGGCTGGTTGCCTACGCTGTCATTCGTATTGCCTACGGCAATACTCATGAATATATACTGAGTTGCCCTATCAGGCGGAACTCGTTTTATATCCATTAAGATGCGGTTTTGACCACTTCCAGACCCAAAAAAAAGACCCATAATAAGAGTATATATCATTATGGCAAAAAATTTTGGGGCGAAAGTCTTAAAAACACCACAAATATGGGCGTTTGGGGACTTTGGTTCGGAGGGCAACTTCGGTATTTTTCAAATAATCATTGCAAAAGAAAGGAGAATTGAATGGGCGAACTGGCGATTAGGCTCAAGTGCATTGAGTATAACGAGGGCGTTTTAGTTGACAAGGTTTGTTCTGAGGCGCAAAAACGAGCCTATCACAAAAAAGAGAAGTTTGTGAATTCAACATATCGAAGAATGTTCTTGGATTCGTTGTCAAAATACTGCGACTACGAGTATGATCCCGAAACGAATAAGTACAGGGTTTTAGAAGTATATAAATATCCAAAGACATTGTACGAGGCAAAAATTCACAAAGGTATTTACCAATACCTTGCGCCAATGATGCTGAACGAGGTTTTGTTTGGTAAAGACAGTAAACACCGCCGAGGTGTTATTACAGCGTTAGATTTGGCAAACACCATTGAATTGGTAAATGGCAATTATAATCATGTTAAGTTTCATCAGGACGAAGTTCATGTGGACTTGGGATTTTCAAAAACGGTTCTGTCTGAATATTTTAACAAGGCAGATAATCGTATTGATGACTACATTCGCCGTTGCGTTAAGTACCTGAAAGCAATGAATTGTGTGATCTATAATGAGGTTCATATGATTGGAATTCTGCCGAAAGTGGCTCCAATTGAAAACGGTCACATTATCATTGAGGAAGGGCAGGTTCGAATTGCAACAAAAGAGGAAATGGAGTTGTATTCCAGTCTGGTTGAGGAAGCAAGTAAACGAGCAAAGATTAAGACTGATAACGAAAAATGGTACGGGAAAAAAGCTGCTAAGTATAATTCTGAGTTGTCTAATCTGTTAAAAGAACATGGTATTGAGTTCGTATGTCGGGCATTTGAACTTTATAAAGTTGACGAAGAACGATGCAAGAGTGTTTTGAAAAGTTTTGCTGATAAGACTTTGGAACAGAGGCGGCGTGAAGCTGGGTATATGCTTAGTGCTATGATGAATACCAATGCTGAAATTCGCTTAGTAAAAAATCCGAGTCTTGGGAATGATTATCTGGATCAATTTAAGAAATTGTCAGATATTGTTATGATAGCTGATGCGCCAGATATTCTTCCTGCTCTACCATCCGTAGATGGTGATTCGCAGAAAAGACTTCAGGATAAATATAAGTTTGAGATTGAATATAAAGTAAGGGGAAAAGACGATGGAGTTGAGTAAAGTTCAACAGGAGGCAGTAGATTTCTACACAGGCTGTTGTAATGTTATTGCCTCCGCTGGAAGTGGAAAGACAAGAGTTCTTGTAAATAGAATTGTCAAGTTAATTGAGGACTATGATGTGGAGCCGGGAAAAATTTTGGCAATCACATTTAGCAAAAAAGCAAAAGAGAATATGATTGAGCGTCTGACAAAGATGATCCCTGAGTATGTGAATTTTATTAACATTGAAACTTTCCATTCTTTTGGGTATAGAATTGTTCGTCAGTTTACGAGAGAACAATTTGAAATTTTGGATGCCGATTGGAAAAAGGTTAAGATCATTGAAGAAATCATGCAGTCTGTTTATCGAACAAAAGAAGTGGATGGTGAGGAAGTAGCTGAAATTCTGCATTATATTTCTGTGCAGAAAAATCAGATGAAAAAGCCCGATACAAAAGAAAAGTTCGGAAAATTCTACAAGAAATATGAGGATTATAAGAGCGTACATAATCAGTTAGATTTTGATGATATGCTTACAAAGTGCTATGAGATTTTGGTAAGTAATGAAAAAGGATTGGCTTATTGTCAGGATAAATATCAATTTATTCTGGCAGACGAGATGCAAGATACAAATGCAGTACAGTATGAGATTTTGAAATTGATTGGCGCAAAGCATAAGAATGTTTTTGTGGTGGATGATCCTTTACAGAATATTTTCCAGTGGAGAGGTTCTGATAATCGGTTTGTGTTGGAGTTTGATCAGGAATGGCCTGATGCAAAGACAATTCAACTGAATAAGAACTATCGAAGCAGTTTGAATATTGTTCGTGCTGCCAATCATTTTGCAGAGTATATTCCTGAGTCTGGTCATGTTCATTATGTAGAAAGTGTTGCAGACAAGGGAGAATTTGAAGAGCCGCATTATAATCGGTTTATTGATGAAACTACGGAGGCGGCTGAAATTTCTAAGAAAGTGAAAGAACTGGTGGATGCGGGGTATCATTACAATGATATAGCTGTTCTCACCAGAACAAATGCCCAGCTTCAGTATTTTGAAACAGCTTTGTATCGTAGCGAGATTCCATATACCGTTGTGGATGGTTTATCTTTTGCTGATCGTAAGGAAATTAAGATTGTGCTTTCTTATTTGCGATTGGTCTGCGATATTAATGATGACGAGGCATTTGAATATATTTATAATCGTCCTAATCGGTTTTTGGGAAGTCAGTTTTTACAAGAGGTAAAACGAGCTGCCAGAAAAGAAAAAATCTCTTTGTTTTGTGCAATGTCCAGAGTGATTAAAACAAATTGGAGATATAAGAGTGCCAATGCAATTTACGGTACAATTAAGCAGCTTAGTGATAATCATTATAAAACAGTTGCGGATATGATTGCGGATTTGCGAGAAATTCTTGATTTAGATTCCTATGTATCTAAGGATTTAAGTGAAAATGATGATAGTAAGGTCGAAAACTTGAATACATTACAAAGTATGGCATCGAATTATAAAGATGTAAAACGCTTTGTCTCTTTTATGGTGAAATTTGCGAAGGAGAAAAAGGTTGATCCGAATTCCGTTCAGCTTATGACCATTCATAAATCCAAGGGATTGGAGTTCCCTGTCGTATTTGTAGCAGGGGTAAATCAAGGTATTCTACCGCATGGTAAAAATGAAAATCCTGACGAGGAAAAACGCTTGATGTATGTTGCAATTACCAGAGCAGAAAAAGTATTATTTGTTTCTTCTACGCAACTTTATAATGGCAAGGAGATGCAAGAAAGCGAATTTATCTCTTATCTTTTTGACGAATAACCAGAAATACAAGAATTGGAGGACTACAATGAAACTATATAAAGGAGAACTATATGGGAGATTACACCAATCGGCATTCATGCCGCACTTGTATTTGGAAGGATCAATGTGAAAGTGAACAACCTTGTGATTCCTATGACGAAGGCAAGGATGCAATTGATCTGTCTGATTTGGAAATTGAAATTCAAGTAGAAAACAATAGAAATGAATTTAGAAAAGAATATTGGAAATATATGAAGGAGTATGACGATGGAAAATGCTATGAATAATATTGAGGTAAAGCCAAGAATTTACCTTGATAACGCATCTACTACCAAGCCGCTTCGGTATGTAATGGATGCTGTAAATGATGCTGTATATGAGCAGTATGGAAATCCGAGCAGTTTACATGACATTGGCAGAAAAGCAAATGAAGCAGTTGAAAAAGCCAGAAAGACGATTGCTGATTTTATTGGAGCAAAACCTTCGGAAATTTATTTTACGGCTGGCGGCAGCGAATCAGATAATATGGCATTGCGTGGCATTGCTCCTCACCTGAAAAGTATTGGCAGGACGATGATTATTACTACGGGAATCGAGCATCATGCCGTTTTAAATACCTGTAAGGATTTAGAAAAGGATGGATTTACCGTAATCTATATGCCAATTGATCAAGATGGTAGAGTTGATATTGAGGAACTGAACCGTGTAATGGAAAAGTATAAAGATCAAATTGGTCTTGTGTCTATTATGGCGGTAAATAATGAAATTGGTTCTATTCAATTACTTGAGGATATTGGTGATCTTTGTCAGGAATATCATGTACTTTTTATGACTGATGCTGTTCAGGCATATGGTCATATTCCTCTGGATGTGAATGAATATCATATTGATTTACTGACTGCTTCCGGTCATAAGGTTCATGCCTTAAAAGGTATTGGTATCTTATATGTACGAGATGGGATTCCGATGAAATCTATCATTACTGGTGGTGGTCAAGAACGAGGACTGAGAGCAGGAACAGAAAATGTGTTTGGTATTATTTCTATGGGAGTTGCAACAGAAGGACTTGTAAAGACTATGAATGAAAACGAGGAATATTTTAAAGAATTGAGAAATACATTCCTCAGCACTTTAGATGAACTTTCTGTGTCTTATAAGGTTAATACTGATGTTGGTGTCCCTAATATTATTAGTTTGACGCTGCCGGGTTGTGAGAGTGAGGCAATGCTTTTGCTGTTGAATCAGAAACAAGTATATGTATCTGCTGGATCAGCGTGTACGGCTGGTTCTCTTGAACCTTCTCATGTATTGATGGCATTGGGGTTATCTGAACATGATGCAAGCTGCACAATCCGTATTTCTATGAGTTTGATTAATAGTGAGTTTGATATGGTCAATGCTGCTCAGGCAATTGCAGAATGTACCAGCCAGCTTCGATCTATGATGGAGGTATGAGATGAATAAGGAATATACACATTATAGGAACATTACACGAGAAATTCTTGACACAATCAAGGTTGGTGATCTGATAAAGATTAATGACTGGACTAAGCCTTTGCGTGTTAAAGCAGTATCAGAGAATTATTTTGTGATGGTAAGCAATTTGTTTGGAAAGCCATTATATTCTGTTTGTTCTAAGTTACCGTGGAAAGGTATTCGTCATAATGCGATGATTGGCGGTATGTTCCATTGTGGCACAGATAATTGGCTTTTTGGTTCTCCCCTATCTCTTCAGTATGAAAATCTGTATCGTTTTGAGAATGACGAGGTAAATCAAGCCTATTTGCAGGAATTCGAAAATGGAGAGGCTGAGATTTCAGAAAGAAATGGTGTTCCCATTTACGATCTGTATGTGAAACATTAATTGGACGGTGGATTATGGTTTGCACAAATTCGTGTCCTTTTGACAATACAAATTGTATGTGTCAGTTTTGCGAGAATCCTTGTAACAATGGATTAAATTGCAGTGATTGTCAATTTCACAATAAGATCATGCACACGATTTATCTTTGTACTGGTTTTGAGGGAGATTTTGACAAGTATCTTGAAAATTGGAAAAGGAGTGCTGCTGGTGAACCAGTACATGAGTCAAAAGGAGAATAACGACTTTATAGAAGCGTGTGAGGCTGAAATTCTTTGTGATGCAAAATATTGCCCTTATATGAATGGGTTGACAAGCAGATTAGGTGCTTGTGAAGGAGATTTTTGCAAGGAAGCATGGGAGGAATATTGTGCGCAAAATGATAAGGAATATGAACGATGATGATTTAAAGCCATGTCCGTGTTGTGGTGGAAAAGCATTCTTTGTTGTAGAACCTTCTGCATATTCGAATTCATTCTTTTACTTTATCGCCTGTGATGATTGTGGTATTGAAACGCCGAGAACATTCCGAACAAAAGAAGCAGCCGCAATGGTATGGAATAAGAGAGTGAGTTGAGTGCAGTGTGGTATGAGCAAGAAATTGAACAATGGGCAGGAGCATGGTATGACGGAGTAGATTATTCTTGGCGTTTTGAGGTATCTACATATGGCAGAATTCGAAACGCCAAGAATAAAAGAGTTTATTCTTTACATATGTGTTCCAGTGGATATTTGCAAATATGTACTTCCGTTAATGGTAAAAATAAAAATATCCGCATACATCGTTGTGTTGCGGAAACATTTTTAAACAATCCTTATGGGTATGAAATTGTAAATCATATTGATGGCAAGAAAACAAATAACCGACTGGATAATTTGGAATGGTGTTCTCGCAGAGATAACTATAACCATGCTGTTGAAATGGATTTAATTGATCCTTCTATTTCATATCAGTTGGCGCAAAATTCACGCTTTGGATATTATCAAGGCAGCTACAATGGAATGGCGAAGTTGACTGAGGATGATGTAATTTACATTCGCTCCAATTACATACCGAAAGGTAAAGGGCAAAAGTGTAACCGACAAGAACTTGCTACTTATTTTGGTGTAAGTGTCGGTTTGATTTCCAGAATTGTAAAAAATGAAATATGGACTCATGTTTAGGAGGATAGTTGTGGAAAAATTCTATATCGTTAAAGATGGTTCACGATTACATACTGATTATTGGGAATGGAGAAATTCTATTTCTGAGAACAATAAAATTGTTATTAGATTCTTTGAGCAACATGGTATTGAGGCAACAAGGTATTGGATTTCAAAGGATCAGATTGGTATTATTCCGACAAAGAATGACGAAAATAAATTTGCAAAACAGTTTACGAAATACGCTTTGGAAGATGGATTGTGTTTGTTTAAGCGAAATTCTGTGATTGGTAAGGCTTGGATTAAACAAGCTGCTGATATAAAGATTTATCATAAGCCCTCTCCATCTTGGTATAATTCTGTAATTACTGGTAGGAGTTCAAGTCGTTTGTTTGATCATCAGGGAGTTTTATATTGCTCTTATCATGCTGAAAGAGTTGAAATGCCAGAAGATATATTTCAGGAAATTAAGGGTAGTGATTTCTATAAAATCATGGAAGAAATTGAGGAAGGGAATGATAGTAAATGATTGATTGTAAAAAGATTGCCGCAGAGCGAAAAAAATATTTGAAAGAATATATTGAGCAGAATAATAAGGATTTATGTTTGATGGTAATCCAAGTAGGCGATGATCCTGCATCTAATTCTTATATTCGTGGCAAGATGCAAGACTGCATGGAAGTAGGTATTCGATTTTTACATAAGCGTTTTGATGTTTCTGTAACTACCAATGAAATCATTCGTACTATCAGAGATGCTAATGAATCTGTTTTAGTAAACGGAATTATTGTGCAGCTCCCTCTTCCTCCCCATTTGGACAAGGACAGTATTCTTAATGCTGTTGCAGATAGTAAGGATGTAGACGGATTTAAGCACAACAGTGGGTTTACACCTTGTACTCCTAAAGGAGTAATGATGATTTTGGATCATTTGAATTACGATGTGGATAGTCAGTTGTGTTGCGTAATTGGCAGAGGTGAGGTTGGAAAACCAATGGTTGATTTGCTTACAAAACATAATGCTACTGTTTTATGGTGCAATAGTCATACAAAGGCTTTTGATTTAGAGGGATATATTCTTGCTGCCGATGTGATTATTTCTGCGACTGGTAAACCTCAGTTAATTAAAAAGATTCGAGATGACCAAATTGTAATTGATGTAGGTATTTGTCGTGGTGATGATGGCAAACTGTGTGGCGATGTGGATAAATCTTGCTACGGTGAGCAGATGTTGATTACGCCTGTTCCCGGTGGTGTTGGGTTAATGACAAGAGTTGCACTTTTGGAAAACTTGGTCTACGGAGGAAACTGATATGGGACGGATTCAAATTGTGAATGGTGATCTTTTAAAGGCTGAAGAAACTTATCTTGTTCATCAAGTGAACTGCTGCGGCGTTATGGGAAAAGGTCTTGCTTTGCAAATTCGCAATAAGTATCCTGATGTATATCGCCGTTATCAAAGCTATTGCGAGGAACATCGGATCAGAGATTTAATTGGTCGTGTTCTTCTTATCCCCACAGATGATGGTAAGGTCATTTGTAATCTTTTCGCTCAAGAGCGATATGGAAATGATAAGAGATATACTGATCTTGTTGCTTTAAGAAGTTGTTTTCAGAAATTAATCAAAATCGTTCCTGTATATGAGCATATTGCAATGCCTTATATGATTGGCTGTGGTAATGGCGGCGGTGATTGGCAGTCCGTATATGGATTAATTCAAAATGAGTTTATAAAGCATGATGTTGCTTTATATAAACTATAATAACAATAAATACAAGAATAGAAAGGATAAATAGAACATGAAGGTTTTGGAATTGTTCGCTGGCACTCGCTCAATTGGCAAGGCTTTTGAGCGGGGGGGCATGAAGTTTTTAGTGTAGAATGGGATCAGAGGTTTGATAATATTAACCTTTATGCTGATATTGGTAAAGTAACGGCTGATGATATTCTTCGAGAATTTGGTAGACCTGATGTAATTTGGGCTTCGCCTGATTGTACTACATATAGCATTGCTGCCATTTCCCATCATAGGAAAAAAGAAGAAGATGGGAATTTGGCTCCTGTATCTGAATATGCGAAGTTTTGTGATTCAGTAAATACTCATGTGTTGGAAATGATTAAGGAGTTGAAACCTAAATATTGGTTTATTGAAAATCCTCGTGGTGGTCTTAGAAAAATGCGTTTTATGCAGGGATTACCAAGATATACGGTTACTTATTGTCAGTATGGAGATACGAGAATGAAACCGACTGATATTTTTACAAATCATCCAAATCCTCAATTTAAACCACCTTGTCATAACGGTGATCCATGTCATGTAGCCGCCCCTCGTGGTGCAAAGACAGGAACACAAGGCTTAAAAGGGCATATTGAGCGTTCTATTATTCCTGATGATTTATGTGATCATGTGGTGAAAATCTGCGAAGAACAAAGGAGTGATTAAGTGAAATGTGTGATTTGCGGAAAAGAGATTGAAAAGAGCTGCTACACAAATGCAGTGTTGTGTAGTGGTGAATGTTTTCATCGTCATTTTTGGCGTGAGTTAATTGCCGAAAAGGAGCAACACATCGTTATTGGTGGGCAATGTTATTGTGATGGAGGCGAAGTCAAAAATCCTGATCAGCATCCGTTCTTAGGGTGCGCTGGACGAAGGTTTTGGATTAGGTTTTTTGACGGAAGAACTATTACGACAAATAATCTTTGGTGTCAAGGCGAAATTCCAGAGGAATTCAGAGCAGAACTTCCAGATAATGCAGAATTCTATACACCAGAACATATTAAGTTTGCGAATTCATTGATTGGTGGTGGAAATTATTAATACGAATGCGGTTTATATCCCCTCTTTGGATGGTAAAGACATTTATATTTCAAATAGCTTAGACCCCAAGAACGGATACAGGTTGAAAAATAAAACTGGAAATCTGAATTTATCAAGATTCATTAATTCTTTGGATTACAGTCTTGATTTAATTAAAATGCGGCAAGTACATAAAAATTTGTTTCCTGTTGCTGATGTAGAGCAGTTGGAAACTGTATTCTCTTTTGATGAAAAAGGCAACGAATATGACGAAGTTCATTCCAGAGGTAAGGAGTATTCTTGTCAGGTTATCAATGTAACTTTCAAATATAGCAATAAAGAATTTAACAGAGTAAGAGGCAGTTACTATATTCGTTTCGGATATAGAATTGATGATCTTGAGTTTGATGATTGTATTGCTTGGGATGATGGTGAAATTGTTGGTGTTCAGACTGGTGAGAAAGTAAATAATCCTGTGGATGCCGAAGAACTTCCCTATTTCATTTTCAAAGATGGGATGTATCGAGCAAAAGACAATATTAAGACTTGTAACAATGTTGCAGACATTCGATCTGACATTTATGAAAATGGTTTTGTCTGCGAAGGCATTAAGTATGTTCGCTTTAAGCGTAGCTCTGGTTCCAGTCGTGTAGGCAAGTGCTTGTTCATTAATGAAAGGCTGTACAATATTATGCACGAGTGGGAAATGTGCGGTATTCAAGTGGATGAAGGTCAAGACATTGATTTAGCTGCACTTGAACCTTATATTGCGCTGACACTTAGCAGTATCATCGACACGATTGAGATTAAGCCAGAAAACATTCTGGTTGTGGATGATTATAAAAGCGTATTTTGTGAACGAGCAATTGCTACAAGGCTTGTTGATGGACGGCTTGTATCGAAACCTGAAGATGTAGAAATCTCGAACAGTATTTGGGATGGACAGTCTTTGATGGATCGCAGTTTGTTTGGCGAATATTCAAATAAGGGTATGCTTCTGCTTCGAGCCAGATTTTTTAAGTCATGCTGCTTTAATGCAAATATTCAGCAGTGGTTTGCAGATCATGGGATTAAGAAAGTCAGCCAGCTTAACGGATATACTCGTGCAAAGAAAATTGAGGATGTTAAACTGATTACGACACCGAGTTCCATTAAATATCTCAAGTTTGGTACTTTAGATCAGTGGCTTGATACTTTGGAAACAACTTTTGGTGTTGTCAAGTATGAAAAGAAAACTCACTTTTTTGATGGGCGTATGGTGCAGACACATTATCAGCTTATAAATACTTTGCAGATGACATACGAAGAGGTTGAACAATTTATTAAGCCCTCCTTGGATTATGCAAGGATGATTAAGACTGATCCTGCGGTGCTTCGTCATCAGATTAGTTATCAGTATCAATCTCCTGATGATACTTTCTATACAAAGGCAGTTACATCTAAGAATGACATTATTTATCGACTGCTTGGTATGAATGATAGATTTGCTAAGACCAAGATGTATCGTAATTTTTGTAATGATTTGATTAAATCTTTCATTAAGAATTTACGCTGTGGTCATGTATTGGTTCGGGGGAATTACAGCACCTTATGCGGTAATCCCATTGAGATGTTGAAGATGGCTATTGGTCAATTCGATGGCAAGTCTATTATTGAGAGAAATACGGTACATTGTGAGATGTTTGAGAACGGCAAAGAGCTGCTTGGCTCTCGTAGTCCTCATGTTACTATCGGTAATATTTTGGTGACGAAGAATATAATTCGTCCTGAGATCGCACGATACATGAATCCAACCAACGAGATTGTCTATGTGAACAGTATTCAGGAGAATTTGCTGGAACGCCTTTCTGGTGCGGATTTTGATTCTGATACGATGATGCTGACTGATAATGAGATTTTGGTGACGGCAGCAAAGCGCAATTATGATAATTTCCCTGTTCCAACAAAACTGGTTGAGTCTGCTAAGAGAAAACGCAAGTATACAAATCGGGAAAAAGCTGACCTTGATATTAAGACCAGCGTGAATAAAATTGGGGAAATTATCAATCTATCACAGGAACTCAATTCTATTCTTTGGGATCGTATCAATAAGGGAGCCAGTATTGAGGATGTAATGGAGTTATATTGTGATATTTCTCAGTTAGATGTTATGAGCAACTTAGAAATTGACTCTGCTAAAAGAGAAAACCCTGCTAACAATACTCGTGAGCTGCAATTGCTGAAGAAAAAGTATGATGTACGAGATAAGAAAAATCGTCATATCAGACCTTTATTTTTCAAGTATATTGATGGTTATAAGGGGTATCGGGATGATTATCATGTATATGTAGAACAAGATGACGAATTTCAGAAATTATTCAAGACAGACAAGTATAAAGATGCTCAGACGATAAAAAAAGAATCCGCAAATAATATCGTGATCGAGCGAGGTAGAATGTCATATCAAAAGCATGAAACTTCAATGGATTATTTGCAGAAGTGTATTAATCGTTTTTATGTTCCTCGTGATAAGGAAGCTAATCATGGGCTTTCCTATATGTTGGTTCCTATTAGTGCTACTAAGGGGGAATATCAGAAAGAAGTCGAGCAGCAGATTATTAATATTGCAAGAGAAGCAAAAAAAGAAATTAATTCAATTTGGGAAAGTACAAGTGCGAATAAGAAAACAAAACGAGAATTAGCATATGAAGTTCAAGAAAAGTGTTCTGCGGCGTTACAAGAAGTTCAAGTCAATGAAAAAACAATGAGAAGATTACTTAGTAAATTAGAGGACGAGTATTCGGATGTAACAAGATTTTTATTCTTTTCGCTGCTGGAACAAGTGCGTGGATTTATGCTTTCTGGTTTTCATCAGATTATTCAAAAAAGTGTTTCGCCAGTGAGTATTTTGCGAGAAGATATTGATGGAGATATTCAGATATATGATTTTCGTTATCTGAAAACACAAGGCGAAAGCGAGGATTATGATTTGAATTATAATAATCAAGAAGAATTTGCAGAACAGGTTAGTAATTTCTTGAATAAATATGGTATTCAAAAACAGTGGATGGCTGAACAACTTGAAATTAATAAAACTGTTTTGAGTGATTTTCTGACAGGTAAAAGAAAATTATCAAAAAGTAATTGTTATAACCTTATCTCATTCATGAAAATGTATGAGAGTAATATGAGTTGGCTTGGATTGAAATGAAATTGCGAATTTAATTTCGCAAAAACTGATTTCAAATCGCCATAAAACTTTTGAAAAGTCCATATTTATGGCAATTTGAAGCAAAAAGCTAACTATTACAAAGGGTACAAGAATAAAAATGCCCTTATCATGGGCTTTTCAAACAGCCCAAATTTATTGAAAAGGAATGAGATTTGTTTGATTAAGATTACAAAATCCGAATCTGAAGCAGTTCGTAAGGTATTTCCTCGTGCAGAAATTGTTAGAACTTGCATTCAGAAAAGTAAGCGTCATCGCTATTATCTGCCTGAAGCAGAAAAGTATCTGCGACTGATCGTGGAAAGTAATGCTGAGGCGGCTGCTATTTGTGCATCTATTGACAAAGAGCGTGAACGCAGACGCAAGTGGCATGGATAAGGAGGATGCTATGGCTAAAGATTTTTACGATATTGATTTTGACGAAGCAACCGTACTGAAAAATTGGGGGGTCAATGAAGTTTTTTATCTGAAAAATTTGAAGGATAGAAAACTTTTTCTGACTTGTGATATTGATGAATGTATCATTGATGATATTGTTTCCCATATTTTACAGTACAATGCCGATGACAAGGGCAAACCTGTTGAGGAACGAAAACCAATCTTACTTTATTGTTCGTCAAATGGTGGTAGTATTGATCCCGGTTTTGAGTTGATTGATGTAATTCGTCAAAGTAAAACTCCTGTATACACAATTAATCTTGGTTATCAGTATTCTATGGGATTTCTGATTGGTCTTGCTGGTCATAAGCGTTATGGGTCTAAGACGGCAAAATACTTGATGCACGATGGCTCGAATTTCATTTATAATTCTGGTGCTAAGGCACAAGACCAGATGGAATTTAATAAGCGTATTGAGGCCAGAGTAAAAGAATATGTCTTATCCAGAAGTAAAATTACTGCGGAGGAATATGATAGCAAGCTGCGTGTTGAATGGTATCTGTTCGCTGACGAGGCTAAGGAAAAGGGATTTGTGGACTATATCATTGGCGAAGATTGTGATCTTGATGATATTATTTAAGGGGAGTTCTATGGATGAATACCGTGGATTTCAGGAAATTCGAAATGACGATGTTCGACTGCCTGATTTTTATGTAAATAAAGAGGATAATATCTTTGGCTGTTTAGAAAATGAATATGTTTTGATTTATGATGTTGATGGGAATGCTATTGATTTTTATAGATGGAATGGCAGTAAATATGTTCTTGTCGGGTATCGGATAATCAAAAACAGCTATACAGAAGATGTAAAGCCACGAAATCCCCAGCAGAGGCTTGCACTGGATTTACTGTATAATGATGATATTACAGTTAAAATTATTTCTGGATGTTTTGGTTCTGGTAAGGATTACTTAATGTGTGCGGCAGCTTTGGATTTGGTTATGCAGGGTAAATATGATAAGATTATGTGGGTTCGCAATAATGTTGAAGTTAAAAACTCAAAACCACTTGGATTTTTACCCGGCGATGCTTTTGATAAATTGCTTCCCTTTGCTATGCCTTTAGCTGATCATGTTGGAGGCATTGACGGATTGGATCGATTTATTAGTAATGGGCAAATCGAGGTTGAACATCTTGGATTTATTAGAGGCAGAGATATTAAGAATACGATTATCATGTGCAGCGAAGCAGAGAATATGACAAAGGAGCATATTCAGCTTTTGCTTGGTCGTGTTGGTAACGGCTCTGCACTCTGGCTGAATGGCGATTATCGCCAAACAGATCATAAGATTTTTGCAGAGAACAATGGTTTGATGATTGCCGTAGATCGTTTGAAGGGTCATCATCGCTTTGGCTTTGTAAAACTTTTAAAAACTGAACGAAGCGAAACGGCTGCAATGGCAGACCTGTTAGATTGAAAATAACAACAAATACAAGAAAAGAGGATTTGAATATGATTAACAATTTTATTTGTGATAACTGCGATCACTATCTCGTTTGCGATAAGCTGTCTAAGCTGATGAAGTTCCATGAAACTGCTAAGAAAGACCTTGGAATTACTCTGACAATGGAAGATTGCATGGATTTTAGTGGAGAGAGCGAGAACGAGAAGGACGCTGCTGAGGAAGATTAAGAGTTTGGAGGTGAACAGTTATAGAACGAGCAGAATTTTTAGCCCGACAATATGACTTGCTTACCAGACGCTTAGATGATTCAACTATCGAATGGCAAGATATTGCTGATTTGAGAACAGAATATACGGGAGAGGTAGAACATCGAGATACAATTCGCAAAGGTTCAAAATTATTATATGAATACCTTGAAGCTGGATGGATTCATAATCCTGCGGAGATAAAAGATGTTCCCTCTCCCGCTAATACCGAGAACACCTTAAACCAATTAAAGAAAGAGCGGTATAAGTTACAGACGGAAAAACTGGAATTAAACCGTTGGCTTCGTGAAAATGCACGAGATGAATTAATTGTTGAACATATTTGTCAGGCAGTGGCTCAGTTAGAGCCTTTGGATATTCCTGAACCAATTTTTGCAGAAAATGATCATCGTGCGGGAATTTTGGTTTTTGGTGATGAACATTATGGTACAGAATTTACAATTCGTGGTTTGTCTAATGAAATAATTAACGCATATAGTCCTGAAATTTTTGAGGATCGTATGTGGGATTTATTAAATCAGACAATTCAAATCATCAGAAAAGAAAATTTTACAAAAATCTATGTTTTCTCTATGGGAGATTTCGAAGATGGACTTTTGCGTGTAAAACAGCTAATGCAGCTTCGTTATGGTGTTGTTGAAAGCACTGTACGCTATGCAGAGTTTATTGTGAACTGGTTGAATGAATTAAGCAAATATGTTCAAATTGAATTTCAGACAACGAGTGGAAATCATTCTGAACTTCGTATGCTTGGTCAGCCAAAAGGGACTTTTACAAAAGAGAATATGGCATTGGTTGTTAATGCAATGATTAAGACCAGACTGGCAGATAATCCGAATTTTACATTTGTTGAAAATCCAACTGGCCTGATTTATGCACAGATTTTAGATTATAATATTTGTGGTATTCATGGCGAAGTAAAAAATATGGAACAGGCGATTAAGGATTTTTCTCAAACATATCATGTGCAGCTTGACTTTTTGATTGCGGGTCATAAGCATCATGCCAGAAGTGAAACAGTTGGTATTAATCAAGAAGTCATCAATGTACCGAGTATTATTGGCGTAGATGATTTTTCTATGTCTATTCATAAGACTTCTAATGCTGGTGCAACATTCTTAGTTTTGGAGCATGGTCGAGGCAAAACTATTGAATATGCGATTAAATTATGAGGTGTGTTATGAATAGAAGTGATTTGATTGCAGATATTGTTGAGAAAACTGGACAGACAAAAAAGGCAGTGACAGAGATTGTTATTGCTTATGAGGAAACAATTTACGATGCTCTACAAAGAAACGAAACTGTTGCCTTACATGGATTTTTAAAATTTGAGCGTAGGAAGCGAAAAGGTCATAAGGGTAATGACTTGAAAAATAACGGTTTGATTGATATTCCCGATTCTGAAACGGTGAAGGTTACTCCCGGTAGTAAATTAAAAGAATGTATTAAGGAGCAGTAGGTTCTCCTGCTGCTCCTAATATGGATGGGTAGCTTATGAGGTCTGAGCGGCGGTCTGAAAAACCGCAGGATGGAGGTTCGATACCTCTCCCATCCACCAAAAAGTTTTTCAAAAAATTTTTCAAAAAGTATTGACAATAACCAGAAATACAAGTATAATAGTCAATGTCAGGAGGCGATAGCCCTCCTGCAAGATTGACTTAATAACAAGAAATACAAGATGGTCTGTTGGTCAAGCGGTTAAGACACCGCCCTTTCACGGCGGTAACATGGGTTCGAATCCCGTACAGATCACCATACGGTGCGTTAGTTCAGAAGAGTAGAACGCTGCCCTGTCACGGCAGAGGTCAGGGGTTCAAGTCCCCTACGCATCGCCAGTGCCGTTTTTAGAGCAAATGTTCAGTTGGGTCAGTTAAACTTGAGATGTGCCGAGGGGGTTATCGTTAGCCTTATGACTGTGGATAGACACTAAAATGTAATGCCATTTCGATGTGTTCCGTGTCGGTTAATGCAGAGAGAAACTGTACGGAAGATATTGCGGGGTAGTAGCAGTTGGCAGCTCGCCACCCTCATAAGGTGGAGGTCGTAGGTTCGAGTCCTTTCCCCGCAACCAATCTGGAAGGGTACTCAAGTGGTCTAAGAGGCTCCCCTGCTAAGGGAGTAGATCGTGAAAGCGGTGCGTGGGTTCAAATCCCACCCCTTCCGCCAACCCTAAATTTTGGGAAAAATTTGGGTATATTGCAAGCAGTAGCGGCTGTAAACAATAGCATCAGATGGAACCGCTATTCCATCTAATGTGCTGGTGTAACTCAGTAGGTAGAGTAGCTGATTTGTAATCAGCAAGTCGGGGGTTCGAATCCGTCCACCAGCTCCATATGGGGAATTAGCTCAGTTGGGAGAGCGTCTGATTTGCATTCAGAAGGTCAGCGGTTCGATTCCGCTATTCTCCACCATTCTATCAATTGAATATGCGCCAGTAACTCAGTTGGTAGAGTAACCGCCTTTTAAGCGGTAAGTCACGGGTTCGAGTCCCGTCTGGCGCACCAATAATTTTACAAGGTGATTATATGCGAAAAGATTATGTTGTTACTTGTGAGTTGGATATGTGTGCAGAGTGTGTAGAAAAGGTTTGTGTAACTACAAACTTACCTGAAAAAGCAAAGAAAATGGCTATTAAAAAATTTAAGAATGATGGGCATTTCTTTGTAAATGTAATTAGCTGTAAAGAAGTTTAATATGCGGGTGTGTCGGAATCGGCAGACGAGGCAGACTCAAAATCTGTTGGTAGTAATACCGTGTGGGTTCAAGTCCCACCACCCGCACCAAATATCCTGTATCACAATGGTCTTAGTGTCTTTCCTGATGGCGAGAGCGGCTTGCAACGCAGCAGGATAATTTAATATTGGGGTATCGCCAAGCGGTAAGGCACAGGACTTTGACTCCTGCATTCGATGGTTCGAATCCATCTACCCCAGCCAATATGCTGCTGTGGTGGAACTGGCAGACACAAGGGACTTAAAATCCCTCGCCGTTTGGCATACGGGTTCGATTCCCGTCAGCAGCACCATAACTGGGTGTACGCCAATTGGTAGACGGCGTGATTTGGGTTCACGAGGCTGTGGGTTCGAGTCCCACCACTCAGACCAACAAAGATCAAGGAGAAATCCTTGGTCTTTTTCTATATTCTCCGTTAGCTCAGTTGGTAGAGCAATCGGCTGTTAACCGATGGGTCGTAGGTTCGAGTCCTACACGGAGAGCCAATTTTAAAGATAAGGAGCGTGGCAGTATGGCGAGAAAATCAGGCAGTTCTACTGCCAAGCAAATTAAGAAAAAGTATTGTTCTGCGTGTCAGCAGGAAAAGAGAGATGGTTTATTTTATGTAAGTTACAATCCATTGCATAGCGATGGCAGGATGCCTATATGCAAGGAATGTATTCGAAATGCTTGTTATGATGATGACGGCGAGTTCAACATTGATAATTTATATTCAATTTTGCGTCAATTGGATAGACCATTTCTTCAAGATATTTGGGAAAGTTCAGTCAATGAGGTTTGTAAAAATCTTGGAACACAAGAAGTATCCTATGATCCGATTATTGGCAAATACATTAAGAACATTTCTATTCAGCAGCATCGTGCAAAAACTTGGGCAGATAGTTGTTTTGAATCAAAGCAAAACATTGATAACCGTGTAGAAAGTTCCAGACGAAAATCAATTGGCTCTGATCAGGTATATTATTTGACCGATAATAACTTTGAGGTAACTGAGGACATTATCAAGTTATTTGGTGAGGGTTGTACGGCTCAGGAATATAAGGTAATGCTCAGTTATTATGACACAATGAAAAACGATTATCCGAATATTACAGAAAGTCAAAAAAAATTGCTTTTGCGTTATGTTCGAGCTGCGGCAAGAGAAGAAATAGCAACGAACAGTGGCAATACTGCTGAGGCTGAAAAATGGGGTAAATTATCCAGTGATGCTTTGAAACAGCTTAATCAAAGTGATCTTCAAGGCGGCATTAGTAGTTTCTCAGAATTTTTTCAAAAAGTCGAGAGAACACAAGATGTTATTCGTATTTTGCCAAAATATAAGTTTAGACCAAATGATGCACTGGATTTCGTAATCTGGTGCTTTATTAATTATTGCCGCCGTTTGGAGGGCAAGACTGAATGTGCATATGAAGATGTGTATAAGTTCTATGACGAAAAAGTGGCTGAATACATCCAGCAGTATGGCGATCCATATGGAATTTTTGCTGATGATCCAACAGTTTCAAATCGTGAACGCATCAAAGAATTTATTACGCTGCCGCCTGATTATAATCGAGGTGACGAGTAATGAGTAATAGTCTGAATAACGATTCTGCTTTTGAATCAAGCATGGATAAATATGAGGAAATTTCAAATTTTTGGTTGTGGTATCCCGATCTTGCACTTGATTTAATGGCTCCTAAAGAGGGTGGCATTAAATTACATTCTGATCAGCGTATTTTCATGAGATGCGGTGCAAGGTTTTTTAGTGAGTATGGTTGTTTCCCTCGTGGTTGGGGCAAAACCTTTGCCGAGGTTGCAACAATGGTTATTACGGCAATTAGGTATCCCAATATTGAGATTGGTTTGACGGCTCAGACGAAAGAGAACGCAGCTTCTTTGTTGAAAGATAAATACAATGAATTGGTGCGTTATTATCCAATGCTCTTAAATGAGATTAAAAAGACCAGTTTTGTAAAAGGCGATGCTTTGATTGTGTTTAAGAATGATGCACGAATTGATGCTTTGGCGAATGCACAATCCAGTAAGGGTCAGCGTAGAAAGCGTTTAAATATTGAAGAGTCGAACCTGATGGATAATGTGACATTTGAAGATGCTCTTGAACCTGTTGTTGAGGTTGGTCGTATCACGACTGGCAAGCTGGCAATTACAAATCCAGAGGAATTAAATCAGCAAATCAACTTCTTTACTACACCGGGTTTTAGAGGCTCAGACGAATATCGGCGCAGCTTGCAGATGATTCAGGATATGCGTGATCTGAAAGGTAAGATTGTGCTTGGGTCTGACTGGATGCTTGGATGCTGGTATGGAAGAGGTTCCAGTAAGAGTACCATTCTGAAAAAGAAACGAGATTCCTCCCCTATTGCATTTGATATGAACTATGGCGGTAAATGGGTTGGTAGCGCAACAGGTGCATTGGTTAATATTAACCGTTTGATGAATTGCCGAACATTGACGGAGCCTGTTTTAAGTTCGTCTAATGACAATGACGAATTTTATTTGGCAATGGATGTGGCTCGTTCACAAAATAAGAGTAATAACCAATCTTCTATTGCTGTTGGTCAAGTAATTCGCAATAGTGAAGGAAAGATTGAAAATATTAATTTGGTTAATATCATTCATGTTTCTAATATGCTGAGTTTTTCCACTCAGGCTTGCATTGTGAAGAGAATTCGGAAAAGATACAATGCAAGAATTGTTATTGTGGATGGTAATGGTCTTGGTACTGGTTTGGTTGATGAACTGTTAAAAGAAAGCTATGATCCAAAGTCTGGTGAAACATATCCAGCTTGGGATACGATCAATACAACTGCGGAACCAGAAACTCCAAAGGCAGAAAAATGTTTATATGATTTAAAGGCACAATCTGCACAGACGAGTATTTTATCTAATTTCATTGATATGATTGATTCTGGAAAATTTAGATTTTTAGAGAGCAGAAACGGTGGAGATTATGCTATTAAAGATAATGATGACTTGAATTCTAAAGTTATGCCATTTGTTCAGGAAGAATTATTCTTCCAAGAAGTTGGTAACTTAAAATTAATTCAGAATGGCAAAAATCTTTCAGTTGAAAAGGTTGTCAATAAATTTGATAAAGACCGTTTCTCTGCGGTGGCGTATCTTTTGTATTATATTGTAAAGGTTGGCGAAAACGATAATCAGAAAAATGACTTTGATGCGAAATCGTATGCAAAGAAACTTCAGGCGTTAAATCGCAAACCGAGAATGTATTAAGGAAAGGCGGTGATAGAAATGCCACGCAAACAAGTGATTTATTCGAATAAAGACTACAAGAGAGATTCAAAAGCTATTCAAGATGCGGAGGCTGGTAAAAAGCCGCTTGACCTAAGTGCATTTAAAAGATTGATGGTACATGATTTATGCAGTAATACTAATATCTTAAATTCATTTAAGATCGGTGCATATTCTATTGAAAAGATTCAAGATGCGTTACAAAATCCTCGTTCACATCAGAATGTTCTATTAGAAACAAGCAGATATTTGATGAATGTATCTCCATTTTATATGCGCATCAATAATTACTTCTCAAAAATGGGTTTGTTTAATTATGTTATTGATGTTTATGATGTGAAAGCTGACGAATTGAATACTGAAGAAAAGCGAAAAAAGCTGAGGGATATGTATTTTTCTGTATGTAGTGAATTTGAAAAAATTAATCTAAAGCACGAGATGTTAAAGATTATGGAAACAGTCGTACCAGAGGATGTTTTTTATGGATTAATTTTTGAGGATTCAACTGATTTCTTTATTTTGAAACTCAATCCATTAATTTGTGAAATTCGTCAAATTCAAGACGGAGTATATAATTATCGAATTCGATTAAGCGGAATAACGCCTCTTGAAATTGGTACATATCCAGATAATATCAAACAGGCTTATTTAGATTATTATCACGGTAGAAATTATTATGATGGGTGGTTTATTCCTCCTGCGGATCAACAAGTTTGTTTCAAGTTTAATACTTCTTTATTAACACCTATGCCGCTTATGCTTGCATTGGCAAAAGATATTCTGGATTTAGATGTTTATAAGAAGTTAAAACTGCAAAAAGCAAGAGTAGACAATTATAAGGCGATTGTTGTGGAAATTCCAATTGATGATGATGCAGTTGATAAGCCGCTTTTGACCGAAGATACTTTGACGGTATTTGCAGAAATGAATAAAGCAAATATGCCTGAAGATGTTGGTTTGCTTCATGTCCCCGGTAATGCTGAAGCAGTTAGTTTTAAGGATAATGCAAATACTACCAATAATTTAAGTGATGCTGTCACAAATCTTTATGATAATGCTGGCGTATCAAAAGAATTATTTAATGGTGGATCATCTGGTACATCATTCAAGTTGTCTTTAGAGAATGATTCTGCTTTTATCTATTCTTTCTATCGTCAATGCGAGAGGTTTTTTAACCGTTTTATTAAAATGAGAAAATATAACAAGCCATCATATAAATTTGCATTGAGAATCCAAGATTCTACTGTATTTAATAGGTATGAAACGGCTGATGCGTTTTTGAAAGCAGCTCAGAATGGTTTGCCATTCAAATTAGATTATGCGGTTTCATTAGGTAAATCGCAATCCAGATTGATGGGAGCTGCAATTATGGAAACAGAAATTCTTCATTTACAAGATTATTTAATCCCCTTGTCTACATCTTATACACAAAGCGGAGATGGTTCTGATGGTAGACCTACTAATGATAGTAAAGGTAAAGAATTATCTGTTGAGGGCGAAAAGTCTGCCGATACTGAAAAAGACTTAAATCGTTAATACCGCCGAAAGGCGTTATTAAAATATACCAAGAAAGGCGGTGATTAAGAAAGTGAGTCAAAAGCAAAAGAGATTGCCAGTATCATTTACAATTAATGAGTATGTTGAAACAAAAGATTCGAGATTTCTTGCCATCACAATTGATGTTTTACATACAGGCTTAAATTTTAATGGCAGTATTTTTGATAAGGAAGTCGTTGATGCTTGTGCCGAAAGCATTAAAAATACCCCTGTTTTGGGATATATCGCTTCGAATCCAGACGGAGAAAATGATTTCCAAGGTCATGAATATAAGTTAATTGAAGATGAAAATGGCGAACGATATGTTTATGCTGGTTCTGCATACGGTGTAATCCCTGAATCTTGTAACTATCGTTGGATTGAAAAAGTTTGTTCTGATGGTATTTGTCGTGAGTTCTTTCAGGTTGATGCACTGCTTTGGACAAAATTTGATGATGCAGTGACAATTTTTGAACGAGATGGTGGCAAGCCGCAAAGTATGGAATTGGAACTTTCTTCAATCACTGGCGAAGAACAGGAGGACGGCACATTTAAATTCACCGGATTTCGATTCGATGGTTGTTGCTTGCTGTCATCCACTGATGAAAAAATTCAGCCAGCAATGATTGATAGCGAGGCGGTTGCACAATATACCGCAACAAACATTGCTCAGGAGATTAAAGAAAAGTTGCAGGAATACTCGCTATTCACTGCTGCTGGGAAAAAAGAATTCAGAAAGGAGGATGACAACATGGCAAAAGATGTTGCTCCTAATTTCACACTGAATTTAATGGAACAGTTAGACGAAATTAATGCAATCCTTGAGGAAAAAACATTTTGCGATAAATGGGGTTGGGAGAGTTCCCAATATTGTTTTGTAGATGTTCAGGATGATGAAGTGATTGTTATGGATCGTGCTGACCATTACCGTATTTATGGTTTGAAATTCAGTATGGAAAATGACGAGATTAAAATTGATTTTGGATGCGCTAATCGTAAAAAGACTAAGTATGAAAATTATGGTGAAGCAGCGGATGATCAGAATGATGTAAATCTGTTTGAAAAGGCAGTGGAAGGTCTGGCTGATTTTATGAATGGTCAGGTTGAAACGGCTGTTTCTGAAAAAGAAACCGCAGAGCAGAATTATACTACTATCAAGAATGATTATGACGAGATGAAACCAAAATATGATGCTTATGTTGCTGACGAGGAAAAGCGTCAAGCTGATGCTGCCGAGGCAGCTAAGGATGCTGAATTTGCTAAGTTTGATCAGCATTTGAGTGATAATGCTGATTATGTCAGCATGAAAGCAAATCGTAATGACTACACTGTTGATCAAATTAAGAGTCAGTGTGCTATTCTCTTTACTGAGAAGAATCTGAATGCAAACTTTAGTCGTAAGGATAAGAATTCTACGCCTATGGTTGCAGAAGTGTTTGAGCAGAAACCAAATACGGAAATGAGTTCTCGCTATGGTATTCTGCCCACTAAGAAATAATATGAAAGTGAGGGTATGTGACTATGAATAAGAATTATACAGTCGTTGAAACTACTAAAATTGCGGCAGTTCGTGGCAACGGTCATGTGTATAGCCTGATCTCTGATGTGGATGTGGAAAACGGTCATATCGGTTATGTCGGTGATTTGGCGGCAGATGTGGAGGGCATTGAAACTCATGAGTTTTTGGCTCCTACTGCTGATTTGATTAATAAGAACCGTGTGATTTTGGTTGCTAATCCTGAGTGGGATTATGACGAGTGCAAGCGCAGTAATCAGGCTCTTTATAATTTCGTGAATGAGGCAGATCGTCCTTTCCGTGGTTTTGATTTGATTGCTCATGATATGTATGCCGTTACTGCCGAAGGTATTGATACTGGTGATGCAGAGGTTGAGATTGGTAAGTATGTTATCGCTCAAGATGGCAAGACCAGTGTGAAGATGGTTGACGAGAGCGGCATTGCTGGTCAGGGCTTCTATGGTAAGATCGTTGGCAGTGCAAAGCGTGGCTTGGGTTGGACTGTGAAGAATGGTACAACTTATGGTCATCCTTATGTGGTCTACTTTATCGAAGTTATTCGTAATGATATTGTGGGCTAATAACAAGAAAAGTAAGAAACGGAGGTATTGAATATGGCTTGTAATATGGAAAAACTGGCTAATTTCTCTGTTGAGAAGCAGCAGTTGATTGCAACTTGTGTGGATAGTTACACAGGTGAATTGAGCAACTTCGTTGCCGCCGATGTAGATACTAACTCTGGTAGCATTGATAGCAATATCCGTGATCGCTTTGAGAAGGAAATTCTGCATGGTGAGAAGTGGAGTTATCGTACTTATCGTAAGTACAAGAATGATATTTTTGAGATTCTGGAAACTACTCTGGATCAGACTTTGCCTGAAGGCTGGCGTGAGAATGAGTTCTTTGACCGCTTTGTTGAAACTATTCGTGTTGACTTGGGTGATAAGAACGAGTTCTATGCTGAGGATAACGGTTATCTGACTGTTTCTAAGTTCAGTGGCAATCATTGGGATACTGCCCGTGAGCGCATGGATTTGGGTGCTGAGTTCTCCGTTGATACCTATTGGTGGGATGTTCATTTCTATAATGAATTTGAGCGTTTCATGAAGAACATCGACAGCTTTGCTAAGATGTTGGATAAGGCTCGTAAGTCTTTCTTACAGGCTTTCCAGAATGCTATTTATGTTGCATTCTCTAACATGGGTGATTTTATGCCTTCTGAGTTCTCTGGTCATGGCGCACTGTCTACTGATACTGAGCGTGACCAGTTGTTTGAACTGATTGATAAGGTGTCTGCTGCCAATGGTGGTGTTAAGCCTGTTCTGGTCGGCACTGGTGCAGCTCTGCGTAAGTTGCAGAAGAATATTGACGAGAACTGGATTGCCGCTTCTGCTAAGGAAGAGCGCAAGGCAAACGGTATTGTGAGTGATTGGGAAGGCTATCCTCTGATGGTTATTCCACAGGTGTTTAAGCAGGGTACTTTTGATTTTGCTCTGTCTACTACTCGCATTTTGATCCTTGCAACTAATGGTAAACCCATTAAGTTTGTCTATGAGGGTGAAAGCCGTCTGAAGGAAGTCAATGATAACCGTGAGAACATGGATCAGTCTCTCGAAGGTCAGGTTCAGGTTAAGGCTGGTTTGGCTGTGATTTCCACCGATGTTGTTGGTTGCTGGGAATTGGCATAATTTACGCAAATAAATTTTAGGAGGCGTTATTTTGGGACAGGAAGATAAAATTTTAGAAAATACTCCTGATAAAGCAGCATCAGAGAAAAAGTCTGGTGCTGCTCCCACTTCCCCCGCTTTAAAAGATGATACTAAAGTTACGGTTCGTGCTTTAGTTCCTGCGGTGTATTACACCTGTTTAAAGACGATGGATAGCTTTGCTTGGGAGGAAGTCGGTGACGAGCAGGAAATGACTTATATGCAAATTAAAACCATGAAAGCAAAGCATCCACGCTACTTTACAGAAAAGTGGCTTCTGATCTGCAATGATGAAGTTTTGAAAAAGTTGAACTTAACAAATGTGTTTGCTGGCAAGGTAACACGAGAGGATATGAAGAAGTTCTACGGTTCTGATGTAGGGGCGGCTAAGGAGTTGCTTGCTGGCCTTAGTGATGACGCAAAAGCTGGATTGGTCGAAAAGGTTATTAACGGTGTTAAAAACGGTAAGATTGAGAATATCAAGATTATTCGACTGTTGGAAGCACAGCTTGGTATTGAACTGATGCAGTATGTCTAAAGGAGGTGAAAACCCTATGGGGACTCCTTTCACTGTACTTTACGATAGTGTTTTGTCAAAGATTAGAGATTATGATTTCTTTAATATGAAACAAGACGAAATTTATAAGGTTTTGTCTGATTACTTGCGTCCTGCGATTGCGGCTTTTCGAAGTTGCAAACAAGATATTTCAAAAAGGACTGAAGAAGGATTCGAATGTACGCTGACTGATACTGAGGTTGAAATATTAGCAAATTATATGACAATCGCTTATTTGGATAGCAATTATATTCGTGTGCCGCTTGCTTTGAAACAAACATTATCCAGTAAAGACTTCAATGCTTTTTCTCCTGCTAATCATCTTGAAAAGATGGTAGAAATGAGAGAAAAGTATCGTAAGGATAACGAGACTTTATTAGTTCGATATTCTTATATCCGCAAAAATACATAAGGGGGGTGAATTCTATGGGAGGTTTTCAGAATTTCCTTCTGAGGATGCAATCTGGTGGTAACAGTATGCGAGGTGAGCAGATTGAAAACGCCATGCGTTTAGTTCAGCAAACCTTTGCTGATGATCCATCTTATATTGTGGATGGAGTTACTGTCTATCATACAGATAGGCTTATTCACCCTCGCATTTATTTACACAAATATCGTGCAACCTCCCCTGCTCAGGCAAATATTCAAACACAGATTCATGAGCCATTTTATGTTGGAGATGTAATTCCGTGGCCTGATCATGGGTATTGGCTGTGTATTGAGTCTAATAATTTACACGGTATTCAATGGGAAGGTACTTTACAATTTTGTAATCATAAAATTAAATTCATTTCTCCGTTAAATGGAGAAATCATGGAGTATCCTATTAGTTTGATTAATGCTACACAGTATGGTAGCGGTGAAACAGCAAAAGAGTATATCAAACTTGGTACATCTCAGTTGATTGTTTATATTTCTTATGATGAACACACTGTTCTTTTAGATAGTGGTGTTCGTTTTTTGATTGATAGAAATACAGAGCTGCCAACAGCATTCGAAGTTAAACAAGCCGATACGGTGAGTTATTCAGATGGTGGTCAGCGAGGATACATTCAATTATCTATTTTGGAGAGTCAGTTTAATCCCAAAACAGATAATAAGGAATTGATGATTGCAGATTATTATCCTGATCCTGTTGGGTCAGGAGAAGAAACCCAAGAAGAATCAAATGACAGTTGGATTTAAGGAGGTGGAACATTGGCTTTACTGAAAGAATTGACCGATTATCGAAAAAAGATTATGCAATTACTTTGCAGTGATCAGGAAATCGTTGATTTAGTATTGGACAAAAAGGGTTCCACTGTGCCGAATCGCTCTTTAATGTATTCAAGAATTTACCCTTATGCTTATACGCCTGATGTGACTAAGGAAACGAATACTTATATTTGTTTTCGCATTTATGTACCAGAGGTCATGAATAAAACATTTAAGAAAATGAACATTTGCTTTTATGTTTTTTCGCATCAAGATTATATCCGAACCAGTGATGGATTACGCCCTGATTTAATTGCAGAGCGTATTGAAAATTTATTAAATGGTTCAATGGAATTAGGTGTTGGTCGTATTAACTTAGAGGGAATGGATGATATTAGTCCTGCTGAACAATTTCATGGTATTGCTTTGGAATATTCAGTATCGGAATTTAACCGTCCAACAATTAATGGGAATCCGAGAGCGGGTGCTAAATAATGATTCAGCGTCCCAATCTGTTAAAGGTTCGTGATTACCCTATCACAAATAAAATCAGCGTTCATATACCAACGGTGGACGAGATTTTTGATTTTGGGGATCAGAAATATTACAACATGGTTCAATCACTTACTTCAACACCATTTGATTTGATGGTTGAACTTGATGATATAGGGATTGATTATGAAACACTTACTGATTATCAGATGTTTATTTTGATGATACAGTCTATTGCGTTTAATGAACAGGATACCTCTATTTTATTTGGTGATTTAGATTTATGTAATTTTAAAGAAGCTGAAGATACAACAAATGGGGAACATATCCTGTGGGACGAGGAAAATGATATAAAAATTGACCAGTTGGTTGCTTTAGAAATATGTAATGCAATTCGTAAAATACATTTTTGGGAGGCTCCAATTGGTAAGGCTGGCAATGCTGAAGCAAAGCGGTATCTTATTGAAAGAAATCGCTTAAAGAAAAAGCGTCTTGCAAAAAAGCCATATAAATCATTTTTGGAGAATATGATTATTTCTTTGGTAAATACTGAGGAATTTAAATATGATTATGAGTCCGTATTAAATTTGAGTGTTTATAAATTGAATGCAAGCTGGCGGCAAATCCAAAAGAAAAAGCATTGGGAACAAACTATGAATGGTGCTTATTTTGGTACTGTGGATTTGTCAAAAATCAATCTTGAAAAAATTAGTTGGTTGTCACCAGAATAAGATGACGAAATTATTTGAATTATGAAGGAGGATGCTAATATGAGTGCTATTGTTGTGAACGATCTCTCCATTACCAGCTTGGAAACAATTATGTGTTTCGGCATTAATGGTGGTGCGCATCGTTTTACTTTGGATGAATTGCAGAATGCAACTATCGGTAATACTCAGGAAAATACTGCTTTGACTGGTAAGGGTGGTCGTACCATTGGTCAGTTGAAGCGTAATAAGGCCGTTACGGTTTCTGGTACTAACGGTATGGTTTCTATGGGTCTGGTTGAAGTCAATGTCGGTGCTGAGGGTGAACATCGTACCTCTACTTCCGTTAAGGTTCCCGATTATTTGACTGTTAATGGTAATAAGGCTAATACCAACTATAAGGCTGTTGGTACTGTTGGTAACGAGATCGGTGAAGTTATTGTCAAGAACTCCGATGGTACTATTAAGACTCGTTTGACTCAGGATGCTACTGCATCTGCTGGTAAGTTTGCTTATGCTCCTGAGACTAAGGAATTGACCTTTAATGAGGGCGATATTGCAGACGGTACTTCTATCGTTGTGTATTATTTCCGTAATGTTGAGGGTGATGTGATCAGCAACATCTCTGATAACTATTCTGAGATGGTTGAGATGTATGTTGATGCTCTGGCTGAAGATAAGTGCCATAACATTTATCATGTTCAGTTCTTCTTGCCTTATGCTGACTTCACGGGTAACTTTGATCTGGCGATGGGTGATTCTCAGACTACTCATGGCTTTGAGGCTACCAGCTTGCCTGAAACTTGTGGCAATGGTGTTACTAAGTATTGGGATATGACTGTCTTTGGCGCAGATGCCGAAGATGCTGCCTAATAAGTAGGTGATACTTATGGCAAAGAGAACAATCGCTTGCCGTGTATGTGGTAAGCAGTTTGTTCCCTGCAATAAGTCCAGTGCCTCTCTTGGTGCGTTTAATTATCACAGTATTGCTTGTAGTCCTGAATGCGGTGCGGAGTATCTGCGCCGTGTTCAGGCTGCCCGTAATCAGTCTGAGCAGAAAGAAACTGCTGAGTTAGCAGGTCAGATTTCTATTAAAGAATCTGAAGCTGCCAATGTGAATGTTGCTGGCGAAATTTCTGAGGATGCTAATGAGGACATTTTCGCTGATGTTCCCAAGGCAATTCGTTCCAGAAAAAATAAGCAGGAAACAAACGAGGAAGAGTGAAAGATGTGGGAGGGCTTCGGCTCTCCCCTTTCATATTTTGGAGTGTGATCAATATTTGTCAGTTAAAATTAGTTTCTGAGATACCTCCTTCCGTTAATCATTATTTGGCATATAGAGCCATTATGAAAAATGGTAAACCTATGGCAATGAGTTATAAAACACCAGAGGCAATTCGGTATCAGAAGAATTTTACAAGATATGTAATTCGACAAGTCAAAGAACAAAAATGGCCTTTGAAACCAAATAAAACACAACATTTTTATGTCGATTGTATATTTTATTTCCCACGGGTTGATCAAGATTGCAACAACTATTTTAAGTGTATGTTGGATGCTATTACAGATAGCAAAAAAATTTGGGATGATGATAATGTTGTGTGTGAACGGGTTAATGGAATTTTTTATGATTCCAAAAATCCAAGAATTGAAATGATTATTTCACCTGTTGACTACATAGGTATTTTTAATAATATATCTCAATTGGAGGAATTTGAATCTAATTGCATCGGTTGTAGTAGATACAAACGAAATTGTAGTATTCTGCAAAAAGCAAAAGAAGGCAGAATTCAGGATGAAATTCAAAATGGTATTTGTCAAAAATTTAAATGTATGAAGGAGAAATGAATTATGGCAAAAATTACTCAGAAGTCTATGAATACACTGTTAAAGGTTTATCGCAATCAGAAAACCGATGTGACTTTACATATGACTAATCCTGAAAATCCTGAAGAAATCATTATGGAGATTTCTGTTAAGAATGAATTATCTATCGAAGATAAAGGTAACTTTATTGACCGAGTTGTAAATGCTTGTTTTGATATGGATGGTGATTTTATTCCTCAATATCTCGATCCCGTTTTTATGATTACTTTACTTCAGATGACAACTAATGTTCCTGTATTTGAGCGTGAAATTGAGTTAGATGATGGAAGCAAAACAACAGTTATTGATATTGAAAAGACTTATGAATTGTGTAAGGCTATTAATCTGATTCATAATGTTAAAGATAACGCATTTCAAGCATTGGTTGCTGAGCTGCGTGGTATGACAGTAGAAAAGCTGGATTATATGAAACAGATGCGTTTCTGTGCTGAAGAGCGTATGCTTTCAAAGGCAAGAGAAGAACTTGAAAATGGTGTTGCTATGGTAGCTGCTATTGGTCAGCAGCTCAATGAAACTCTGGCAAATGCTTCTGGTTTGAATAATATAGCTGAGGCAATGAAGAATTTCGATTATGATAAAATGGTAGATTCTGTTTTAAGTCATAAATAACAAGATTTGCAAGAATATATTGACTTTATAAACTATACCATGTATAATGTTTCTAAAGGAGGCATTGTATTATGGCTTTGATTAATTGTCCCGAATGTGGTAAACAAATTAGTGATAAGGCTTCTGCTTGTATTCATTGTGGTTATCCTATTCAAACAGAACAAACCGTTTCAACATCAATATCTAATTCAAAAAAGGTAGCTATTCCAAGTTTTAGTGAGTTTTCACAGCAGAAAATTCCTGCAATTAAAGTTGTCCGTGAAGTGACAGGGTTGGGGCTTGCGGAGGCAAAAGAATTTGTTGAACAGTCTGCTCCCTATATCATTGTCAAAGACGGATTAAGTCAGAATCAGGCGAATTTGATTGCTCAGAAATTTCAGGCAGTTAATGTAGATGCAAGGATATATGACTCTGCCGCTCCTGTTAGCTTTGTGAATCCATCTCAGGACAAAGATATTATATGCTGCCCTCAATGTGGATCGACAGAGTATCACGCTGGCGCAAGAGGGTTTAGCATTGTAACAGGATTTATAGGGAGTGGGAAAACAGTATTGACTTGTTTACGGTGTGGGCATCGTTGGAAGCCCGGAAAATGAATAATGAAATAAGAAAGGACGAGGGTTTATGCCCTCGTCTTTTTTGTTATGGGGGTGCTGTATGTCATTAGCTAAGATTTTGAATAATCTTGATATAACAAAAGTAAAAGCCCCATCTGGATTGACTTATGGGCAAGAATTGGTGGGTGCTGCAAATTTGTTATCTAATTGCATACAAAGCAAAATCCATCAAAGAACAATGCAACATTCGATTTCTACTGCTGATTTGGCAGATATTAAAGTTGAAGGTAATCGAATGAGCATTACATTAAAAATCGAAAATTCAATTCGTCCATCTATTTTCAAAAAGTGGAATAAAAGTGATGCGAATGTATTTTGGTTATTGAATGATGGTTATGTTGTTAAAAAGAATGTTTGGTTTAAGAATATTCCGAATTTTGGCTATCGGCAAGCATCGAACTGGATTGCTGATGGTATTCGAGATTTTAATTCTAAAAACAAACTTGGATTACAACTATCAGAACAAAAGAATGTAATTAGACCGCTTTTATATTATGGACGAGTATATTAACGAACATTTCCTCCCTCTATTTAGAGGGAGGTTTTATTATTTTATAGGAGGTGAAAATAAATGGCTGCTGATGGTTTGATTGTATTGGGGTTGGATGTAAGTCAAACTCAAGCTAATATTCAAGCCGAACTTGACGGTATTTTAAATAGCACAAAGACCAGAAAAATTATTCTCAAGACTGCAATCGAAAAAGCAGAAACGGAAAAAGAAATTGATGCTGTTGTTGCGAAAATTAATAAGAAAACAGTCAAGATGGGCGTTGAAGTTGACGCAAAAAGTGTAAATAGCATTTTAGCAGCACAACAGAAAATTGCCTCCACTCAAGCAAAATTAAATTCTCAAATGCAAGAGTATCGAAACATTGCCAAAGATATTGGCATAACATTGAATAAAGATACTTGGAATGCGTTTAATCATGCTGTTTCGTCTGGTGATTTTACAAAGGCAAATGAAATTTTGCGATCTGCTAAAAAGCAAATCGAAGAATATAATGCTGCCGTTAAAAAGATGAATTCGGACACTTCTGTATCAAGAAGTGTCTCTTCTATTGTGGAGCAATTTAGCAAACTCAAGGATGTAAGTGCTGAAACGCAAAAACGAGTAAATTTGTTAAAAGCAAATTTGGCACAATTTGAGAATGCTGATAATACTCAAAAGAAATTGTCGGCTTATAAGCGTCTGCAAACAATGATTGAAAGTCTGAATGCAGAACTTAAAAAATTAGGATCGGCAGAAAAGACACAATCTGGTGATTTAGGTATTAAAAAGAAGATTGAGGATGCTCGTTCTTCTTTAGAGATTTTCAAAATCAAATATGACAGCATTGGGGATAGTGCGGCTGCTCAAAAAGTAATTAAAGCGATTACCGAATTGGATGCAGCTCTTGAAAAGGTAGATGCTGATGCTACTGGCGGTAAATTAAAAAAGCAATGGGATGCCGTTTCCATAGCCGTAGATAATGCAAAACGGGCGGTTTCCGAATATAACGCAACATATGGTGTAAAATCAGAGAACTTAAATTTACTGTCAGGTATTTCTTCTCAGGCTGATAGTTTATTTGCGTCTGTATCTAATTCTGGAATGTCTGGTTCTGGTATTGATGCTTTAAAAGAAAAATTGCGTTTAGCGGCTGAAGAAGCTAAAACATTGAAAGCTGAATTAGATAAGACTGCAACTACGGATCAGAATTATCAATCTCTAATTGATCGTATTGCAGCTCTTAATAAACAATTCCAGCAAACAAAAAAAGATGCTAAGGTCTTTGAAGATGTAAATGCTATTGAACAGTTCAGAACCAGTATTGAAAAAGCCCGTCAAAAAGTTGCAGAGTATGATAAGACATATAGTGCAATTAAGGGAAACCCTGCGCTGGTACAAAATCTGAATGATCTTAAAGCAAAATTAGAGGCTGTTTCTACTCCATCGCAATTCAAGGCATGGAATACAGAATTTGAACAATTTAATACAAAAGTCAAAGAAGCAGGACTGCATACACAATCATTAGGAGATAAATTAAAAACTGCATTCAAGAATTTTGCATCATTCTTTAGTGCCAGTAGATTAATGTATCAGGCATTCAGTGAACTTAAACAAATGATTTCAAATGTCAAAGATTTAGATGCGGCAATGATCAATTTGAAAAAAGTCACTGATGAAACAGATGCTTCTTATGATAGGTTTTTGACTAATGCAAAAGCAAAAGCTATTGAGTTAGGTACTACGGTTAAAGATTTAGTAGATGCAACAACTAATTTTAGCAGACTTGGTTTCTCATTAAGTGAGTCCGAAGAACTTGGTCAGCTTGCAACAATTTATGCTAATGTTGGTGATTTAAATAGTATTGATGATGCTACAAATAGCATGATTTCTACTATGAAGGGTTTTGGCATTGAGGCAGAAAATGCTGTGTATATTTTGGACAGATTTAATGAAGTCGGTAACAATTTTGCAATTTCCAGTGGTGACATTGGTGAGGCTTTACAGCGTTCCGCTTCCTCGATGGCTGCGGCAAATAATACTATTGATGAAACCATTGCTTTGATTACTGCGGCGAATACTGTTGTTCAGGATGCAACCAGTGTTGGTACTGCATTTAAGACAATTTCTATGCGTATTCGTGGTGCAACTACTGAATTGGAAGCTGCTGGTCTTGATATGGATGGCATGGCAGAATCTACGGCAACCTTGCGTAAAGAAATCATGGCTTTGTCGGGCGTTGATATTATGATCAACGATGATACATTTAAATCCACTTATCAAATTCTTGAAGAACTTGCGAATAAATGGGAAGAATTGACCGATATTCAGCAAGCGAGTATTACAGAACTGATTGCTGGTAAGCGTCAAGGTAATATCATTTCTGCTATTATGGAGAATTTTGATATTGCTCAGAATGCTTTAAATTCTTCGCTGAATTCTGCTGGATCGGCAATGAAAGAGTATGAAACCTATTTAGGTGGTCTTGAGGCCAAAACAAATCAGTTCAAAGCTGCCTTTGAAGCATTATCTACTACTGTTTTTAACAGCGATTTTTTAAAGGGGATTGTTGAATTAGGGACACAGGCTATTACTGTGTTAGATAAAATAATTCAATCTCTTGGCGGTATGGGCAATGCTTTAGTTATTGTAGCTTCTGCATTAACACTTTTAAATTTGAAATCCGCTACTGGATTATTTGTAAAACTGTTTAATGTAATTACCAGTGGTTTTGGAATTATTCCTAAAATAACAAGTTTGTTTGAAACATTGCAATTGTGTTGGATGGAGGGAAAGGCTGCTGGTGGTGGTTTTATTACTACCTTAAAAGGTGCTTCTTCTGCTCTTGCTGGTACTGTTGCTCCTGCAACTGCCGCTACTGCCGCAATAACAGCAGTTGTTGCAGTTATTGCTATTGCTATCGCTGCTTATAAGAATTATAAGCAAAAAATTGAAGAGGCTCGTCAGGCAGCAGAGGATGCAGCTAATTCCCATAACGAGTTAGTTAGTTCTCTTGAAGATTATAAAGATAAGATTATTGAATTGCGTGGAGAAATTGATTCTGGCAATCTTTCTGAAGAAGAGGCATATAACAAACGAAAAGAATTAATTGCTATTCAAGAGGAATTAATTGAAAAGTTTGGTGCTGAAGCAGAAGGTATTCATCTTGTAACTGGTGAAATTAATGATCAGATTGATGCAATCAATAATCTGTCTAAGACTAATTGGGAAGAGTTTAAGCAGGATAATATTGGTGCGATTCAAGATGCTATTGATTTGTTTACTGATTTTAATCCAAGTAAAGTAGATTGGTGGAATTCTCCCGTTGGTGGAGGTTTTACAATTGAAGTACCTTCTACTGGCGAATTGTGGGATGCCATTAATGATTTAGATTTGGATATGGTTCCAGCCGATTTCCATGATAGACTTCAAGCAGAATTTGAGAAGGCTGATCTTGGAATTGAAATTCCTCCTGTTGGCATTACTGGTGATTTTGTATCTGATATAGATGCGGATTCAATTTATGATGTTTTAGATACCTACCGTTCTTTATTTAACATTACAGAGAGTTTAGGTAAAGAATATTTTGGAGAAGATTATCTGACATATGTTGGTTCTGCGTTAGAGGGTTATGAAAAACAAATCAGATCAATTACCGATACAATAGATGATAATGAAGAGATTTTCAATACATATGTCGAAGGTCTATTGAATTATGAATCTGAATACAGCGAAGTTTGGGGTAAAGTATTAAGCGCACAAAAAGAATATCAAGATGCTTTATTAAATGGTGATAGTGAATCTGCTGTTGCTGCCGTTGAGAAAATGAATGAGGCGCAAATTGCTTGGGCAAATGCCGGGTGGAGCAATGAAGCCGTCAATATGTATATGGTTGATTTCTTTGATAAGTTTACAGAATTATCTAAAAACTATCAATATGAAATTGAACTCAAGGCTTCTTTGGCTGATCCAGATGATACTTTTGGTAATTTTATCAAGGATACTGTTGAAAAGTTCAAAAATGAAGATGGGAAAGTTGATTTGTATGAAGTGCTTAATACGGGCATGGAATATGAAGATAATCCGAATAAAAACAGTCGTAGACATACTTTACCAGAGGATCAACAGGCATATGTCGGATTAAAATTTGCGGCTGATGAATATGAAATTAGTGTTGAGCAATTATTGCAATTATTGGATAAATTGGGATATATTGAACTGAAAAATGCAGAGATTGCTCAAGATTCAGCAAATACATATTTTGATTCTGTTGCTCAGATTCGAAAAGGATATGATACATTGCAATCTGCTACTGAAAATGCAGTAGATGTGCAATTAGCTATGAAAAATATTTTTGCTGATAACACGCATTTAACAGAAGATGCCTATAATTCCTTAGTGACTTTAGCTGGCGGTGAAACTGCTCTCGCAGATTGTATTGATACTACAAATGGGTATTTGGTTACAAATGCTGATGGTCTGCGAGGAATTGTTGAGGCTTCGGAAGAAGCGTTAATGACAGATTTGAAATTAGCACAATCTCATGAGAAACTTAATTATCATGAGTTGGTTAATCAATTGTATGATGTTACAGATGGTGTTGAGAATTATGATGAAACAACTCTAAGTACAATTAATACAATACTTGACCAGATTGATGCTACTAAACAGCAAATCGCTCAGTATAAATTATTAGAACAGCAATTGCTTGGTGTTACAAATGCCTTTACAGAACTTGATAATGCACAGGCTATTGATGATGCGGCAGATTATACAGACGATCTTGCTAATATGATTCAGACTCTTGTTGATTCTTATGAAAATAACGAGTTTGGTACAGAGACATTCTGGACAGCTTTTAAAGCATTAGTTCCAGAAGATATTTATGGTCAGTTTGAGGATGCGGGAGATCAGATAGAAGCTGGTTGGAAATATATTAACAAAGTTTTGTCGAGATATTATACATCTGATGATGGAAATATTTCTATTGATTTTGATAATATTAAGAATTTTGTTACTGATGGTCTTAAAACCGCATTTGGTGATTCAACTGTATTTGTTGGAGATTTAGAGAATTTTGAGTTAAATTCTCAAATTGAAACTATTGAGCAATTTGCTGAAGCAATGAATCTAACCACAACAGAAGCATTTGCTTTAGGAAATGCGATTTCAAAATATTCTGCCGATCATGAGGATTTTCTTAGCAGTTTAGAAGTTGAGACATTGGAAGGTAAAATCTATGATTGTGACCAAGCAATGACGGAACTATTAAAAAAGCAAGCAGAATTGGGTGAAAGCGGGAAAATTGGTACTGATGAATGGAATGAACTGCAAGCTGAAATTGATGAAACAAAATCAAAAATGGAAGAACTGCGTTCTACTGCCAGAGAAAATATTTCTGCTCATATTGAAATTGATGCTCAAATTACAGAAAAGCAAAAAGAAGTAGATTCTCTTAAATCAGATTTAGATAGTTTGGATGAAACGGATGCTGAATATGAAGCAACTATGACAAACTATGTAGATGCACAAGACCAATTAGCTACTTTACTTCAGCAAAAATATGATTTGGAACTTCCTACTGAACTTACAATTCAGGTTGCTTTGGAACAAGTACAGCAAGAAATTACAGATACTCAGGCCGAACTTGATAAAATTGCAGAGTTTGATGGGAAAACTTATACTGCTGTTGCTGGTGTCGATCAGACAGAAGTAGATGCCCTTGTTGATAAACTTGATTCGTTAGAATCTGAGCAATCTCAAATTATGCTTTATGCTGGCATTGATGATGAAGATGTATTAAGCAGCTTGGAAACCATTCAGAATTTTGTAATCGAAGATAAGAATTTTACGATGAAAATGGATGGATATGGAACTACCAGAAATCGTTTAATCGAAGTACAAAATTTGTTAAAGGGCATAAAGAGTAAAACAATTTATGTTACAACAGTTACCAGAACTCAATCTACACGAGCATTTGGAACTGCATTGGCACAGGGCAATGCTCATGAAAGTGGAAATTGGGGAACACCAACTGCGGAAAAAGATGCTTTAGTTGGCGAACTTGGTGAGGAACTTGTTGTCGATCCAAAAACAGGTACTTATCAAACTGTTGGTACAAATGGTGCTGAATTTGTAGATTTACCAAAGGGTGCTATTGTTTTTAATCATCGTCAAACAGAAGAACTCTTGAAAAATCGCAGGATTAATAGCCGTGGTATTGCGTATGTAAAAGGAAATGCACATTTTACATTCCTTGATCGTACATATAGTCTTGGAAAAGATAGTGTTCCAAATAGCACGAAAAATTCAAATGTCAATGTCAATGTAAATGTAAGCGGAGATATTGATCTTGAGGAACAACTTAAAGAAACTCTTGATGCAATGGATGAAGAGATTAGTAAAATTATCGCTTCATACGAGCATGATATATTCCTTCTTGAAAAGAATAATGGAAGTGCTGATGAAATTGTTGCAATTTATAAGAAAATGCAACAAGAAGTTCATGATCAAGCAGAGGAATATCGCAAATTAGGTCTTAGCGAAAATTCTGAATATATTATGGACTTGCAGAAACAGTGGTGGGATTATCAGGATGCTATCAAAGAGGTTATTGTGGCTGCATATGAAGATATTACATCTGAATATGAAAATGCTATTACATTAACTGAAAACTGGTTGAATCAGGCTATTGAATCTGCAAACTATTCCGATATTTCAAGATATACTAATGATATTATTGGTTATTATCTGGATATGCAAGACACCATTCATGATGAAGCTGAATACTATCGTTCTTTAGGTTATTCTGAAACCAGTGATGAAATTAGTCAGCTTTCAGATTTGTGGTGGGATTATCAGGATGCTATCGTAAATGCAACAAAAGATGCTTGGCAACAGGTAGTTGATAACGCAAATGATGCTCTGGATAATATTCAGGGTATGTATGATTCTTTGAAAGATGCCGCTCAGGAATATGCCGAGTACGGAAGTATAACGGTAGATACTTTGCAGGATATTCTTTCTTATGGCGTTGAAAATCTTGCTTATTTGCAGGATGAGAACGGTCAATTAGTTATCAATGAGGAAAATATTCAGAGAGTAATTGCTGCGAGAACTCAGCAAATGGCAATTGAAACCGCTTTGAATTATATCCAGCAGCTTAGAACGGCGTTGACAAATAATGATACTGTGGCACTTCTTAATCTGACAACAGTAACAAGTGCAGCGGCATCAAGCACATGGGATTTAGTCTATGCACAGTTGCAATTACTTGGTTTGAGTGATGATCAGTATAACAACGCATTACAGCGTATTAATGTAATGCGAAGTTTAGCAGATTCGGCAGTTACAAGTATTGGTCGAATTGATACCTCCGCAAAAGAGGCTTTAGAGGAAACTTCCTCTGCCCTTGAAGATTTACTCAAGTATGTTGAGGATATGGTCAAGCAAGAGGTTGAGAATCAAATCTCTGCATTAGAGGATCAAGTTGACAAATACCGAGAAATTGTTGATTTGCAGAAAAAGTCATTGGACTTAGAGCGTGAAAAAGATAAGTATACCAAGGATGTTACTGAAAAGACGAAATCCATTGCTGAACTGCAAGCACGAATTGCTATGCTGGATTTGGATGACAGCCGTGAGGCTCAGGCAGAAAAACGCAAACTTCAGGAGCAATTAGCTGAGGAACAGGCTGATTTAGCTGAAACTCAGGCAGATCATGCTTATGAAGCTACAAGTGATATGCTTGACGATATGGCTGATGCCTATGAGAAAGAAAAGCAGAAAGAAATTGAAATCCTTGAGGATTCTATTTCCTCTGCTGAGAAAATCTATCAGTTGGCAATCGACCGGATCAATAATCATTGGGATACTCTCTATGATGATTTGATTAATTGGAACTACCAGTACGGCAATACCGTACAGTCTGAATTGATTTCTGCTTGGAATGCGGCATCTGGCGCAGTTCAGCAGTATGGTAGTTATTTGAATGCTGTGGCGGCTACTCAGGCACAGATTGCAGCCTTTGATGCAAGTAGTGGATTTACTACTGTTGGTAGTATTGGTGACTATGATACCAGTGGCGGTCAGACAATGACACGAGTGAAAGAAATCGTTGCGGAAATGAAAGCTAATTCTAAACAGCATGGTAGTGAAGATGCGGCTGGTAAACTTCGACTTAATAAACGAAATCTGGAACTTGGTGAGGAATTACAAAAACTGATCGGACGCACTGTTGTTCGTGGAGATGATGGTGTGTGGTATTTGGATAAAGTAGGCGGCGCACAACTTTACTCTACTTATCCGTACAGCACATATCACACTGGCGGTATTGTTGGTGATGATGCAACGCCAAAGCAGGATGAAATGTTCGCTCTGCTTAAAAAGCGTGAGGCTGTATTTACCGAGCCACAGCAGGAAGTTGTCTATCGTGTATTGAAAGCTGATGAAACCATTGCTGGCAAACTTGGCATTAGTGGTGGTCTGTATCACAGCATGAACGGTAGCGGATATGCAGAAATGCAGTCACATAATGCTGTTATGCGTGATATGCAACAGGCACAAGCTGCGTCTGGCGGCAACCATATGTCGCAGAGTATCGGTGATGTAACAGTGCCAGTTCATGTGATGGTTACTGAAAAGCTGGATAAGAGCGATATTCAGCGGTTGAGCCGAGAGATCGGTAATATCGCTGGTGAAGAAATTGCTGGCTCTTTTATTAGGGCTGGCAAGGGGACTTTAAGAGGAAGCAGATTAAGACCATAAGGGAGGGGCTATATGCCCTTCCCTTTCATCATAATGAAAGGAGGTTGATTGTTTGGTTATTGATTTTAGCAAAATTGATATGAGAAATCGTCCAAAGTTTATTTTGAGAAACTTAGACGGAACTCCTATTGGTTATTTAGGTCATATTTTAGAACCGAATGCAAGATTTTGCTACACTGAGGTTTCTGAATTGAATTTTAAATATCCATCTGCTGACAATGGAGAAAAACTGGACGAGTACGATCTTCTGACAAGTATGAGGGTCATTGATGTTGAAGGATATGGTCAATTCCTTTTACAAAGTCCTGTTGAAAACAATGATACAGTTGTCAAAATAAAATCCTGTAAAGCATATTCTTTGGAATATGAATTGGCGGGAAAGAAAATTACACTGGAAGAAGGTACTTATAATTTCTGGAATCCTCTTGCTCCTGATGGAACAATTATGGGAATTATTCTTTCTGAACTTCCATCTTGGTCAATTGGAACAGTTTCAAGTGATTTAATTGGTAAGTATCGTACTTATAGTGCTGATAACCAATCTGTATATGATTTTATGAAATCGAAATTACAGGAGTCTTATGACTGCATTTTTGATTTTGATACATATAATCGAACCATCAATGTAAAAAGTCTTTCTGATTCTTTTTCAACGAAAGCAGTGTATTTATCTGCGAGAAATCTTTTGGATGAAATTGAGGTCGAAGAAAATGCAAATGAACTTGTGACCGCATTAGATGTTCATGGTGCTGATGATTTAGATATTCGAACTGTTAATCCTATGGGTACGAATAAAATCTACAATCTTGACGCATATATGAATGAGTCTTATTTTTCAAAAGAGATGATCATACAGTGGCAAAATTGGAAGCAGACTTTTGATTCCTATCAGCAAACTTATTTTGATATATCTGTTGAACAGAGTATGTTAATAAGCCGCCTTGTAACGGAGAATGCGGTACTTGCCGATTTGGAAGGAGAACTTTCTGGATTGGAGAGCAAGAAAGCAACATTGGTACAAGGTGTTGCTATGGACAGTTCTTTGCAAGATGATTTGGATGCTGTAAAATCTGAGATTTCTGCAAAAGAAAAAGAAATCAATAATCAGAAAAACGCTGTCATTTCTCCTATTGAGAATAAGATTACTGCTCTTACAAATCAACTTAAAAATATCAATCAATTGACTGCGTTTTCTGCTTTTTTTAATGAAGAACAGATTGAGATACTTGATAGATATTTTAAGTGTGGTAGTTTAACTGATTCGACATTTGCGATTACGAATACTGATAGTTATTCTACTGATGGTACTATGGTACGAGATTTGGCTTCAATTTTCAATCTTGTAAGTTTAAATGAAATTATAGAAACAGAATATACATCTGATAAAACTTTTTATTCTGTTCGTGGTGGCATGATTGAAACCAGTCATTCCAGTTTGTCGTTAGATGCAGAAATTGTTCGAGGCACATTGGAAGTCAATAGTGATAATACTTTTATTCTTTCTTTGTATTTGAACGATGGTAAATTAAACAACAGCATAACTTTCTCTGGTGCAACATTGTCTATGACAGGCACTTTAAGCGCAAATGTTATGAAGTCCGATAGTACATTGCAGTTTAAAACTTCTATTGCAAATGCGTATTTTACCAGAAATGTAACGGAGTATCAGAAACAATCTATTGCTCTGGAATTATATGATTATGCAGATCAATATCTGAAAAAGGCTTCTCAGCCAACATATTATTTTTCTGTTGATAGCGGAAATTTCTTTGCGCTTGACGATTTTGTTGAATTTGCAAAGCAATTTTCTCTTGGCGAAAGACTGTATATTCACTTAAATGAGAATGTTTATGAACCAT